ACATATTTTTACGCTGAATTCCCCAAAATAGTCATGAAAAGAAATGGCATCGCTCGCCCAAATTGGACATTTATTTTTGTCCATTTTTCAAAAGTGCCCAGAAAAGTTTGCAAGGACCCATATACGAAAAACCAATTGTGACGAAAATGCTTTGATTTCAAAAAAAATAACAAATAATTGACTGCATAAATTTTTAAATATTATTACGCTGAAAATGATTTAGGGATAATATCTGTTAATACTTTAATTAACCAAATGTTAACCGAAAAGTTGCCAATAGTTGCCAATAAATATGTTTGTAATTTATGTGACTATTATACGGACAAAACCAGTAGTTATCGTAAACATTTAACCACTGCAAAACATTACAGGAAACAAGAATTAACAGAAAAGTTGCCAATAGTTGCCAATGAAATAGCCACATGTGTTAATTGTAAAAAAACATATAAATCTCGGGTTGGGTTATGGAAACATAATAAGAAGTGCAATAGTGCAATGCAATTAACAGAACCATTTAATAATCTAGACCAGTTACCAGACGACAAGCAAATACAGATAAAATTGTTGACAGATACAGTAATTGATTTAGTAAAACAAAACAATGAGTTCAAAGAATTAATGATTGAACAAAACAAGCAAATGATTGAGTTAGCCAAGAATTCAGGACATAATACAATCAATAACACAACCAACAACAATAAGTTCAACTTGAATGTATTCTTGAATGAGACGTGCAAAGATGCCATAACGATGGATGATTTCATTAAATCGTTTGAAGTGACACGTGAGGATTTCATTCGCACAGGTAACGTCGGTTTCATAGAAGGAATATCAACGGTTATGCTGAGCCGTTTCCGCAATATGGAAACCCATACGCGTCCACTGCATTGTACAGATTTGAAACGAGAAACGGTCTATATTAAGAATGCAGACAAATGGGAGAAGGAAGATGCAAACAAGACGCAATTACGTAGGGCAGTGAAAGTAGTTGCTCATAGAAATATGAATGAATTATGGAGATGGTATAACGACAACAAACCGGAAGTAGAGCAAATCGGAACAGACGAATGCGAGAACTATTTCAAATATTATAAAGCGGCATTAGGCGGATGTGGTAAAGAAGAAGACCTCAAATTTGAAGAGAAAATCATCAAGAACGTCCTGAAAGAGGTGCAAGTAGATAAGAATATGTTGACCATTTCAGACTAACCACAAGATAGGATACGAAGCAATACATAACTTGAAAGACCAAGTTATGTAGATAAACAGTTACCGAACTGCTATATATAAGGTTTGCAAATATAAACAGTGAACAATACTAATTTGATTTGTTTGATGTAATATCGTTATTTATATCGGTTTTGGATTTTACTTTTTCTAACGCGTATTGACCACAAGGACCACAATGGTCTTCGTTTGATAAATCTATTTTACTACTAGTTTTGATACTACAATCTTCTATTCTCCATCTACCAAGATGATTAGGTAAATTGGTTGGTTTGATTTTGTTCATGATATATGTTAAGAGTTTCATAATATATATAACGTGTTCTTGCTTTTAAGTATTTTACGTATACAATACGCGTTGCTGTAACCGTTCAACAAGTAATCTGATATGTATCACATTCTGACTTGTGGTTTTTGTATCCATACCACGCAGTATATCCTTGTTGCTTCCACACAGTATATGCACAATTTGCATTATGTTGGCAATCGTATAAACTAGAACACGCAATATTACATTCATTATATTTTGATGTAACATCCCCCGAACACCAATAATGGCTATTTATCTGCATAAGCCCGTAATCGGTAGAGCCATCTGTATTTTTGTTTGTAGCGGCACAATTAAATGAACTTTCATATTTACTTATACATACCATTGTTGGTAGAGCGTATCCAGGAAACCCCGCTTTTTGTAAATAACTATATACCTGACATTGGCTCAAAGAACTCGTGCGTAACATATTAGTAGGATAATTGATGTCAACATTATACTTGCAATTCGTTTGAGAAACACTTTCATATGTAAACTTATTATTATCTAAAAATTCAATAACTTCTGTATTATACAATTCAAAAAAAGAAGTAATATCGCGGACTAATACCCATAATGATATATCTGATGGAGTTGTAATAATACTATATTGATACTGATTGTTTTTAACTTCGCCCAATTTAATAACCCAGTAAGGCGAATCAACGGGAACACCATCAAGATGAACTGTTAATTTACCAGGTTCAGATACGTTTTTATAATATCCATAACCAGTAATTTGGTCTATTTCATTATGTTTATCTATTTGTGTATTTACAACATTTACATTTCCATTATCCAAAAGCCCATAATCAGCAGTAATGCAAGTGCCATAACCTTGAAAGATAACATTCGTGGGTGCTTGATATACGAGCAACCAATGTCCTAAATATTTTTTAACATCAAGTTCTGACACCGGTGTTATAACATCTTTGCTATTTACAAAAACAAAAACAAAATACAAAAGCAATAAATAATGAAACATCTTGTGTATTATACATAATTCGTATATATTTAATATATTTGCACATTTGAACATTTAACTTCATGCAAAATATAATAAAAAGATATAATGATTGTATTATAGAGACGGTAAAATGAATACTAGAAAATATGTTATATCTCCTCCGTATAATCGGGATAATCGTTTAGTTATTCGCCCATTATTTACGACAACACACACAATGACCTACACTTATCATAAGCGTGGTAGATATGGACACATAAAAGCCAGATATAAGCAGCAACCGCCGTTTGTAAAACCGCACAATACAAAATGTGTATCACCGAATAAGTAGTTTGTAGTATACATTTTCACATTTTACACCTTTTCTCAATTAAAACGCCGATTTTAGACAATTGAAGAGTTAAAACGAGACAAAAATATATACGTATACAAGATATCTAATATAAATCCACCTATAGAAAAATAAAATAATACATATTCTATTATAGATTTATTTTGAATATTATAAAAATAAATCACCAATAAAGCGAAGAAAGGTATTGCTAAAATATCCCCAAAATGACTAGAATTTTTTATAACGTTATTATATTTCATAACTATAAAATAATATAACAATAAAAACTTTGGTTGAATTTTAATTCTTCAAATGTGTAAACGATATAGAAATATCCGGATGTAGATAGTAAATATGATGCAGACCTCTAATTTGGATAAACTAGAAACATTAAAAACGAAGATAGAAAGTATGAATAAGTTTCATCAAGTAGAAATATTAAAGATACTGTCAAAACGGTTATGCAAATTAAATGAGAATAAAAGCGGAGTATATGTAAATTTGTCGTTTCTACCGGATGATTTATTAGAAGAATTGAATAAGTACGTGGAATACGTGGATGACCAAACGGAAACGTTCGCAACGGTGGAGTATCAGAAGAATGAGTTCAGGTCGTCATTGTTTGTAGAAAAAGAAGATAAAGACAAATCATCAATACATCATAGTACACTTACGAGATAACCAAAATGACATCAACTTGCAATCCCATATTTTTTTATGACAACCCGACACCCGGATTGTCACAAATACTAGAAAAACTGAAACCGTTTATGTATAGTTCAAAAGAAGTCAAGCCGAACGTAGCATCAGTAGAAATCCCGAATAATACAAATAAAACTATCCAAGAAAGCCCCGAAAAAACAGTGAGTGACACAATCACGCCCAATCACCCGGATTCGTTATTTTGGTGTATATATATCTTGGCGCATGGTTATAAAGATTATATTCAAATCTCACGAAATTATGGCGTGCGCAAATTAGAAGTAAACAAAGAAGTAATGCAATATATGCAAAAAAATATGACAAAGTTCCACGAAACCAACGTGAAAATGACAAAAATAGTGGCTCAGATGACAATGTCCGAGTTATTATCCATCCAACCGATTACCAACTTGAATTGTATGATAGCGATGTGTATTTATTACAAAATCAATATATATATGATGAACGTAAATAAAAACGGAATGTTAAAATTCGTAACGACGGAAGAAGGCGATAACCCAACGTATATAATTTACAAGGGAGAAAATGGTATATATAGCGTAGACATTGAGCCGCTTTCCGACGAACGAAAGACGGCAATAGAGAATGAAATAATATGTTTAGACAGTTCAAGTAGACCATTAAAAGCGATTTCGCATTACAAATTGGAAGATTTGATTGTTATCGCACAGCGTCTGAAAATATATGATAACAACGTAAAATATAAGAAACCGGATTTGTACAAGGAGATTTCAGAAACATTGATGTGGCAATGATAACCATCATCCACAAAATTGAATTCATATAAAATAATATATGATTTTACTATATAAGATTATATATTATGAACACACCGCAAGAATCTAATATGACAGGGGAACCTATGCAAAATATTAGAGGAGGAATGCGTAGTGCAAAGGAAATAGCCAATAAGAAAGACGAGTTTGAGAATATAGTTCGTTACTATTTAGAAAATAACCCGTCCGTATCGCTAGACCGTAAATCACACGAATTAGAAATACGCTTTGGTACAAATCCGAAATTATCGCGTCCAATTACTAAAATAGATTACGATAATGTAGTGAAGCAATTAAAAGCGTGTGGGTTTGTTCCAGATATAATTACGGGAAATCAAATATTGCGCATACAGAATGAAAACGTGGATAACCGTACAGGACAAACGAAAATGTCAAACATTCGTGCAGAAATAGTCGGAGCGGACCTGATACAGGAATATTGTCGCACGAACAGTTTGCAGAAGGTAGTGGATATGCCTTCAACCCTATTAAACAAGTTAAAATTTACGCAGAAGATGACCGCGAAGCGTCCGAACGGTGAATTTATCAACAAGGTGGATATGGATGACTATAATTTCCGCGTGTCGTATCAGACGGAGCAAGACTATAATGTTCAGTCAAATATCGCCAGAAATATTATATCCGGTTGGGCAGATTCTAAAAAGCGGTTTCGTAGTTTGAACCGCGTTCGGTTCTATCATCAGGATTATCCCATCTTTGTGGATCTAAGCATAGTAAAATCCGCAAAGACGGTGAACGGCATTCACGTACCGAGTTATACAATTCAGGAAGCGAACGTCTTTAATAATCAAGAGACGTACGAGATAGAATTGGAAATAGATAACTCAGAAGTCGGACCGGGAACCGCGTATAACGAAGTAAAAAGTCTAATGGTAGCCGTGAGAAAATGTATTCGTATTGTGCTAAGTGGATTGCAGGGTACAAAATACCCAATTTCCTATTTGGAACGTGAAAACATACTGCAATCGTATATGCTGTTACTTTATGGCGAAAACTACGTCAACCGTCGCGTAACGTACAAGGATTTCATCGGTCCAGGGTCAATGACGTTACAGGTGGAGAATATAGTAGAACCAACGGATGGGTCAATGATAACGAATATACGCAAACAGTATACGGTGACCGAAAAAGCCGATGGTGAACGAATGTTGCTGTACATATCAAACGAAGGCAAAATCTATATGATAGACACAAATATGAATGTGATGTTTACTGGAACAAAAACAACCGAAAAAACGGTATTTAATAGTCTATTAGACGGAGAACATATTAAATCAGATAAAAATGGAAATGCGATTAACGTATATGCGGCATTTGATATTTATTATATAAACAAAAAATCGGTGCGTGAATATCCATTTGTAAAGGTGGATGAAGTAGAAGAAGAGAACCCGGAATTAGAAGAAGGAGAAGTCACACCATCCAATTACAGACTACCGCTAATGAATGAAACAATAGAATTATTGAAACCGAAGTCAGTCATAGAAATATCGGACGATAAAACGGCGTCAGCGGCAGGAATAGTGATAAAATCTAAAACATTCTATTCCGATATGACCTATGGTACAATATTTGCAGCGTGTTCAAAGAAACTCTCCGATATTCAGGATGGAATGTTTGAATACAATACAGACGGATTAATATTTACGCCGGCGAAGTATCCAGTGGGAGGTGACTTGCAGAACGGAGTAGGTCCTTTGAAAAAAGTAACGTGGGACCATTCGTTTAAATGGAAACCGCCGCAATTTAATACGATAGATTTCTTGGTATCTGTCAAAAAGGATAAGACGGGTCGCGACGAAATTCACAATATATTCCAGGACGGCGTAAATCTGGGTGGCGCACTGGAAGTGATACAATATAAGACATTGATATTGCGTTGTGGGTTTGATGAACGCAAACACGGTTATTTGAACCCGTGTCAAGATATATTGAATGACAAATTGCCAAGTCCCGAAGATATTGATAATGTGGATACATATAAGCCGGTTCCATTCCAGCCTACAAATCCGTATGACCCCACTGCACACTTATGTAATATAATGTTAAGCGGTACGTTGAATAGTCAATATATGAAAACCGAAGAAGGTGAGACATTTGACGACGATATGATAGTAGAATTTAAATACATAAAGGAGAACAAAGAAGGATGGAAGTGGGTGCCTCTGCGTGTTCGTTATGATAAAATCGCCAAACTTCGCGCAGGAAAGCCCGAATATGGAAATGCATATCACGTTGCAAATAATAACTGGCGGTCCATACATTACCCGATAACTGATGCGGTATTGTCAACGGGTGAACATATTCCGACATTTGAAAGAAACGACGAAGTGTATTATAACCGGTCAGATGCTGAAACAAGCACACAGGGATTGCGCGACTTCCACAATTTATTTGTAAAGAAGAATTTAATCGTAGGAGTTGCAAATCGTGGAGATACGCTCATAGACTACGCGGTAGGTAAAGCGGGCGATATGGCGAAATGGCGAATGTCAAATTTAAAGTTTGTATTTGGCATAGACGTATCTAAGGATAATATTCATAATCAAATGGATGGAGCGTGTGCCCGATATTTGAACGCTTGCAAAAAATATAAAAATATGCCCAAAGTCTTGTTTGTGAATGGCGATAGCGGATTAAATATAAGAAGTGCGCAGGCGTTAGCGACTGAGAAGGATAAAGAAATCACGAAGGCAGTGTTCGGCAATGGACCCAAGGATATAACATTGTTGGGTAAAGGAGTATATAACCAGTATGGTGTTGCCGAACCAGGATTTAATATTAGTTCGTGTCAGTTTGCGATGCACTATTTCTTTGAGAATAAAACCACTTTCCATCAATTTATACGAAACTTAGCGGAATGCACGAAGATAAACGGATATTTCGTAGGAACGTGCTATGATGGTAGAACCGTATTCAACACGTTGCAAGATAAAAATAACGGAGAAAGTATGACAATTATGAAGAATGACCGAAAAATATACGAAATCACCAAGATGTATGACCAAACCGGTTTTCCCGACGAAGAGATGAGTTTGGGGTATCCAATCAACGTATATCAAGAAAGTATAAATCAAACCTTCCGCGAATACTTAGTGAACTTTGACTATTTTACAAGAATAATGGATGATTATGGGTTCATATTAGTGACAAAGGAGGAAGCAACGAAGATGAATTTACCAGATGGTTCCGGATTATTCTCCGAATTATTTGCACAGATGCAACAAGAAGTAAAACATAATACCAAGCGAAACCAAGACTATGGTGCTGCCTTGTATATGTCGTCGGAGGAAAAACGAATATCATATATGAATAGATATTTCGTGTTTAAAAAGGTTCGTAGTGTAGATGCAAAGAAAATGGCGGATGTGATATTGAAACAAAATATAGCGACAGAACAAACCGTGAACGAAATACTGGGCGAAACGGAACCAAAACCAGCAGAAGTTGCAGAAAAAAAGGCAATTCGCAAAGTCGCAAAAAAGAAGGTTATATTAAAGTCAACTGAATAAATAGTTAGACCGGCTGAGACACTTATTTGAAAAATAGAATACAACTAGATAATTCTTTTTTGATTGGACTAAGAAATATAATTACGGGTCCAAAGGCGTAAATACGCAATTACAAAAACGATATAGAAATTATTACCGGATAATAATTACCGACAGAAGTATTTATTATCATATGACATTCTATCAATTACCACGTAGTAATATATCCGCAATAAAGAACATAGATTATATTTCCAGTGAAAAGATACCCGAGCCTTGTATATCACAATCACTATCAACATATTTATATGATATTAAACAGCGATTAAGCCCAATAGAAACTGAATGGGACATCTTTAAAAAATATACAAATCCGTATGAGTATATACATACGGTGGTTCCATTAAAAAAGAAGTGTATATCAAAGTATACACCTCTATCACGGTCGTATTTTAAAATGATAGAGATAATAAATATGTTTAATTTGCAATACGATTCCAAACCTATACGAACCTTTCATTTGGCAGAGGGACCAGGTGGTTTTATTGAAGCGATTGTAAAAATACGTAATTGCAAGCATGACCAATATACAGGTATGACAATTATGGATAGCAATAATGACCCGAATATACCGAGTTGGAAAAAGACGGAAACGTTTTTAAAACAAAATCCGAACGTACATATTGAAACGGGTGCAGACCAAACTGGGAATATATTATCATTGCAAAATTTGGAACATTGCAAAAACAAATATGGGTCGTCAATGGATTTAATTACAGGGGACGGAGGATTTGATTTTTCAGTAGATTTTAACAAGCAAGAAATAAACATAGCCAATTTATTGTTTGCTCAAATGTGTTATGCATTGGTTATGCAGAAGTTCGGAGGAACGTTCATATTAAAAATATTTGACTGTTTTATGCCCCATAGTGCGGATATACTGTATATTCTGTCTTCATTCTATGAAAAGGTGTATATAGTGAAACCATACACTAGTCGTTATGCAAATTCCGAGAAATATTTGGTATGTAAAGGATTTATATTAAATTCGTGTCAATCAATTTTTTCAACACTGCACAAAGCATTTGAAAAAATGGTAAATGTCCAAGAAAATCATTATGTAAGTAGATTTTTAAATTGTCATATTCCCATCTATTTTTTGACCAAAGTGAACGATTATAATTCGGTATTTGGACAACAACAATTAGAAAATATATATTATACGATTACGTTGATTGAGAAGAAAACAAAGTATGATAAAATAGACACACTTATTCGTAACAATATACAGAAGTGTCAAATATGGTGTACAAAAAACAATGTTTCATTCAATCAAATGTAAAATAGTGGATTTTTATCTACAAAATCTAATTTCTCCTGTTGCTGTAACAACCGGAGTACTTTTATTCGGATAACCAAGTTTATCTTTTATAGTGTATCCATTTGCAGGTACACCATACGCGAGAGCATTTGCAACGTGTAATCCGAAAGCCGTTCTATATGACGATGCGGTATTAGTAATAGTGTCGTATTTTTTACGTGCAATTTTTGAACCAGCGGTTACAGCACCTTGTTGCGCAAACTGAGGATTATTTGGTTTATAATAAACACGGTTACCTGCTGGCTGCAATAAAGTAGTAGTAGAGGATACAAAAGTAGTCACGGTTGTGTTCGTATTTGTAGCGGGATAAGTGGCTGCTGCGAACCCAATGATGTTTGCAAAAGCATTGTTACTTATCGTAATTTGCGGCGTGGCGGGGTTAGTAGGTGTATTCCAGTCAGTTGTTTCAACAACACCCATTGCAGTAACTTCTAACGCTTTTCCGTAATTATTAGCAGCAACAATCGCAGCACTAATCGGCGAAACCGTGAGTTCAACCTGATCTGTACTTTCATTAAATGCAAAATTTATTAAAAATACTTTCGCTTTAGAATTTAATTCAGTATAGTAATGGAGATTTTCAATCATAGTATTATGTAAAATAGCGTTAATACCATCCATTGTATAATATCCGACGGGAATGGTTACAGTTGCAGTAGCAGGAGGAGTGGTATTATTACCGGATACAATAGTAGGTTGATTTACCCAAGTATAGGTAAATGTAGTAGCCGCAGTAACATACACTTGAACGCAATCGGTGAGCGTATTCGTTGAATAAATGTTATTGGTGGTTAAACTATCACCTGGTTTGGCTGAAGTGTTACCACTACGCGTATAATAATATTGATTTTGTTCAAAGCCACGATTACGGCTATTAATATATTGTTGTGAGTTGGTGTAGTAGGTTCGCTTGTTCGTAGATAAATCAAACTGTCTTTTGACCATACCACCGCTTCGTAACCGACGTAACGAATTCGTCTGAATATTGCCGACAGAAGCACATTGACTATCACACGCACTACCAGGTCGTTCACTAGAATTGCTCGTTAAATTGAAATCTACAATATTAACTAAACCACCCGTATTGCCATTATTTACCGATGAGTTAGTAATGCTACCGCCTGGCGCATTTAACAAATCTAATCGCATAGAGGTGCGTTGGTGGCAACTAGTATCAGAAGGTACGGCAATCTCACGACGATATATTTTTAACGGAAGACCGCCGCGATTTAATATATTCATTCCCAAGGATATAGCGGAGTTAACAGCACCATTTTTTCGTATAGAACTGGTGATTTGGTTAAATGTTTGTCCTTTCCAAGAAATTAATCCATTTAGCCCAATATTAGAGTTAGACATTATAATATACTTAATATATATATTATAATATGAAATTTCTTGCGAAATATAACAATATTGTATTGACGTGTCTAGTCGTATTTTTCGTTTATATTCTAATCAACCACTTTTTTAGAATTAACGAAGGTATGGAAAGTACTAAAAATGAAGTATATGAGAAAACAATAGATATATTAAATAAAGAAATGAGTAAATTGAAGACAGAACTGGCTACTTATGAGAAAGTAGTAAATCTTAATCAAACAAAGGTAAATGCGTTAAATGCACAAATCCAAACAAAACAAACCGAAATAGATAAAATTCAAAATAAAATAGAAGTGGATAAAATGTCAAAGGAGACCGAATAAATTGTTATGCGTAAACAAGATAAACGATTATTCATTTACACTAGTAGTACAAATGAATATTATATTAGATACCTCAACGTTTTCATTATCAGACATATTCTTAACGGACAAGAAGCAAAATATCTTAATTCATGGATATTTTACCAAGATGATATATTCAAATCAGTATATTTCGTTAAGTTGTATATATTACAATCTTCAATTGAGTTCATATCATATAGTGACATCCGCAAATGATACATACGTACATTATGACCCATTTGATTTGCAAAATAATCAGGTAATACAAGAATTGTCTGAAATTGAATATAGAATTCTAGAACATTACAAGAATTACTATTGTTTGACAGCAAATATATCAAATAGTATAAAAAAGCGATTACAGTGTGGTAAAATCAAACTATTTTGTTCAGACGATACAAAAATAACGCCAACTACGAAAATTATTATAAAAATTTCGGGTATATGGGAGACTACACATGAAATTGGTCTCGCGATAAAGTTTTTTCCAGCAAATAAAAGATAAAGTAGTTAACACACATTTGCATCTAAAATATCCCCATAGGCTTACGACGTCGTCCAAACGGTTGATTTCCGGATGCAACCGAAAAAGGCTGTGTTATGATTTCATTAGCAGGTGTTTTAGTATCAAATGATTTTACATTGATAAAACAAGTATCTTCATCAATGTCATACGTCAAGTTAGTTATATCAGCAAACCCGTCAGTATCTTGATTTAGATATTTATTAAACTCGGTACGGCTTACATCGCGATTTGGACCATCCTTTAATTGTAGAATATTTCCATCATCAGGCCGATGAAACTGAGTATAATCTATTGTTAATCCAGATTTGTCTACGCGAGTTTTTAACATATTATCCTCATATCCCCAAGCCCAAAAATTAGGAAAGCCGGTTGTTTTTTCAAAGTCACCCGCCTTTATTGATACTATTCCACCTAGTGCAAACTTAAAACCATATAAATGTTTTACTACGCCATGAACCGTATCATATTTCAAATAATTTTTCGTATAGGGCATGGTGTCTACGTCATTAAATATCAACGTAATATTTTTATAGTCATTTGGATATTTATTCTTAATCGCTAGAAATCCAATATTCTTCATAGCACCGCGATTAAAACTGCGCGTGTCTAGTTGATGTGAATAATATATTTTATAGTCAGTTGTTGGAATACTAGATAACACTTTCTTCATCTGTTCTTTGAAAAAATGTAATTGTTGTGGACGGTCGCGGTAAGGGACTATAAAAATCATTTTCGGTATATTGGTATTATTTATTACACTAATTGGTTCTTGCTTAGGTGTAACAACGGGTTCGTGGGCAACGACTGGTTCAGGCTCAGGTGTAACAACTGGTTCGTGGGCAACAACTGGTTCAGGCTCAGGTGTAACAACTGGTTCAGGCTCAGGTGTAACAACTGGTTCAGGCTCAGGTGTAACAACTGGTTCAGGCTCAGGTGTAACAACTGTTTCTGGTGCTGGTGTAACAACGGGTTTTTGTTCGTGGACAACAACTGGTTCTGGTTCTGGTGCAATAACGGGTTCTGATGCAATAATAGGTGTAGGTACTGGATTAACAACCGGATTTTTAACCTGTTTTTTTTGTAACATTGCTGCAATACGTGCTTCCATTCAATATAACATATACAAATAAAAAAATAGGTGCAAATACATATATGATAAGTTATTTGTATTTATCTAAAATGGACGAAGGCAACAATGTATCGCGAATATTGTCTAATTTCTTATAACACTTATTAATAGTAACTTCACTAACTCCGGATACAGTTTTAATATCTGTTCTAGTAATATTTAAATTGCAATTTTGAGAAATGAAATAGATAATTCCAGCAGAAATGGCGTGAGGAATATTGTCTGTAATAATATTGTTTTGTTCAACTTTAAATGCAATAAACTTGGACAACATAGTTAGTTCTTGGTTAATTCCCAACTTGCTGCAATACCGTTCAATAAATGAACTGGGTAGTGTAATGCATAATTCAGTTTGCATAGATTGTTCAACGTTACGTTCAATATTATGCAGAATATTCACCGCAATAGAACACCCACTAGTTGCACTGGTTTTGTCTAATTTGAATATTTCCGCAATTTCGTGTGCAGTTCGTGGACATCCATTCAACCTGCACGAAATATAAATAGAAGCGGCTTTTATACCATCACGGTTAATGCCTCTGAACATTTTTTGTTCGGAAATATCCTTATGAATACTAATAGCATCATCAATAAATATTTTAGGTATACCAGCATTTTGAGCCATAATAGTAATAAACTGGAATTCTTCATAGAGTGATTTTTCCTTATGCGGCATAGATTGCCATTCCGTCCATTTGCGAATTTTTTTCATTTCATACGATGATTTGCTATTACACATCACCGTACAACCGAACGAAGATTGAACTAGCAACGGATTAATCGGATTTCCACAACGAGAAGGGTCCTTTGAATTTTTATCTTCGCTCCCATAGAAACGCCATTCCGGTGAAAAGTCCAATACATTTGTGTACATCACACCGCAAGATGAATTAACACAAGTAGGAAAACCATCTTCCATAATCATTAAAGACGATTTACAAAGATTACATTTGTCAGTGTCCTTGGTGTAGACACATTCAATATTGCTTGGTTCTGGGTTGTCCGCTAAAATAGTCTTGGAATCAATATCAAATACATCCCATAACTTAGATTTATCTAAGTCGGACAATTCATTTTTCTTTTTTTGTGTTTTGCGATAAGACGTTTGGGGTTTTTGAGTAGCAATTGAAATCATTACTAAACAATTTTTACACTGGTGATTGATAATAATAATTTATATCAATCGCATTCAATTTTCTTTTATACATATATTTCATATATACGTATAAATGTCAACATACATTAAACATAAATTGAGTGATGCAATAACATCGGCAGTTACAAGCAATGGTGAAACGCTCGCACAACAATTAACAGACACTGCTTGTAAACAAATTGCAGATAAGATACCAGATATGATAAACAGAATAACAGACGGAGTTCTTGCTAAATTAAATGAAAAGATAGACAGCAATGAATTTAGTGAAAAATTTGTAAATGTTCTTCAACAAAAACTGTTGGATGAAAAAACCACATCCGAACCATTTTTAAGTAAGTTTTCAATCATGTTTGATAAAATAATAGAAAAGGCAATGGCGGATTATGAAAAATCTAAGGTGGTACCCAATGAAGTCTCTGCTGAGGTGGCGACACCAGCGGAGGTGCAACCAGTACCAACTGCGGAGACATCTGAAACGGCACCAACAACGACCGAACAGCAAGTGGTAACCGGTGGACGTAATAGAAAGACTAGAAAAAATATGCGCAAATCAAGCCACGGAAAAAATAAACGTAAAACAAGAATGTTACTTAAATGAAACCTTCTTTTCTAATTTTTCAAACATTTCCGGATTATATACCAATTTACCGGTTGGTTTATAATCTTTCGTATCCGTATATTGTTTTGGTTGAGGGGTAGGATTACCATCTTGTTTAGTACCGTTTAACATAATAGAGTTGTAATCACTCTCATCTTCGTCTTCGTCTTCATCGTCATTGTTCTTTATAACATTCCCTTTCTCGTCAAGAACGACACCCGTTTTCTTTTTTACTTCATTACGAACATAGGATGGAATTAGGTTCCCCCAAGAGATAAAAAGAGTATTTGGATGCATATACTTGACGAAAAACCCATTTGCTTCTAATTTTGCGACTAAATAACCAGTGCAATCCGCGTTATCATATACCGGTTCGCCAAAAATATATTCCGGAACGTTGAACCAAATATGTGTATCGGTCCCACGTCCACGTGTTGTTGCGGTGATACGTTTGTGTACCCGATTTAATAATTTATTGTATATACTTAATTGTTTTAAATCTCTGCGTTGTTTTTTTGCGAATAAGTCGTCGATGTTGATTTTTTGAACATTATCGTCTTCGTCGGTATGTATAAAAACAGACATAATACAAATATATATTTCATCAGAAAAAACATAGACGTTTTTTACGTAATTATGCAAATGGAAACAGCAGATACCGAATTAAGTAGTCAACCCATTCCAGAACCGCCAACAATTAAGCATATTGTATGTTCTGGGGGTGGGGTGGCGGGGTTTGCATTTTATGGTGCAATCAAAGAAAGCCATAATATGGGCTTGTGGAAGATGGAAAATATAGAAACAATCTATGCAACCTCCGTCGGAACGATTGTGGCAGTTATGCTTGCATTAAAGTATGATTGGGAAACGTTGGACGATTACTTGATTAAACGACCGTGGCAAAACGTATTTACATTTAATTTATATTCTATATTGGATACGATTAACAAGCGGGGAATGTTTGGATTGGAAATTATATTAGACATTTTTTTACCGCTGTTTAATGGGAAGGACATACGTATGGATGTAACAATGTTAGAATTTTATAAGTTAACGAATATAGAACTTCATATGTTTACCGTTGGTGTAAATGCGTTTAAGTTAACCGATATTTCGTATAAGACGCATCCAGACTGGCCCGTATTAGAAGCAATTTATAGTTCTTGTGCAGTGCCTGTATTGTTTAGTCCAGTATTTAAACAGAATGAATGTTATTGCGATGGAGGGTTACTTACAAACTACCCGATAGAGCAAGCAATACAGAATGGGTGTAATCCGAACGAGATACTAGGAGTATGTTATAAAGATAAGATTAACGATTCAATTATTACGTCCGAATCCACATTACTAGAATATGCGCAGGCAATAATAAAAAAACTAATGGGTATTGTAGACGTTCCACCCGTTAAACAAATCGCATACGAATATTACATACAATGTCCGTCCATATCAATATCCGATATAATGAATACAACTAGCAACAGTGAATTGCGGGTTAATCTTATCCAACTGGGTATAGATGCAGTACGCAAGTAAAATAGCAATGAATAATATTGCTATTTTACACATTATCGGTGGAACATACTTAATCAATGAGCATCGTATTGACAAACTGTTCTAACGTGTGGGAAGTAATTTTGGTTTCAAAATCAATCGTGTTGGTGTCTTTCAATAATTTAACCGTTGGGTAAGATTCTATGTTGTATGTGTTGATTAAACTAGTGACATCGCTAGATTCGTTCGTGCAATCAATATCACGGCACTTAATAATATATCCGTTTATTTCTTTATCGTCGTATTGCTTCTTGAAATTATTCCATTCGGGCAAAGCCTTCTTGCAGTGAGGGCACCAGTCTACGTGGAAAAACATAACGCCTGCTTCCTTGTTACGGCGGTTTGCATTTGCTACATCAGCAAACTTATTTTCAACCGTTTTCGTATAATACGTATTATATGCGTACCTTGCAACATATCCGAAAATCACTATAATAATAATAGCAATAATGTAGTAGTAATAGGGGCGAACTAAGTTGCTAACAACTTCAACGATACCTGGCATTATATACATATACGATACATTATTTTACATATCGTAACGAAACTAATATCGGCTAAACAAGTAAAATTTAGTAATATAATTATTTATCGCCATTATATAAAGTAAGCAATGGTTCATAACAAGACGCGTAAGCGTAGACAGACAACACCGAAAGAAACGGTGTATTCAATAGAAGAATATAATAGCAATGATGGTATGTTGACCACCGTATGGGGTCCAGGAATGTGGCATTATCTGCATACAATGAGTTTCAATTATCCCGTTAATCCAACAAAGGAGGATAAACATAATTATATGAATTTTATGTTAAATTTAAAGAATGTGTTACCGTGTGGGAAGTGTCGTAAAAATCTACGTAAAAATTTTAAGCGACTTCCATTGAAAATGGAAGATATGGAAACGCGCGAAACATTTTCAAAGTATGTGTACAACTTACACGAATTAGTGAACAAGATGTTGGGTAAGACATCCGGTCTCACATATGAAGATGTGAGAGAACGTTATGAACATTTTCGCGCACGGTGTGTTCAACCTATACCGAACTCGCTAGTGACATGTAAAAATACAACGTGTAAGAAAGGTAAAAAATTAGAATTGGGATGTACAGAACCCTTATATGGAAAGAAAGCAAAATGCATATTAAAGATTGTACCCCACGATGAAAAGGTAGAAACATTGAAGATAGACAAGAATTGTATCAAGAAGAAGATAGTGTAATCAAAACAATCTATTTAGTCATTTCATCAGCGTAAAAAATAAGAACAATGTATATATAATTTAATATAGATGGTTCAAGCAAAACTGAAATCAGAACCGGTAGTAAATACTGAAAGTCCAATAAATGAACAAGAATGCAATTCTGATGATAACACTTGTAATACAAACAACAAAAAACGACCGAAACCTATTCCATTTTGGGCAGAGAACCCGAACATACTATTTAACCAAAAGTATTTATTTGAATTATTTCCAGTAGAAGAGATGACTTATGAGCAAAAGTTGAATGCAGTTACGCGAACTGTGATTATATTAACTTTGGTGGGAGCGTTGTTATCACGCTGTGTACGAACGTTGTTTATCGGATTAATCACCATTGGCGCAATTTATATATTACACTATTATCACGAAAAGGAACGAAATAAGATGAAGTCAAAGAAGTTGCAAGAAGAAGTTAAGGAAGGATTTGAAAGCCCAGCGATAGCATTTTTAAGTGAGAACAATAAATCTATACCGACAGATGCATTTTTGAAGCCGGACACCAGCAACCCGTTTGGTAACGTTATGATGACGGATTATGATTATAACCCAAATAAGAAACCTGCCCCTCCTGCATTTAATAGCAATGTGAATGCTGAAATTTTAAATAGTGCAAAACAATTAGTTAGCGCGGCGAACCCCGGACAGCCAGATATTGCAGACAAATTATTCAAAGATTTAGGAGATAATTTCGTATTTGAACAATCATTGCGCCCATTTAATTCCAATCCGAGCACCACTATACCGAATGACCAACAGTCGTTTGCCGAATTTTGTTACGGAAGTATGATATCGTGTAAAGAAGGAAACAATTTTGCTTGCGCAAGAAATACCTCCCGTTATACGAATTATTAGAAATAGCATTTAGTGAGTAATTTCCGCCGATAAAGAATTATTATGACGTTATCAAAAATTCATTCTCTAACTATACTATAATAAGTGAATTAAAATGTCTTCTGTTAGTTCCTATCTTTTCAATAATGCCGGTCGTATAGGTGCCGATGCAACTGACCAATCGCAACGAAATGTATATAATACCCGATTTGCAAACCATACGTTGTCTAACTATTTTAGCGATAAAACCTCCGACAGCCACGTTCACTTTGCCACAAAACAACCCGCATTTATGTTTAGCGGTATAGCCCACGGAACTGGTTTAACCGGTAGTGTCGTAGACGCAGAATCCATCTTAAAGTTGAAGACGGAACAAGACCACGCCGTGGAGAAACTGCAATTATTCCAACGCCCATTTGCCACGGTTCCATATCTTGGACGCGGTAGCCGTGACCCTGCATTGGAGTCGCAATTGTTATTGGGTGAGATGGTGTCTGACCGAAAGAGTGTGTCTACTATTATGGACAAGTCGTTCGCTCAGTATGCGCTTCAACCTGCTGACCAAAAGATGGAGGAGCGTGTTAAGAACGCAGCGAATTCAGTAGAAGAGGCTGCTCTGGAAGGATGGGTTCGTGGTGGTATGTCTACTCGTGAAATGTCAACCGATGAGATTATGAAGAAGAATAATCGTCCCAATGCATCATTTTAAGTTAGCGATAGTGCATTGACAAGATTACATATGTTTATATTTTAGTAATGGATATAAACATAATGAAATAATAAATAATAACATGTATAATTTTAGACGTAACACTAAGGCAAAGTCGGATATTCGTACCCAAAATATCATCATTAAGAATGATGATGATGATGACGAACAACCGGATGACCGTATACCGAAAACAATTACAAAAGAACATAATCATATATATTTTCATTCAGAAGTAGACCGAGATACCATCTTTGAATTAATTGCATACATTCGTAAAGCAGAGATAGAGAATATCATCTTGGCACATAACTTATGCTGTGAAGAAATTCCAATCTATTTGCATATTAGTTCGTACGGTGGAATGGTATTTGACGCGCTCACTGCAATTGACGTGATTAAATCGTGTAAAGTCCCGGTATATACAATCATTGAAGGAGCAACTGCATCTGCTGGTACACTAATGAGTGTAGTAGGAGAGAAACGATTTATTCGTAAAAATGCGCATATGTTGATACATCAGTTATCGTCTGGTTCGTGGGGAAAAATGAATGAATTAGAGGATGAATTTGAGAATAATAAATTGCTGATGTCAAAAATCAAAGAAATTTACAAAAAGCACGCGAAAATTCCGAAAAAGGAATTAAATGAAATTTTAAAGCACGATTTGTGGTGGGAATCGGATAAATGTATAGAGTATGGATTAGCGGATGAGATTTGGGAACGTACATAAACATCAATATTATAATTTCGTAAAAATGATACAAAATTATAAGCAGTTAGTGTATACTGAACACAATGGAGGCAATAACAACATCATTATTTGGAATAACAAATGCCGTTCCGTTGGAACAGGTTTATAAAGTGTATCAAGTCAATGAGAACCAAAAGCATTCGCACATATTTATTTTTAATGGTAACAAACAAGCGACATTAAATTTAAGTGATTGGTTTAGCGAAATTGAAATTGCTGATATTAACTTAAATAACACCAAAGTAGTGTTCTCAGATGAAATTATCCATTACGATGATACTATTCGTACTATAAAGCGAAAGGTTCTCAATGCGATTGGAAGTGCAACTGTGTCTTATCCCGAACTTTATTTGTACGCAAAAAACACTTATCAAGTTGACTTGTTTGATATATATCAGAAAGTAACTCATAACGATAGGTATAAGTTTCGTTCAAATATGTTAGCACAATTGCTACAAAATTTACACGTTGACCCGACTATCATTGAGCAAATACCTGACCAAGAGGCATATACATATGAAACATTGTTCAAATATCTACATACTGAGAACCAGGTGTATTCTATTAACGTGCCTGTTGGTCAGAAGTTTTCCAGTTTTAGAGATATGATGTATCCAGCGGACCCATATGATACGCTGTCATCCGCCGAAAACCCATTTAAACAAACCGTAGATAATAACATCATAACGTTTGAAAAGGATTTATTGTTGCATTACGGTCCGATTGAGAACAATAATTTGTATGTATGTTTACTAGACGATGTTCTCAAATATACTGAAAGTATTGGTCTGGATGCGGAATATATAATAAGATTGTATTATCCAGTCATTGCAAACCGTAATATAATTACAAAGCAAGGTCTGGATGAAATACGACAGGAATTGATTACAGAAGACCAAACCATACGAGATAATGTTACAAACCAGCAATATAATTCAGATATAGATTTGTTATATACAATATACAATCAACGCAAGTCCGAGTTGAGTAATGTAACGAAAGGAATTACCGAAATAGATATGACAATGCATCCGGAAGCGATTGTTAATTTACCGTTAGAGGTCATATTTAAAAATGTTCACGCCACAAAGGAGGTGCCTTTTGTAAAATATAATCCAGGTTCTCGTCAGGAGAATATTTATAGGTTGTATTGTGAGAAAATTTCAAAAGGAGGTAAGAAGATACCCGTGTTAAAGAAGTCGTTAATTACTAGTTTATCCAAGTTTGGTACGCCGAGAGAAATTTTTATGTATGTGAAGGCTGCGCACGAAAATATCGCGACGGATTTGTATTTAACTATTAATCATAATGGTAATATGCGTATAAAGTGTGCATTTTCTAGCAGCATATCGTCTGACGTACTTGACAAGTTTTTAAAAGAAACAGTAAACAATATTATTAATAAACTTAATCAGTTTTTACAGCAAACCGGATATACGATTAGCCCGTTTGTAAATACATCGCATCATTTAATTGAAATAAATAACATAGAATATGTATTTGATATAGGGTCTGTTATTAACGGCGTGAATTTTGAAAAGTATATAAACTGTTTAGTCACGGTATTTGAAATAAATGAACACAGTGCAGCGGGTCCATTATCTATGAACTATAAACGCGTGGATAATTATAAAAAGATGAATTCAATGCAGACTATGATTACTAAGATATATCAAACCACGAATAGTGAACGAGCAGTGATTGAAGCACTTATTTTGAATTTCAACATAAATGAAGAGCAAGCATTGATGGAAGTCGCAAAATATCTGAATGATTTTAATCAAATCAACGGTCGGTACGTAAATAAATCATTTGACATATTAGAAAATCAGGGGTTTTACGCCTTATTGCGTTATTTTAAAACCGAAAACCGGTTAACATTGGCGATTACCAATATTGATAATATTGGATACATCCGCATATTAGACATTTATATTGATAGTTTGTTTCGTGTCATGTTAATGCCGAATACTACGAATGTACCAATGGATGATATTCATCGTTTATGTGCAAACAAACGTAAAACCACCGTAAAGGAAGAAGTTGATTTAATTATACCCCACGTTAAACCACTTGAAGTAACAGAACGAGTAGATAAAGTACTAGAAGAAGATGAAGATGAGGAAGGAGAAGACGATGAGTTTATATTTTTTGATGGTGAAGATGAAAATGAAGAAATGGACGAAGAAGAAACCGAAGAAATTCCAGAACCAGATGAAGAAGATATGAACGGAGGTGCGAAAAAAACGGCTTTTACCGCAGAGGAAAAGGAACAAACAAACGTATTTTATAATAAAATGCGTAAATTAGAACCCGAAATTATCTTAACTAGAAAAGAAGGGCAGTATAATGCGTATTCTAGAACTTGCCCTGCAAATGTAAGCCGACAACCCATTATTCTGACGAACGAAGAGAAAGAACGAATTGATAAAGAAAATCGCGGAGCATACGGTTATGCATTACGATATGGATATAAATCGGATAAAGATGACCAACATTGGTTTATATGTCCTAGATACTGGTGTATGAAAACAAATTTACCTCTTACAGAACAACAAGTAAAAGATGGAAAGTGTGCAAAGGAAGATATTCAAGAATTCTCTGGACGTTATCATATGAAAGATGGCAAATATGTTACGCATAATCCAGGATTAGTCAAGGATGCTCATCCGAGCCACGGTGTACCGTGTTGCTTTGGTAAAAATTGGGATTCCGAACAACTCAGAACCGCCCGTGTAAAATACGGTATTACACCAGAAGATGTTGACGCACCTGAGGGAACGGAGAAGAAAATAGAGACTGATAAAAAGGCAAAAGAAGAGGTATCTGAGCATTCTAAGTTGTATGTGGTTGGATTTGATAAATTCCCTATACCAAAAGAACGTTGGGGTTTTCTGCCTCCCTCTGTTCAATTATTTTTGGACGTTAATTATACGGATGTTATTACTAAGAAAAATGCAGCATTAATCAAACCAAATGTCAAGACTTTTTTACGTTATGGTGTTGAACAAAACTCCCATCAATCGTTTATTGGCTGTATTGCAGACATATATGCGTCTGTAAATCGCTATAAAGAACGTAGTATTCCTACGCCGTCTATCAAAGAAATGCGCGAAATACTGATTAATTCCATTACGTTAGATATGTATTTGCAGTATCAAAATGGGTCACTGGTCACGTTGTTTCAACCGAAAAAGCAGAGATTGAGTAAAGAGGTTCTAACCAAGTACGAAAACACGCAATTTTATACTAGTTTAACAAGTACGGACGAAGCACAAATGAATTTTTATGAAGACACCGTAGCGTCGTTTGAACGGTTCTTACAGTATTTACGCGATGATGACGCGTGGATTGACCATACATATTTATGGGACATTGTTACATGTATTAATCCGGGACTATTTCCAAGTGGATTGAATTTGGTCTTACTACAAATTACAGACAATGATATTACCGATAACGTGGAGTTAATATGTCCAACGAATTCTTACGTTTCAAATATGTACGATATACGTAGGGAAACAGTGATAATATTAAAACAAGATATGTTTTATGAGCCGGTATATATGTATGAAATCAAGGAGGATGCGAATAGTGAATATGGAAAAACCATTCGTTCCAATGAAACGTTCTCTCATCAACTTGCTATACCTGAATTGAAACGCGTATTGAATGTTGTGCAAAATGTAATGGGTAAATATTGCAAAGCCCGCCCGAGTATGCCGAACTTATACAATTATAAATCTAACATTATTGCTAGCAAACTATTGTATTTGTTACAAAACAATGGTTATATCGTGCAACATCAAGTGATTAATTATCGTAGAAAAGTTATCGGAATTATGGTAAAGGATATTGCGGAGCGCGACTGGTCGGTCTTAGTGCCGTGTTTCCCATCCTCTATTTTGCACAATATCAATATAAAATACTCGGATGAGGTTAATTGGACAACTTATGTAAATACGAGAGATATGCTGTTGCAGATTAGTAGTAAATCTGGAAATTCAATATTATGTAAACCCATTTTAAAAGTCATAGAAGATGAAATGATTGTTGGAATATTAACAGAGACAAACCAGTTTGTACAAGTAGACCCTCCGATATTTAATGTAGATGATGGCATAGAAATATTACATACAACTGGATATGCGAATAATGGATATGTAACTGCGGATAAAGAATTGGCAACGAATAAATTAGAAGATACGGTTCGTTTGAATACGATACGTAATATTAAGTTGGAAGGTCAGTTTTATTCGGCATTCCGAACAACGTTGCGTCTGATACTTAGCCAGCATTCTAATTACGAAATTCGTCAAAAAATACTATCATTGATTAATAACCGAGAACAATATACTTATCATACTTCCCTCATCAAAATAGAAATACTTGTTCGGATGTTGTTACAAGACCGCGTGTCATTCGCCAATTATAAGCAGTCGGTATTAAATGGTCTGATGGATATCGCGGATATTGAGACCACATATAACAAAACACAGTATTGTCTGGTATCAGAAGACGATAGTTCGTGTAAGTTAGTTATCCCGAAAAATAACTTGGTAACCGGAAAGGATAATAGTATAGTATATTTCAAGCGATTATCAGATGAATTATTACGATATAAACAAGTGCGTATGTTTATTCTTGAACCAAAACGATATTTAAATATAGGTAGTTCGGAGTATAAATTAAATGAAAGTGAACTATTGTTGCTGCAAACATTGCTAGAAGGCGATTATTTTGATGATTTAACGCCCATACAGGCAAATGAATATATAGATAATGTTACTTATGACATTGCAGAGCCGTCAATGAGCCAGAAATATTCAACGGAGGTGTCTCTTCAACAACAAACAAGTTCTACTGAAATAGACGATACGACAAGAATAACAATCGCAGAGTGTGTGAGAGAAATTAAACCGACCGTTGTTGGAAACGATACGAGTTATTGGAAAAAAGTCTTGCCTGCGAATTCACGTGAAATCATTTTTAATAATTCGCATAATTGCACCTACTATGTATTGATTGATATTATATTTAAGCATTTGAATAAGTATGTTACAATACAGTTAATAAAAACCGCGTTGTGTAAAAGATACAATACATATATGGCGAATAATGAAACCAAATTATTACGTATTTTAAAAATGCAAAACGGTAAACGTACGATGATAAATCGTGTTATAAAGAATGAGGTGAAATTGGAAGATTTAATTATGAGTGAAGAATACTATATTACTAACTTGGATATATGGGTACTCGCGTCTTATTTCAATTTACCCATTTTATTATTTTCACAAAAACCATTAGATAACTTGGGACTGAGTGTACAATGGGTGATTTTGGGCGGGAAACCGATGATTGATAACTATTATTGCATTCGTAGTCCAACGAATAATCCCCAGTTGCCAGAATACCATTTGGTTACTCCGGCGTGCAAATTGAATGAGTTGAAAGGATTTGATGCAATGATAAATAATCCCGAATATGCTGAAAATAACCTAGATTTTGATACGTATCTAAGTGTATATCGTCTGAATATGGAGGCATAAATGTGTAAAATAAAAATTTCATTGCAACAGCAACAAATATTACCTGCATAACACTCTATATTAAAATAAAACCCACGTTTTTATTTTAATTTTTTCCGGGCTATCGGAATTGAACCGATGACCAATAGATACCTATCGGTAAAAACCACTACAGTCTATTGCTCTACCAACTGAGCTAAGCCCGGTTTAATTGCCCCCCATCCCCACAATATAACATTGTGCTTTTTTTATATAGTTTTGTGGTGAATATAACATACCAGATTATTTGGTCTAGAACATAAATTCATATTTTGCTTGTGGAAATAAACATATTCTCCCAAAATCTTCATCATCAAAATAACTATTCTCATATGGCAAACTTTCATAATCCTTTACTAATCTCTTCCCAATATAAATAGTCGGCGGTTTCTCAAATTTCATATAATATTCTTCAATAATGCCCGAACAATGCGATGGTATAATAACAATAACAGAGTTTTCTTTTTCTTCAAAGAGTTTGACGTTTCTCTCTTCTTTTTCGTCCTCGTACTCAATTATCATATCAATCAGGTTGTTTTCACGGCGAATTATCATATCAATATCTTCTTCCTCAGTTTCAATTGTTATATCAATATTATTTTCCATATGATTATATAGTGTATGTCTTTACATTTTTATGTACTTTTGTACGAACATAAAAAAGATTTTTATAATTTATTCTATTATGTTAATTACATTGTAATATTTTATTTTTAAAACCCAGCATCATATCCATCATCTTCACAAGTATTCGTATTATGTGATTGTAATGTTTCTAAGTTGTTACGAATAACGACGTTATTTAATGAACAAGCATCCGTTGGGTCGGATACCGCGCCAAACATTTTATCAATCTCGCGCGAAGTGTCTTTGGTACTTACTTCAACATCTTCCATATTTTTCATCTGGTCAATATCCAAAACCACTTGGAATGAACCCGTACCAAAGACGCCCATTTGTCCCATCATTACGTTTGCAGATACACCACGCATATGGTCAAAGTCTGCGTGTCTAGACGCGTTCAGTAGTACTTCGGTATGCACTTCAAATGTTGACTTAGCAATAGGACCGATGTTGTCATTTAAGATACCCGACCTGAATATGGCAACCATATTTTCAGTAGAGGTCATACGGTCGCATAGTAAACTGAGGTGATGATAGTTAATGTATACATCCGCAAATTCCATCACTTCTACAAGTTCATTATATAGAACTTGACGTGCGGCTTCAATACCGAGAACCGTATACGTTTCGTGAATATCATTGCAGAAGGTTCGGTTTGCATCAATGAAGTCAATGGCTAACATTTCCATCAAGTTTGAGCCAGTTGTATCCATCACCCAAATATCTTTACGCACATACTTTCCGTCTTCCTTTACGACATAATTCTGTAACTTACGTGGCAAGACGTTTGTAATGCCATTGATACCACGTAATACAATATTATTCAATAGATTTTCCTGGAAGTTGCGTAACATATAAATATCATCGGATTGGTCAAGTGCAGCAGGTACGCCGCGAACCTTCTTGCCCTTGTTCAGTATCTTTTCATTCAAGCGAATTCGGAATACCAAATTGTTGGCATTGTAGTCGGCGTAAACACACGAGATGTCTTCGCCGTGACTAGAATTAATCGCAAAATGAATATCGTCCATCGTGATATTTTTTTCAAGAAGGGTTTCAGTATCCATTTCCATACGAATAATCCATTTAGACTTTGCTTGTGTTGCGTCTGCGCTTTCCTCTTCCATACATTCCTTGACCATATTCTCAAATTCGTAATACTGTTCAAGCAATACCTTGTCTTCCATAATATTGCTAGATTTATCAGAAGGGTCAAAGCAAATCTGTACAGATTTCACCACATCTACTAATCTAGTATGCTCTAACATATTTGAAAACATACTTGCTTTATCCTTGTCGTGTTCATCCATATCGTGCATATGGACGGTCAATGACGGGTTTTTCGGATTTTTAGTGAGACGCAAGATTTCTTCAATTCTGGGTACACCACGAGTTACGTTAGATTTGCTGGACACACCAGACAAATGGAATGTGTTCAAAGTGAGTTGTGTGGTTGGTTCACCGATGGATTGACCCGCAATTACACCAACCATTTCACCAGGATGAACAATCGATTGCTTATACTTCAACAAGATAGTCTCTAACAAGAGTACGAGTGCTGCACGATGAAACCGTTTGTTTACGAGCAGGTCCTTTGGTGTTAAGTAAAAGTAGTACATCGTTTCAAACAAGGCAGTCGGTTTAACAAATTGCAATTTGTTTAATTTGTTGTAATATTCTTCAATTAAATCAAATGCTTCCAATGGAGTAATATCAACAATCGTGGATGAGTTCAAATGCAACTGACCTTGAATATTGGCAATAGTACTTTGGAATGCAACCGGTAACTTTACACAGTTATCATTCTTGTTGTGGAATACCGACTTGACAATTGTTTCACGTGCAGCGAGTAGTTTTTCAATGTACTTAGCACATCTCGCCTTCGTATCCGCCTTCTGTTTCTTAATACGGGTGGATGCTCCCTTACCGTATACATTGATAGTCTCCGTCGTTTGGTCATTTACACCAACAATATCATAATGGAGATAAATATCTTCAATGCTCATACCGACCAAGGGAATAATTTGGTTTTCGGTTTTTACGGGGTCAAAGCCATCGTCGCCATATGCAAACTGTACGATTTTGCCCATATTGTTTCTAACCGTCATATCGTATTCAACCTTCAAGTCTTCCAAACCCTTGATTAATCTACGTTGAATATAACCAGTTTGAGATGTTTTGACAGCAGTATCAATAAGACCGATGCGACCACCCATAGCGTGGAAGAACAACTCGGGTGCGGTTAAGCCGGAGATATAAGAGTTTTCAATAAATCCACGTGCACCGGGCGAGTCATCAAACTTGTTAAAGTGAGGAAGCGTTCTGTCATCAAAGCCATATTGAATACGTTGTCCATCAATATTCGTCTGACCAAGACACGAAATCATCTGGGAGATATTGATTAATGTGCCTTTTGAACCGGAATTTACAATCATAAGGAAACGGTTGTCCTTGCTGAGAGATTTACGACTAATTTTACCGGCTTGATTGGTCGCTTCATTGAGAATATTGTTAATACTTTTCTCAAACTCGGCGTAGTTAGTAGCAGAGGTGTTATTTTCAAAAGTACCAAGATGAACACGTTCAATCAATGATTGGACTTCTAGTTTTTGTTTTGCGATTTCTTGGATAATAGCATCTTGTGTTTTGCGATTAGCAACCAAGTCACTAATGCCGACACTGAACGAACTGGACTTCATATATTCAGTGACAACGTTTTGCATATCGTCAATAAAATCACACGCTTGGATATTTCCGAAATCATTGTTCACGCGGTGAATAATACCCTTGCTAGCCGAACTCAATACGGATTTTTCAATTTGACCGCGAATGTATTTTCCATTGCGAATTTCAAGTACATTGTTGGAAATGGCATAATCTTCTTCTTCATCAAACAACTTTGTTTTGTATTTCATAGTTAAAGGAGGTAAGATTTGAGAAATTACGTCAAAATTGGAAATCTTACCATCCTTACCCAACGCTCCACGAAGTGCATCTACATTCACTTTCGGGAACATCATCAACAAATTCATCGCATCACGCGGCGTGAAACTAATATTCGGACGCGTAATACGATACGACCCCAACAACGAATCTTGGTAAATACCAATAATTGGGGCGTTACCTGCCGGACTAATCATCTGATACGGAATTGCAGCCAGATGTCTTAGTTCGGTTTCCGCCAGAACATTCTGGGGCATGTGCATATTCATCTCATCTCCGTCGACGCACACTGCATAATTGCAGTGATAATTTAATCATCTATGTTTCCATAGATGGCGGACTGTATCTTAAGCAAGTTCAAGATGGCTAATCTATCATCACTTACCCATACCCGTTCAGTCTCTGAACGCCTGTCATATCCTACCATATCGGACTTAGACAGTAACGCTGCTGATTGCCCAATCCTTAACATTATTACCATTGGGTACGGCTATTAACCGTGTTCCCCCATTAATGTTTCCATTTATGGGGTGGTAGTCAAGGCTCTAAGGGGGTTCCAGAACATCAAGGTATGTTGCGTATAAATTAATATGTTTATTTGGAATTTCCCAATTATTATCAACGTGATATTTTTTTATTTTTTCAAAATGTTCTAATACTTGTGATGTAATTATTTTATTATTTTTTTGTAAGTTTTCTTTACAAGATAGCGGCATTGTATTCATCCAATTAAATGCAAATAATTGTTGTTCTGTATTCCATAAATCAAATTTAGATACAGGTATCACGTGGTCGATATGCCAGGCTTTACCGTAATTATCTATATTATAATTTTCATTATACGTCATTATCCATTTGAAATATTCATCCATAGTACATCCAAGATATTCTATTGTATGTTTAGACTTTTTTGTACTACGAGTTAATCCTGTATGAATTCTGGACCGTATATTTCTTATAAATTTGCTTTCAGGATGGTCTCGTTCACAATCTTTGCATTTAACACGATTTGTACGAAATCTATTGTTTGATTTGATTTCAAAACAATAGTTACATTTCTTGTTACCGATGCCAATTATTTCTTGGAGTAAACTTTTTATATCGTGTCTTTCCTCTTTCTTTTTTATTTTAAAATCAGTAGCGTGTTGAATAAGATGTTTTCTATGTTCTTCATCTGTTTGATATTTATGCTTTCGTCTGTTATTATTACAGACTTTGCAAATATTTCGGTTTTTGATGAATTCAGAAATGTCCTTGGAGATAGAACATTGATTGCACATTTTATCGCCAGCACTTTCGCCACTATTATGGTATTGAAGTTTTTTTCTATTATTATCACAGGATTTGCAGATATTCCTCTCTTTTATAAAGAGAGTTACATCTTTTGTATTGGAGCATTTTGAGCATATTTTAACGTTGACAATTATTGGTTTTGTGTCTGTCATTTGTAATATATGACGACATCTTTTTAAGTAATTCCAAAATATAATTTACACACTAGGGGATTGCAACCTTTTAAGTTCCCCTGTTCCGACCCCAACGGAGAGATTTTTTGAGTCGGCATTGTAAGGTTTGGTGTCCCCGACGTTCATACGAAAGGTATCACCTTTCTTCATAATCTTGACGATATGACACATCATACTCATCCTATGAAGACTTGGCTGTCTATTAAATAGCACAGCATCACCGTCCATCATATGACGATGGACGATGTCACCATTTTCCAACTTAATGGATAAACGGTCAACGTATCTAAGTGAAATATTTTCACCATTTTTACGTTCCAATATTTTCGCACCCGGATATTCATCGGGTCCGTTCTGAACTAACTTCATTAAGAAGTCACGGTTGAGGTCATTTACAGTAATCGGCTTCGTAATATTTTTAGCAATTTTCATAGGAACACCGAGTTGGCGAATGGACAAGTTCGGGTCACCAGTAATCACCGAACGAGCACTGAAATCCACACGTTTACCCATAAGGTTCCCGCGGATACGACCATTTTTACTGTTTAATCTACTCATAATACATTGAAGAGGACGTCCAGAACGCTGTCTCAAACTATCCGCTCCTTTGACCTTGTTGTTCACAATCATTGCGATGAAATATTGTAGTTGAGTAGTCAAACCCTCAATAACATTGGGAGAAGCATTACTCGCAATCTTATCCGCCAAGTCCTTGTTATACTTGATAATATTGCTGTAAATATGTGTCAAATCGTCTTCACTGCGTTGTTGCGCATCGTGTTTCACAGATGGACGCACAGCAGGTGGAGGAACTGGCAGTACCTGACAAATCATCCATTCCGGACGCGACCACAATGGACTAAACCCCATAAACGTAATGTCATCATCCGAAATTCTATGGAAATTTTTTAATAATAATTCAGGTGTAAGACGCAGAGTAATTGACTTGGATTCGTTTTCGCTGTCGGTATCAATGTTATCCCAGACTGCCTGGATGGTCGCCATTCCTTCTAATTTGATTTTATCAGGTTGCTTACATCCACATCCATCTTCAATGTTGTCTCCGCATCGTTTGACCTTTGATGCAATATTATACACATAATCCCATCTTTTTTCAGAATTCATATTCATTGCGTGTTGATGTTGATTTTTATTGAGTTTTAGTTTGCTGCATTTAAAACATATACATTTGCTAATCTTCATAATTTCTTTGATATGCTGAATGAATAACACCGGACGTGCTAATTCAATATGACCAAAATATCCAGGCGTATCAATATACGTATATCCATCCGTTGGACAAATCGTTCTAGGCTCCAAAACACCCATTCGCGGGTCAAATAAACCATTGGGTTCGGGAGCGTTATTTTTATATGTATCACGGCTAGTTACTTCAACAACCGAGCTTCTTCGGATTTCTTCTGGCGACAACATACTAAATTGTACACCAATAATCCGAGAAGGCATCTTCTGTTCATTCATACCTGACTTGTGTGACGACATACTAAATTTATTACCCTATAATTATACTGTTTATATTTTTTATATAGTTGTTTCAATTTTTTGATATTTGAGATGTTATATTTTATGGGTTATAATTATGTAAAAAATTGAAATAGATTTTCTGCAATGTATCCTGACAAACAACTTAATTATACGTTCCGTATAACTATTACCAATTATGCCGATTAAGCAAGTCAACAAGGGGGTCAATGCCAAGAAGACCGATAACAAAAAAAAGAAACTTAGAAAAAATAAGGGCGATTCCGACAGCGATGATGATACTTCGGAATATGAAACAACTTCTGATTCTACTTATGAACCGCCTAAACATAAAATTCGCACGAGAAGCAACAGTAAACTATTAGATAATGAGGAGGATGCAGATGAAGAAGACATTGAGGACACCGAAGATGAAGAGGAAGATGAAGACGAATATGAAGATGAAGACGAGGAGGAAGATGAAGATGGTGATGATGACGAAGAAACTGATAAAAAGGATAAACAAACTATGGGTCGCGCGGCTATTCAAAAAATTATTTCTGAGATTTTCCCGTCAAAATATATGTCTCGTCGTGTAAAGCAGACTGAACAAGAAATTGAAAATAAACGAAACGATAAAAAATCTAAACCAACCAAAGAGCAATCATCTTCTAAAAAAGGACGCGGTAAGGCGCGAGAGGAAGAATACGAAGACGAGGAAGAATCTTCTGAGTATGAAGAAGATGACGACGATTATGATGATGAGGATGAAGAAGATGGCACATATAACATACTGTTATTAGATGGTATGGATGGACAAGGTGCTGCGGAAGACGATTATAACGAAGAAAATGATGACGCTGAATGTAATAGCGATGATGAAAAGATGTTTATGAAAGAAACCTATGAACAAGTAGAAGTTCCGATTATTACAGATAAGAAAACCAAAACTAAAAAAACTAAAAAAAGCGAAGATACTAAGAAGAAAACGGAAGATGAGGAGGAGGAATTACCGGACGTTGAAAAGGAGTATTTGGATATGATAGATACAAAGAAATCATTGACTGCACAATTGAAACGGAAACCAACCAATAAAATTCTACAAAAAGCAGTCAGAGATTGCGACGCATCTATTAAGAATTTAATAAAGCAGTCTAGAATTAATAATGCAAAGGCTTATCATAAACTTATTCATTCCCATAAAAAACAAACAAATGAAGTGGATTATTTTAAAACGAAACTATCAAATAAAGAACAATTGCGCGTTATGAGTGATTTGAAAGAAGTGAATAGTTATACCAATATTGATAAACCGTATCGTCTGGCGTTACTGGATGCTAAGATGCCGGCAAAATTTAAATCGGTTGCAATGCAAAAGTTAAGCGTCTTACGCTCAATGGACCCAAGCGATAATGAGTATTATAAAATTAAGAATTGGGTAGATGCGTTTATGAAGATACCGTTTGGTATTTATCGTAATCTGAGTATTTCCATTGACGATGGACTAGATAAATGTCACGAATATATGAATAACGCAATGACGACATTAAATAACTGTGTGTATGGTCTTAACGATGCAAAACTCCAAATTATGCAAATGGTGGGTCAGTGGATATCTAATCCATCCGCTATGGGAACTGCAATTGCCATCAAAGGACCAATGGGTACTGGAAAAACCACATTGGTTAAAGAAGGTATTAGTAAAATTCTCGGGAGAGACTTTGCATTTATTGCACTCGGCGGAACGGGCGATAGTAGTTTCTTAGAAGGTCATTCGTATACATATGAAGGAAGTACGTGGGGTAAAATAGTTCAAATTCTGATGAACAGCAAATGTATGAACCCCGTGATTTACTTTGATGAATTAGATAAAATTAGTGACACCCCACGTGGAGAGGAAATCGTTGGTATTCTTACACATTTGACAGATACGTCACAGAATAGTCAGTTCCACGATAAATATTTCTCAGAAGTGGACTTTGATTTAAGCAAGTGTTTGTTTATATTCAGTTATAATGACGAAAGTCGTGTAAACCCTATCTTACGTGACCGTATGTATCGTATCCAAACAAAAGGTTATGATGCAAAAGAAAAAGTCACTATTGCCCGTAATTACATCTTGCCAAAAATACAGGAACAGGTAAATTTCAAGGAAGGGGATATTATTATTCCAGATGAAACATTGCAATATATCATTTCAAATGCAGGTTTAACACACGAAGAAGCCGGTGTTCGTAATTTGAAAAGATGTCTTGAAATTATTTATACCAAACTAAATTTGTTCCGACTAATGAAACCAGATACAAAGATTATTGGTATTGATATTGATTTAAAAGTGAGTTTCCCGTTCACAGTAACAAAACGCGAGGTGGATATTATTATCAAGAACGAAGAAAAACATAATCAAAGTATGTTGGCTATGTATGTGTAATCAAACCACACATAATTGATGTATATTTGTATATTTTTTCATGTAACGCGTATTTTGAATGATAATATTTCGCGAATAATATCATCATGTAGAATTTTTTATCAATGGTAACACACTAAGATGCAACCATTATTTTAGTAGTGAGAACAAGTTTTTAGGGTCATTCGTTTTAGAAATTAAATTGATATTTTCACCAATATTATATTTATTTGACAACTTATTGTAGTAATTTAACGTGGAGTAATCTTCTAGTGCAAATCCTACACTATCAAAAACCGTTATTTCGTTTGGTTTTCTTGCATACTTTTTGTTCGTTTTGATTATTTCTTGTAATTCAGTTACATGAAAATCACTAGGCATTTGTTGGATGTCGCCTTCAATTCTTGTTTGAGGAGTATACTCGGTAAAAACCGAAGAAGATAATAAAACTTCTTTGGATAATTCTGTTTTACCTGGACAATCGCCACCAACTGCGTTTATATGTTGTCCTAACTTTATCATTTGCTTATCAATTATGGTTCTATATGCTTTATCCGCAGTAATGGTTGTGATTATATCAACTTCTTTACAAGCATCAAACGTATTATTAGTAATAGTAGTATTTATATTACTAAAATTGGATAGGTTTTTAACTAATTTTTCACTTGCTTTTCTATCAATATCATATAATTTGAAATGATTTATACCCATTAAATAGTAAAATGCTAGTGCTTGAAATTCTGATTGCGCGCCATTACCGATTATAGCCATGCTCTTACAATTGTTCCGTGCGAGGATTTGTGCCGCCATTACAGATGTGCAAGCAGTTCTAATGGCTGTACTAAATGTTAATTCGCTTATCAGAAACGGTTCCCCGGTAATAACATTTGATAGCATTCCATAAGCCATAACTGTTGGAAGATTATACTTATAATTGTTAGGATGCCCATTCACGTATTTCATTGAATATATTTTGTTATTTGAAATAGGCATAAGTTCAATGACACCTTCATTAGAATGATTTGCTATTCGTGGAGTTTTATCAAATGTATCCCATTTCTGAAAATCTTTAAAAATTGCATTTCGTATGCCATTAAAAGTTTGCTTTAATCCGTGTATTTTGGTTAGAGAAACTATATTTTCAACTGTTAATAATTTCATAGATATACATAAGAAAACATATTTGTAACTATGTAATGGCAATTTGATACTTTTCTGGTGTGTTAACGATATTATCATTATTCAAGGGCATTATCTTGATATGATATCTGAATACGTACCAATACAATGCGATTAACATTAGTATACCAGCAATGGAGCCAAACACAATATATACATCGGTCTTATTTGTACGACAACAATCTTCTCTGTGTTGAGAACAGCAATAGTTATCATTGTTTTCATTACAAAATACATTGAAGTTTGTATCTTCATACCAATAGCACGTATCTATTCTATATTCAGCATTACATAATTGGTTACATAATATAATACTATTATGTGCCGTAGGTTGAGTGGTCGGCGTGCGTAATGATGATGCCACAGTTATACAATCCGCAATATTAGATGCACAACAGTCGGTTGTTCCATCAGTACGGGTGCACGATGTTAGGCTATTGCATATGTAATTTTTGTAATTGTATGAAAAGTTACAAACAATATTATATAATCTGTCACTTTCTGGACAGGTTGCTAGGTCTAAACAAGTGGTCATTGGTTATTATTTGTTTCATATATGTTCATGTCTAATATATCAATTTTACAAACGTGTATATGAATGTTGCCAAACAACCGCCGTTGTTCTGGTATTGCAAATGTTTTCTGAGACAAACTAAAATACAAAATGTATATAAAGATTGTACTATAATATTATTATAATGGACATTGTTCATTCCGTTGCTTCACGTTTGACAAATTCTCCCTCCGATATTAATGAACACTTACCGACGCTAGCAGATTATGCATCTAAGTGTGAAAGTGTATTTGAAACGGGTGTTCGTGGTTGTGTAAGCAGTTGGGCACTCACACACGGGCTTTTACATAATAACTCATCAAAAAAACTTCTTCTAATGAATGACATTAATCCGTGTGATATTCGTGAATTGTTAAATGTTACAAAAGACCTTCCTATTCAAATGAGATACGAGTGGAAAAATAATTTAAATTTAGATTTAACCGAAACATATGATTTGACTTTTATTGATACGTGGCACGTTTATGGACAATTGAAACGGGAACTAGCAAAGTTTGCTCCACTCACGAATAAATATATTATTATGCATGATACTACTATTGATGAATGGTTGGGTGAGACAATCCGTTCTAAATGGAATGCGGAATATCAGTCAAAACTTACTGGATTTCCGGTTGATGAAATAAATAAGGGTTTATGGCCAGCAATTCAGGAATTTTTAGAAGCAAATCCGAATTGGGTTTTGCACGAAAGATTTACAAATAATAATGGGTTGACAGTTTTACGTCGTATCTAAAATGTGTATACAAAATATTATACACATTTCAATTACTTGCTAATTTCAGTGGGTACTCCCGCAGAATTACCTCCGCGAGTATTCAATAATTGAACTTGCTCAGCGGTTAACTGAAGACCACCCTTAGAATTGGATAAACCATAACTATTTCCAGGTGCTCCACCAGGTGTGCCTAAAAACTTTTCGTTATAATGAGGAGTATGGCTAGGAGAACAGTACAAATCCGAAAATCCGTGCACCTTTATGCACTCTTTATCCTTCGCCTGGCAACCGGTAGATACTGGCTTATAACCAGCACTTGTCGTAGGTTCTTTTGGTTCAAAACCTTCATATGGGAAATCAATGGAAAACAAATTATCACGTGAATATGGGACAACACGAACAGATGTGCACATTGACGCTACTAGAATGAAATACAGAACTGCCGCAATTAAGATATGTTTATATTCAATACCGAACAACATTATAGATATTTGTTAGATATTTTTCGTATTGTAATGTGTTCAATTACTAAATATATTGAATAATAGTTTATCGTAAAACATACATAAAAATAATAAATGATACTATTATATTGAACCGATATGGCAAATCTCAGCGATACCGAACGTTTAAATTTAAAAAAGTTAGTGACTGACTTGGAGGGGGTGGATAATACAGCAAGTATTCGTAAAGTGAAACATAGTGTCCCAATGCGCGACGACGTACGTAAACTGGATAATCTAAAAAATACCCACGCTACTTTACGAAAGACAAATCCGGATGAGTTCAAAGCTCTTTGTCAGAACCAATGCAGTTTTTTATATAATAACTACACTGACATCTTTAATAAAATGATTAATGACGAACTAGATTTAACGATTATGACGAAGTTGTTAACGGTATTGAAATTAATTGAAGATGGAAAAACAGACCAGCACGAAGGTTCTGTTATGGTGGGTAAAATATTGAAAGAACTATACGTAGATAGTGCGGCGAAACGTTTAGAGAACCTAGACGCTATTCACGAAGGGGAGCGTGTTGAACCAAACGCAGGTAAACCCATATCTTGGCGTGATTATAAACGAATGCAGAATTAGTATGTAAAGGGTATAAAAAAATGGTTTTAGTATGATTATTCGGTATGGACACTTTAATTTCAAATATTAAACAATCACTGCGATTTGTAACTGGTAAAAATGTATGTGATAATTTTGCGATTTTACAGTTAGCAGTATGTGACGAAAATATGAAAGACAAATACAGCAGCGCAGTTGTCAATCATAATAAAAATATGATGGAAAGATTTTATCCGGATTCTGGTTTTGATTTGTTATTTCCGAATGATGTAGCCTTTGACAGTCCATTTGCTACGAAATTTGTAGATTTTCAGGTGAAGGCTGAAATGTTCTATGTGGACTGTACGTCGGATACTTACTCTGGGTCTGCATTTACCGTACATCCACGTTCTAGTATATCAAAAACGCCATTAATGCTTGCTAACCATACAGGGATTATTGACGCTGGTTATCGTGGTAATTTGATTGGTGCATTTCGTTGGCTAAACGTAGATGCTAATACGAATAGTTACAATGTACAACAATATACAAGATTGTTACAGGCGTGCCATCCAACGTTATGTCCAGTATATGTAGTACTAGTAAACGAAGAAGAACTGTCTACTTCGGAAAGAGGAACTGGCGGATTTGGATCGACCGGAAAATAAAACGTTTTATTTGTAACCTATAAAATAATCATTTATTTTATAGATTTTAAGATATGTCGTCAAATGACATACACGATAATTATATTAATATATACAAAGGTCGCCGATATTATAAGAAGCGGTTAAAAACCGCAGGTCGTGTTGTTGCATTTGATTTAGACGAAACCCTTGGTTCTTTTACCGATTTGGACATCTTGTGGTCGGCACTTCAAGATTATACAAGTAGTCATGTTCCGGTAAATTTTAATATGCTACTTGACTTATATCCCGAATTTTTACGTTATGGTATACTTCCGATATTAGAATACTTAATAGAAAAAAAGAAAACAGGTGAATGTAGTCATATATACATATATACGAATAATCAGTGTGGTGTTGGTTGGGTGGACCTTATATCTAGTTATTTTAATTATGCATTAAAACAAAAACAATCGGTCTTTAATCAGACAATTTATGCATTTAAAATTAATAACCAACGTATTGAACCACGTAGAACTACCCATAACAAGACTTATTCCGATTTTATTCTATGTACATTGTTGCCGAAGAATACAGAAATATTTTTTTTAGATAATTCCTATTATCCCGATATGAAGCAAACGGAGATTTATTATATTCAACCAAAATCATATATTCATCATTTATCTACCCAAAATATTATACAACGTTTTGTGACATCTAATCTCTATTTAAAATTAAATCCTACTTCCAAAAACTTGTCGGACTATTTATTAACCGCCTTTATACAAAGTGCCCGATATACCAATGGAAATCCAAATGTAAAAGACTTGGAAACGGATATCTTAGTTGCTCAAAAATTAATGTATCATTTACGAGATTTTTTTTATATTTCTAGTATGAAAAACAAAACCAAAAAAGCCCGTGCGCGGGTTGGACATCTTACCCGTAAACGTAATACTAACTAGACGAACTGGTATAGTCATATGCCATTAAAATAAGTTGTTCTTCGGTTGATAATTTTTGAAATGTGATACAATCGTCAAATTTGTATTGGACAAATCGGTTCATTGAATTCTTACACATTACGTGAATACCGTTATCTAAAAATTTGATATCCACTACGATACCGCCATTTGTCAGTGTGGATGCCCCATTTCGCATCCATCGTACGTGTTTTCCTTTATGTAGTTCATTTATTTCATCTACATAACGATATCCTATTAATTTTTTACAAAGAGTTTGTACATCATCATCTGGATTTACGTGTTCTGATATTTGTTCGTATATCTCCTTGGTTATGCTATCCATTGTCTTGGTTTCAAGATAATCGTGTTTATCTGTTTCAATTCTATTCAGTAAATTTTCAATATCTAAGGTTGAAAATAAACTAGGGTCCTTTATCGCATTTTCAAATAATTGATTTACATTTATTGTGTCATTGTTCTCCATTTTACATATCTAACAACTTCTCTTTATCTAATTTTTCCAGCATTGCTACCGCTTTATCTAATGGTACTTCTTTCCAATATTGCTCAAATATTTTAACAATCCCTGTGTTAAATAACAGGAATATTGCACTACTAAATATTATATTGGCATCGTATTTTTTTAGTTCGTGTGTACGGAATGGATTAAACCGGTATATTAAAATCACACACACTATAATTTGCATAATCAAGTGTAAATCACTAACATAAATCGGATTAATCTTGACAATTCCTATGAAAAGGATGATATATGACGTATATAAAATCACATCTAAATATGCGTAATGTCGTCCGGCATAGTCTATCATCTTATCTATGGTATCTAATATGTTATATCCCTCCATTGCAATATACATACTATTATATATTTTCTAAACGCAGATAAATATATAAGGATAGGATATTACAATGACATAATAAATGAACATCAAAATTGCAAATAAATATATTATTACCGAGAACATTGGAAGTGGTGGATTTGGGTCTGTTTTTAAAGGGATAAATTGTAAAACAAATGTGCCCGTCGCAATTAAAATGGAGAACACAGACACGGATATCAAAATTTTAAAAAATGAAACCACTATTCTCAAATATTTATATGACCACGGTTCTCGGGATATACCGATTGTATATTGGTTTGGTTTGCATAATAACAAAACGTGTTTAGTGATGCCATTATACGATTGTTCTCTCTACGATTATATCCAACAAAAACAGTTGACCGTTGCTAAACTAGATACTATTATGGTAACATTGATTAATATTTTGCAAACTATACATAACAATTTTGTAGTACATCGTGATATCAAACCGCAAAACATTATGTTAAAAAATGGAGAACTTTATCTGATTGACTTCGGATTTGCTACCTTCTATGTAGATGAATATTCTAACCATATAGTGGATGATGGTAGCCGGGAACATATAATTGGTTCTCCCAAATTTGTGAGTTTTCATATTCATTGTGGTTCTCTACCTACACGTCGTGATGACTTAATTTCGCTAGGTTATATTTATATCTACTTGTATAACCGAACACTTATATGGGACAACGTAAACGAACCGACGGGAAACATTTCAGAATATGCGGAGACACATATTTTGAATTATAAGAATAAACAACGCGCGGCATTAAAACGTTTTGAAATTGTTCAACCAATATGCAAAGAAATAAATGAACGTATTGAGAACTTCCTAAAATATTGTTACCATATACAATATGATGATAAGCCGAATTATGATGCGTTAGTAGATGTCTTCGGATAAGTGTAAATTAATTAATCGCACCTGTATTGAAACCGAGACCATCGCTTATTGCCTTTGGTCGCTTTAATTGTTCTGTCGTTGTAATTGGTGGTCGTTTACCATTTGATATAACCAAATCACTGAGAAACTTGCGTTCAACTTGTGGGGTTACTACCGGTGTTTCTTTGACTTCTATTTTATTATCTAAGAAACTGTATTTATTCGGTTTACTACTTGTAGATGATGTGGTAGTAGGTTCTTGCTGTTCTGGTGTTGTCTTCTCAATCGGTCTCTTTGTTTTGACTGGGTCAGTCGTAATTGAACCCGGCCATATAGGTACTTCGTGTACAGACCCACAACCACATAAAGTGTTATCATATATGGGTTCTAGTTTATTAAACCCTTCTTTGCTATGTACTTTTGTAAATAATACAATATATATACTACTGACTAATGATGCAACTAATACGCCAACCATAAATATAATAGACATTGTTCGTTTGCTCACTCCTAAACCTGCCATATCTTATATACTTTAAACATATAATATCAAATGATATAAAAACACAATACCATATGATACTATACGATGAGTTCCGATACTGAAACACATTCCCAACGTCTTACTGGTAAGGTAAAGTGGTTTAATAATAAAGCCGGCTACGGTTTTATTACTGTCCACGACGGAGATAACGTTAGCGATATCTTCGTACATTTTAGTGCAATTAATGTCACTAATTCTCAATATAAATATTTGGTACAAGGTGAGTATGTGGAGTTTGACCGTGTGAAGTCAACTACTGGTCCCCACGAGTACAAGGCCGTCAATATTACTGGTATTAAGGGCGGTGAGTTGATGTGCGAGACCCGTAATATGTCTCACCAAAACTCCCGCAAGCAGCGTAGCCGCGGAGAAGAGAAGCCCGCAGGTGAGACTGCTGAGGATGGTTTTACCAGCGTGAAGACGAAGCGTGCACCCAAGGTGTCTGCTGAAACCAAATAATATTTGCTCACTCCATTTTTAGTGATAAATACTTAAATGTATAAGTATTTATGATATCCGCGAATTGTAAATATAAATATTTGTATGAAAATAAATTGTGTTTATATTGTAGCATAATGATAGACATCGTAGATTTAAATACTTTTTTGAAAATGTTTTCTGGCGATACGGATAACCAAACATTCGCACAGTTTATGAATAAAACGCAGGTAAGAATTGGCAGTAATCTTCGTCCTCTTAAAGAATATATACAGACCAAGGGTATTGATATGAAAGACATCAAAACGTTATTTCAGCATATTCAAAACCGTAATGAATATTTAACGCGGTTTTATAACATGTCTCTTAGAGTTCAACCGAGTAATTACAATATAAATGACAATTTGTCGCCGATGAAGAACAAACATATGAATAACAATGAGCAACCATTGTATAAAAACTTTATTCGCAATATTCATTTGTTGGATATTTTACAGAATACAAAAACGGGTATTGAGAACATATCCACATATATGAATGTGTTAAAAGACCTCTATTTAAGAAATATTATTGATTATAAAATACTAACGCCAAGTTCTCTATTTTATATGAACGAAGGTAGATTAGGTAGTGTGTTCTCGTCGTATTATTTTAGAGCCTCTATTATGAACCCTTATTTAGTATATTCGTTGAATAAGTCGGTTCTCAAAGGTACTCGTATATTTACTCCTACACTCGGATGGACATCCTATTGCTATGGTTTCCTAGAATGTCCAGAAGTAGTAGAATATGTCGGCACGGACGTTATACCGAAAGTATGTAAGACCACCAATACGTTTGCACGCGAACATTCACCAAACAAATTAGTAGATATATATTGCAAGCCATCTGAACAGTTATTCAAATCAAAAACGTTTATGAATAAATACAAAAGTCACTTTGACGTCGTATTTTTTAGTCCTCCGTATTACCGTCTTGAATTATACGAAGGAGAGAACCAGAGCACTAATAAATATGATACATATGAAAAATGGCTAGAAAAGTATTGGGAAGCAACCATTCAACTATGTGAACACGTATTACAACCTGGCGGACGACTTTGTTATATTTTATCTGGCTATGGCTCGGATAATACATCAGATAATTACGATTTACTTCAAGATATGAACAATGTTACAAAGCGATATTTCACATTCAAGGGTATGCAACCCATGTATAACAAGAATGTTCACGTCACTAAACACAAAGAAACCGGAGAACAGATTATGTTGTTCTCAAAAAAATAGATATTTTATTATATTTACCGAATATGATAAAATAGAATGTTTTGTATAAAAATTATACTAGTTCTGCCAGTATCTCTGCCGGATAATCCATATCCTTTAATACTCGTATGCCGCCCTTTAATTTTGATATCCCGGGTTTCATCTTGTATTTATAATCAAAATTTCCGTCGGGGAGAACATCCACCAACATCTTGTAGTTACGTACCACGTTAGATTTCTTGAAATGCTTACATATTTTTACATAATGGGTAGTTAACATATATCTTACATTAGGATACTTTGACAAGTACGTCAAGAATGCTTTGCCTGCTTGTGTTGCTTCATCTGGATTGGTTCCTGAATAAAGTTCGTCAAATATACAGAAATGTCTACTTTTTGTTGTGTCAAGGTTCTCGTTAATGATATCAATAATCTCTTTGCAACGACGAGATTCCGCTTGGAACAAACTATCACGTTCGGATGTATCTGGTATGTTCAGGTAAGAGTGAATATGTGTATATGGATTGATTGTAGCAGCCGTGTAAAATCCACATCCAAATTGCTGCGAAAATATAATATTAATGGTAGTAGTCTTCAAAATCGTGGTTTTTCCCGCTTTATTTGGAGCACTAATGATAATGTTCTCCTTTAACGAACAATCATTCTTTGTGTTCGGTTCATTCATCAGAGGAGGATAATACTGTTTCTTTATTTCGCACTCACCGTTTTTATCAAAATGAGCAAAGTTTACATTTCCCGATTGAAGATTATTATACACCCCGGTTAAGTTATTCATATAACCTTCAAAACCCATTGAAAAACGTATACATTCTTCATATTCTGGGTTCTCGTATAACTGATAAAAATGTCTGAATAGTTCACCGTTATTCATGAATGACGAAATAGAATGTTTAAAAGGACTAATGTTACTTAGTTCAGACTGTAATTGCTTTAAACGTTGACATTGTGTACGAACGTTATTGCAAAAAGTATCATATGTTTTACAGTTTTCAGACAATTGCAAGAAGTTCTCCATACTGTGAATGGAATGTCCTACAAATAGTCTTGTATCCAGAATAATGGAATTAATCTTGCTGATGTTTCTATAATAACGTATACACGCAGTGGCATTTTGATAAATCTGCAACCCATATAGCCCCAAAGTAATTAACATATACACAATTTTATCCCAACTGAACGACTGCATATTCATCAACGTTTTTCCTATAAAATGATGTTTTGCAATGTTTTTCAACACTTCTAGATAGGTTTCAAAGGAGATGGGTACACTTTGTATTTTTAAAATGATAAATGGAAAAATGATAAAAACGACCGGCATCAATAAACTTATCGCGGGTGATAACACATTCATAAATGATAACAATAATAGGAAAGAAGGAGAACGATTAAACTGTTTTAACATATCCCACTCCATAAACCCATATCGTTCAGTAAAATATTTATCCTGTTTAATTGTATCCCATATTTCAAACATTCGTTTACAATCCACTGGGTTCTCGCTTTTCAAGTAATCATTGCATTTATCAAAGTTCTTAATAATATGTTGCGTGTCATTTAAAAACACGGTATTTGTAGTGTATGTCTTTTCCCACGAAGGAATTAGCAATTTGCCAAACGAATGAGTTGGCTGGAATAAATAATCATACATCCCATTTTGCGATATATCCGTAGATGAGCCGACCAACTCTAAATCACTGGATACCACAGGGGATAATTTAAACACATCCGATGGTTCTAAATATGCGATAGGTAACTTAAACTGTTGTATTTGTGCGATTTGAAAGGGTGTATATGTTGCATTCGTGTTCTCGTTATCATCCACATTTTGATTATTTGATACATCTAAACTCGGAGTAATATTAAACGATTTTATAAACTGATGGTATAACTTCATTGTATAGTATTCGCATATTTGAATTACATTTAATAAACGAGTAAAAAATTGATTACTTTATTTGACATAGATAAAATAAAAATCTATAATATACACCAATGTACAATGCAATTAATTAAGCGGGTTAAATTTGAAGATGCAGTTACCATCAGACATTATGAATATTCCAAAGATGAAGAAATAGAAGATAAATTAGGCAAAGACTGGTTACGGACACAAGATTTAACATATAGAGAGTTTGCTCTTCCAATAGAACGAGGTGGTTGTGGTAAGAACTGGAATATTTTACAAAAAAAATTAGACGAATTAGTTGAACCGTGTTGGATGATGATTGGAATGTTACGTCATAAATTATACCCAACTGCGAAAAAATTAAATGACAGGTTAATTGAAGAAGAAAACTACGAAGAAGGAATATATGAAGACAAAATAAACAATGAACAGATAGAAGAAACCACAACGAATAAAAAAGACGATGATGACGAATATAGTGATGACGAATATAGTGACGATGAGAACAATATGAACTGTATTAATTATGACATATTAAATGCGAATAACGACATTGTATTCTATTTCAGTGACATATAAGAGAAAACCATATTATCGTGTAGAATTTTGTAATAATATATTTTTATTGCAAAATTTAATGGGTATCGCAGTCAATTTGTTCCAAGAACTTGTTGCAGCATAGTGCCATATTGCTCAATGTAGTACACATTGCGGACAATGATACACAGCAGCATTCAATACCATTCAAAGATATGCACCAGGTGTATGCACAGCATTTACCGGCAATATGGACATCCTCTTTCTTCGTTGAGCAACAAGATTTAACTACTTCTTCACGCACCATGACATCCACCTTTACCTCTTCTGGTTGTACGATTTCTTTAACAGGTTGCTTTAATGGTTCTTTGATTTCTTCGTTAGCAGACATTCTATATCATCTAAATATATTTTATAGAGAACTTGTATAAGTAATTACATACACAACTCATATAAAAAATATAATATATCATATATTAGTAAAACCCATTTTATCATCAAATGACAAGATATAACAGCGATGATTACAACAACATTTCATCTTCAATGAAATATATTTTACCAGATACGGTATTAAATATAATTAAACGTCTTGGAGTTGAATTAGGCGTATCGGTTGCCCCCGTTGATGCTACGCCGTCACATCAGACCGATGAACCAAACAAACGTCTAAACGGAAGACGCGGTCGTTTAGGTAATTCAAAACACGATGACCATAATGGTTCAGATAAACACCCCGCATTTAAAACAACTGAAATAGTAAAAAAAGAGGGTATTGATAAAATTTTTACAGAAATCAAGGGTTGTTTGAATAAGTTAACAATCAAGAATTATGATACAATTAAGGCTAGCCTATTTGAACATATTGAGAGTGCATTGGCGCATCCAGACGGCGACGAAGTAAATATCCTTACAAAGATTGCATATTTAGTATTTGATGTTGCAAGCATTAATAAAACCTTTTCTGAACTATATGCCAAATTATATCACGAATTGATTGAAAATAATGCAGAATTTAAAGAACATATCATGACATTCAAGGCGTCTTATTTGGAGAATTTTAATAAGATTGTCTTTGTAGACCCTGATGTAGATTATAATAAATATTGCGATGTTACAAAAGACAACGATAGACGTAAAAATATTTCCTTATTCTTAGTGAATTTGATGAATAATGGTTTATTAAAGGATAGTGATATTCTAGATATACTGATTGAATTAAAAGACAATATTGTAAAGGTAACGGATACAGCAGGTCAAAACTTTTATGTAGAAGAATTGATTGAAGTAATGAATGTATATATTAAAGCAGCCTACGTAAAATTGCGCGAACATTCTAATTGGAACATAATCGGCGCACATATTGAACAATACACTGCCTATAAAGCGAAGGAACATCCAGGTTTATCTAGTCGTATTATATTTAAATATATGGATATGAAGGTGATTATCAACAAAGTGGATTGATAAAAATTACAGCATTACACCGACTAAAAATAAAAATGAGACAAAATCCCATTAAAAATTAAAGTGATGTAAAATCAATAGTAGGAGTTTCACCTACGATGGTCTAACTTTTTCCTCTTCCTTTTGATTATTTGAAGAGGTGAAAGACGAAATTTGAAAACACGCAGGGCGTTCTTGCCTATCAATCCAACATTTTGTTAAGTTCATTATGTTGATTGCTGAATTAGCGTCTCTTGTCTTGAATACGATTTGTTTGACTTGGGGTCTCACGCATCCAGAACATACTAACAGACGAAACTGCTTGTTTCCATCACCATGTCTGTAATAAGATAAATCGTTATTACATTCACAGCATTTTTTACTTGTATTACATTCGTTGATTGTTATTGTATCATATTTCTTGTGGATTTGCTTTCTTAATCCTTTATTCATAGTAGGCATAAAGTCTTTCATTTGAGTGCTTCTACTCCAATTTCCATAACCAATAAGGATATTGTCTCCAAAAATTTCTTTGATTTTATTAAGGAATGTATCTAACGACTTCTTACCATAACTATATTGCCTAAACTTCATTTTCCTCCAAACATCTCGTTGATAGAAATCTAAGGTTTCTTTATTCAATTTGTCCTTTTCTACTAAATACTTCTTGAACTTTTCATAATCAACCGATTTACTATTGTGAAAGGATAAATGAGTTTCTTTTTCTATGATGTTATTTCGTTTCTTTTCCACTAATAATATTCGCTGGTTTGTCTTTGCTTTGCTTTCTCGCTTCCTTTGTGGTGCTGTATATTGGAGTTTGTTTCCTTTGTCGTCCATCATATATACCAGACTACGTTTTCCAGGGTCGCAACCAACAATATTACGATGTGCTACTTCTTTGAGTTGTTCTCTGGATAAATCTTCTATGTTATGAAAATCTTGTTCTTGTAGAGTAGGAACTCTTGACCCCCATTTCTTATCTTTCAAATCTTTACGAATAAATAACAAAGAACAACTAATTCCGTCTGTTTGTATTTGGTAGTGAAATTGGTAATGTTTGCGTTTGAATGTTTTATGTTGTAAGTTCAGTAAATTATTCCATACATCGTGCTGATTTTCCTTGATTGCTTTGAATAATTCACTTTTTGTTTTTCCTTCCAACGAAAAAAGATTGACGATACATGCTGTATCTAAAATGATATGTTTAGGAATGATGTTATTGCGTAGTGGTAAAGGTTGAAATAATTTATGTTCTTCCTTTTCCAATACAGCATTCATATACAACATACCTTTCAAATAATCAAATGGATTAACTTTCACATCATAATGAAGTGACTTCTTTATGTTTATATGAAGAATATTCGGTAAATGAGTGGTTTTCCAGTCATCAAACATCATATCAGTTTCCTCATTACATTCTAATAATTGTTTCTTGAACTTGAATAAAACTGCTTTATCTTCTGTTATGTTCGTTGTAGTTTTATTGATGAACCGAAGAAAATGCTGAATAAATCGTTCTTGTGTATTATTAGATAAGGAAGTATGAAGTTGTGTTGCTAAATACGGAAGCATATTGGACTTGTGTTTCAAAGATGTTTTTTCGTGATTAAGTAAAGGTTGGTATTCCTTATCATAAAACTCTTGTAGAGTTTCTAACATAGATGTCTCCTTTTCTGGTCTTCCAGTATTCGTTTTTTCTCCTAATACCTTGATACAATACAAAATGAACTTCTCATTTATTTCAGGCAATGGTTGCTTGTTGTTATAACATTTCAATACATACAACCTGATAAACTGGTAAGAGTGTATCATCAAATCATTCATTTCAAAAACCAAATTGGTTATGAGAGGTTGGACATCATTATGGTTATGTAATACAGATTTGAGTGTGGTTTTGATGGTAGTATAAGCAGATTTCTCTGTGGAACGGAACTCTTGGAAAGGATCCTTCTTTTTCTGTTTTACCATTCTATATACTTACTAAATATTTTATTTTTAAATAATTTACGAAAGTCAATTATTTAATTATTCCTAAATATTTTGTATTTCATTGTTTTTCTTATAAGTCCATTTTCATATTTTATACAATAATCATTAATTTCTATGATATATTGTTGTTGTCGTAATATGCTCCTAACAATATTCAAATAGGGTCTTTTACATTCAAAATTTGGTTTAAATGATGATATAGTAGAACAAGCAAAATATTTTTGTATCTCTTCTTTCATTTCTATAATCTTATTTTGTTTTTCTGTATCATTATCTAAATCACATAATAAAAAGGATTTGTTATCATCTAATTCAATTATACTAATCAATCTTTTACAAATATCTTCTCTTTCAGTTTGATATTTTTCACTTAACTTTATTCTCATTATATAAAGTTAAGCAGTTTATATTTAATTCATTTTGTCTCATTTTTCTTTTTAGTTGGTGTAACATTTTTATTTTCTAATAAACAAGATAAAAATGTTATATCGTGATATAATATAGTTTAGTACCCGATGGTGAAATCTCAGTTACATCCAGATAAAATTAACTATAATGAGAACAAAGCGATTGATGCAGAAGATATCGGTCAAGCATCGTCATTATATGAATTAGACTTATTCGGGTCACCAATACAAATAGGAGTAGGCAAAGAAAAGTATACCTATTCGGCGCATAATGTAGTTTATTACTCGGTATATCTAATACTTAATGATGAAATCAAGTCAAGAATTGGTGTTATTGAGTTTGATAGCAATAAAGTGATTGATAGTCTAGATGATGATGGTGATTTAAAATTAGACAAAGGAAATATGATATTTTTTATTACAAGCGAATATTTGCACAAGTTATTAGACGAGGCAAATAAAACGAATGATACAAAAACTACCGAAGAGCCGGGAAAAATAGAATATCAAAGTGTGAATATAGATAATGATGTTATTGTACTAGATGACGAACCTGCGACACAAATCAATGAGAAGATTGTGGATGCGAATGATGACGAAACATCTGTGATGCGATTGAATATACCAGAAAGTAAAAAAAAGGAGGTTACTAAGACAAATGAACGTGTTTTAGGGAACGGAGTATTTGAAGAGATTTCCGGATTTGAACAACCGGATATGCTACCAGAGGAAACGAACGAAATCTCCGAACAAATAAAGCAAACCTATTCAGCAAATGCAAACCAAAAATGGATTGAAAAATTTATGAAAAATACGAATTATAATATTATTGATAATGAAGGTTGTGGGGATTGTTTCTTTGCAGTTATACGCGACGCGTTTGCACAACTCGGGAAGCAAACCTCGGTTGCCAAATTACGTGCAATTTTATCAAATGAAGTGAATGAAACGTTATTTCAACAATATCGTTCTCTATATAATGCATTCAACGGACATTATCAAGATATTGAGAACGAAATGAAAAGTTTGAAGAAAACAAGCAAATTGTTAAAAGACCGAAGCGAAAAGAGTAAGGATAAAATGGAATCCAAACAGATTTTGGAAGAAGCAAATAAAGTAGTTGAAAAATACAAGTTACTATCCTCAGATAAAAAGTACGCCAAACAGTTGTTAGATGAATTTGACCACATGAAAAATATTCATAATGTAGATGACCTGAAAGAATATGTGAAAACCAGTAAATATTGGGCGGATACATGGGTTGTATCCACGTTAGAACGTGTGTTGAATATTAAAATGGTTGTCTTGTCTGAACTAGCATATAAATACGGTGATTTGGATGGAGTATTAATTTGTGGACAATTGAATGACAGTGATTTAGAACGGCAAGGCAATTTTAAGCCAGATTACTATATTATGACATCATATTCGGGTTCTCATTATACTCTGATTACTTATAAGGATAAACAGATATTCAAGTTCTCCGAAGTACCGTATGATGTTAAAGCATTGATAGTCAATAAGTGTATGGAGCGAAACTCTGGACCATATTATCTCATTCAAGATTTACGAAAATTTAAAACGAAATTGGGTCTGGATGCAAACGAAGGAGAACCCCAAGAAAACGAAGAAGACTATAAAAATAATGAATTGTATGATAAAGATATTGTATTTATGTTCCATTCAATGTCTAATTCTGCACCAAGACCAGGTAAGGGTTCGGGAGAACACATACCCGATACGATTGCATTTGAATACAATAAATTAAACAATATTCAAGATTGGCGTAAGATGCTGGATGATACGTGGGCAGCCCCATTTACGGTAGATAACCTTCGGTGGAAGTCAGTAGAACATTACTATTTGGGTTCTCAATTTAAGAAAGGATTTCCGGATTTTTATAAGAAGTTCTCGTTGGATAGTGAAAGTGAAATATCAAAGGACATAGGATTGGCTAGAATAGCAGGAAGCAAAACCGGAAAATCCAAGGAGAATGTATTACGAGAGAAACATATTGTGATAGACGCAGATTTTTATGAAGTAAACGAGAACCCGCGACATAAAACTGAGCGATTAGTTGCACGAATTGCAAAGTTTAACCAAAACCCTGACATAAAACAAATGCTATTAGAAACGAAACACGCAAAACTAATACATTTTGTCAGAGGAAGAGAACCTGAAATTGATACAGACCTTATGAATTTACGTCGAGATTTACGTCAGTAACTAAACAAACTAGTAAAAGTATAAAAATTGTAAAAAATTGAAAGATTTATTTGATTATAATCATAAGCATCTAATTCGTATTCTATAATACAATAATGTCTAGTTCTAATTACAATTCATACAGTTCGGTGGTACCTATGTTGAGACCCTATATGGAACCAAAGAATGTCTGTTATGGTACTGCTACTATGGGTGTATCAAGCGAACCATTCCCTCACAAACCTGTCTGCTTGCAGATAGTTGCGTTACCAATTGAACATAGCACACAAGAAGCCGTTACTGAATTGGTAACAAAGATTATGGCAATCGGTGAGCCTCGTGAAATTCGCATCGTTGAAAAAACAAATTATAATCAAAAATTGAAGGAGAATGTGGTGACACGCAGCGCGGTGATTGAATTCGGCAGTATTTACAATACGCTAGCAAATCGCGACTTGTATGCAATTTTGAAAGATATTGCATCTGGCGAAATCAATACACGTGCACACAGTGTTAAAATTCTCGTTGAGAATGCTAAATTTAGTTGGGAAAATGGAGAGGCTATGACACATTTATCCATTCGCGAGGCAAGAATGCCGGCAGCAAAAGTAGTTACCGAGGTTGTTGAAACGAAACAATTGACGTTATCAGACGACGACTGGAACAGCCTATACATTCCAATTATTCCCAATAATATGTTGATGTTGCATCCAGACGGGTCAATTACATCATTTCAACCAAGACATTTGCATTCGTTTATTGAGAACGACCTTAAACTTGGAAAAATTTCACGAATCGATTTCATTGACCGTAAGATTGACAATGTGGGAACAGTGAAAGCAGTGTTTATCCATTTTGAGAATTGGAACGACAACGCGACAGTTGCTTCTTTGCGCACCGCACTCAAAACACAAGAACATTATCGTCAACAAGGATATTTTGACGGTAACAACTTTCATAAGTTTATTGTGCGTAACGATAATGGAGACAAAGTGCCCGGATACTTTGCATTCAAGATTAACCATAAGCCCATTCCCGAAGTAACCACTGAGTTAAATATGGCACAACTCGTAGCCGCGAACAAGACCCTGACCGAAAAGATGGCAGAACGAGACGAAGAAATCCGTCGTTTAACCGAAGAATTGACGCTTTTGCGTGAGAAGGTAAGTAACACAGCCCAATAAATAATTTTATAAATAAAAAATAATAAAAATTTAGTTTAGTTTCATTTCATTGTAATCGTAATAAATACGTTTTTTTACGATTAGGTTCAATATTCAGTAATTGTCATACGCAGATTTTCTAATACATACTTATTCTTTTTAGTATGCTTAATCGTTTTGAAAAAAGTATTCATTGAATTTAATGCAATTACATAGGTCGGTTCCTTATAATAGGTTCTGATTAGATGGCAGTATCTTGACATTTTTTCAGCCATCGTATCTTTGCTAGTTAAGTTAGTGAAATTAATAGAATAAGAGTTATTATCAGCACACCATTTTATAAAAGAACCAATATTAAATAACAAAATAGATTTAATGATGTAATAAGACAATACTGAGGTATCTTCTTTATATGTACAAGAATTAGATAAGTTGTTTTGCCGTTCAATTAACACGTCATATGTTAGTCCATAATGAGATAGAATTTTGACCACTTGAAATAATGAATGATACACCTCTTGTATAATATTCCTTTCCACAGTTTTAATCATATTTGGTATCTTCGTTGGAATATCTTCAATACGTGTATTATGTCGCATTGAATAATATACATTGAACATTATTGCACACAATTCTGCCCACGTTTCACAATACGTTTCATATAACCTAACATCTGTGTTCACTGGAAACATCGTATAAATTTCAGCATTCACTTTATCATTATTATAAGCAGAGAAGTCTAATCCCATATTATGAAATGTTTCGTGAATAAACGTTTTAAACCATTCTTCTAAGCGAAATATAACAATCTCAGTAAGTGGTTTACACGGTGTAGTGAATGCAGTGTTCGCATTGACTTGTGAGATAGGAGTATTATCCTCAGGTAATAACTTGGAAAGCGGCGTAAGATATAAGTATACATTCATATTTTTTGAACAATCCTTATTTGCATATTGTGATGCTAGATGTAACCACATATAAATCCGTTTTATGGATTGGTTCATAAATTTATTAACGTTTTCCATCTTATCGGAACAAATAAAGAATATTTTGAATTTACGTGAATTTATTTGAAAAGAATATTGCATACCCACTTTTGTCATATTTTCAATTTCACTGCGTATTGGTTTTGGACAATATTGATAGGATATACTACGCGGAAATTCAGAGGATACATTTAAGGGAAGGGTAGTTATCATAGATGTCTCGTAGGTTCTCTCTGCGGTGGTTAGATTGTTAAATAATTGTTTTATAAACTCGTATCTATCAGGTGAAAATTTAAATCGTGTCTTATCTAGTATATCTAACTTGAATACATTATCTGATAGAAAAGTTGTTAAACTAGAATAATCTTGTTTCATCCGTTATATACATTCATTAGAAGTTATGTATTGCCTGTGTACTAATTTGAAAAAATTGAACAACACCTTAGAATATTAAACAGTGACAAGTACCAAAAACAATAACAATTAAAATACTATTTATTAATAAAAATTTATGGGTATTAGACATCTAAATAAATATTTACACGATAAATGCAGTAAAAAAGCCATTACTAAAATCCATATGCGTAAATTATCAGGTAAAACAGTGGTCATTGATACGAGTATATATTTGTATCAATTCCTTAGCGAAGATGCATTGCTTGAAAATATGTATCTATTTATATCCATATTGCAATTTCATAATATTACACCCATCTTTATATTTGATGGAAAACCTCCACCAGAGAAACGAGAACTCTTGCGACAACGTCACTCAGATAAACGTACCGCCTACGAAAAGTATTTGAAAATGCAGGCAGAATTAGAAAATGCGAACCTAACCGGTGTTGATAGAAATAAGATGGTTTCTGAAATGGAATATTTGAAACGACAATGTATACGTATATATGATGAAGATATTGTAAAAGTTAAGCGTCTGATGGATGCATATAGTGTAACCCATTACGATGCGCCAGGTGAAGCGGATGATTTATGTGCATATTTTGTAACATCTGGACGTGCGTGGGCTTGTATAAGCGATGATATGGATATGTTTCTATACAAATGTCCATATGTGATACGTAATATCAGTCTAATGAACCAAACGGTTATGCTATATGACAAACAAACGATTTTACAAGAATTAAGTATGTCTGAAAAAGATTTCTGTGAAATATTGATATTATCTGGTACAGACTATAATTCAAATACAAATACCTCATTATATGAAACGATAAATTGGTATAATGAGTATTGTAAATATAAATTAACAAACACCATAAATGATAAGCCATTACAAGAATTTTATATTTGGTTACTAAAAAATACAAAATATATAACTGATTATAGGAAAGTGATACACGTATATACTTTATTTCAAGGCAGAAGATTTGCAGAATACGATGGTCTGAATTTTACACCAAACCCGAATACTACACGAGATTTAGATGCCATACATAATCTTATGAAAGATGAGGGTTTTATATTTACATAAGCACAAATGTATTATGGAAATATATTTTTTATTGGTGAGATTAGATAATAGACGCCAAATAACAACCGCGGTAGTCCACGGGTCCAGTATGGTTCAGATTGATAGTTACCTCAACGTGGATTTCTCCGCCCATCTTGGTCCATCTATGACAAAATAGCCAATCTTCCGAGAAATAATGTCCCTCTTCTACACCACAATCAAATAGAGCATATGCGTGCTTGTTTTCTTCGGGTTGTAAAAAACCAACATCATCCACGTACTTGGTAGATGGGAATGCTTGTTGTAACTTTTCAATGACCTTGCGTTTAATCATCATAAATCCAGTGGCAATATGACGAACTTTGGTGAGGTTGTTTTCTATATGCATTGTGTTTGTAGCGAGATTAAGATTGTACGATAATAATCGGTGATGTATCAAGTCTACATCGGGAATAGCATCTTTGAACATAGATTGATTTTTCCGGTCAATCCAATTCTGTACAACATTTACATTGGGCGTTTCAGGGTTTGTATTCACGAGTTTTTCCCAGTTATAGTGTTTTAACGGATATATACCACCAACAACTGGTTTCTCTGCCAATAACAATTTCAAAATGGAATCTGGGTCCCAAGTAATATCGTTATCAATAAACAACATATGTGTCATATTAGTGTTTGACATTGCCCTGGCAACCAAATTATTTCGTGCACGTGAGACTAAACTGTCATTATTACAAAATTCAATATTCAGTTCAACGCCGAGTTCTCTTAGACGGTCTTGGGTCTTCATAAGAGAACGCATATATGTTACGTGACACATTCCACCATAATGAGGTGTTAAGATATACAAACATACTTTGTTTTTTGAAAGATATTCCGATACACGGTCTTCAAATGATTGAGGAGTGGACGATTGTAATTCTGTCATAGTATAAAAATACATAAATATTTGTTTATATCATTTGCTGTAAAATTACACATTATGCATAGCGATAAATATGGTTTTGCATACAATATTACGAATTACCAAGAGAATAAGTATTTGAATAAATGAAAATAAAATTATAACTTTTTTATAATTTTAGTTTTGTTTTTTATTTTTTGTAATTTTGGAAGTTTTGGTGTTGAATGTTGCTAGCAGAATATTTTTATTTTTGATGTTTATTTTGCAACTTGATAAGTGTTTATGATTTAAGCAGACTCAGACTTCTGGAAGTGATGCTTCATAAAACGTTGGAGGTTGAAGTAGGTGAGTTCGTCCTCCTTCTGCAACTTGAGCAACTTAGAGAGCTTGGCATCGGCGTGGATGATACGACCATTGCTCTTGTCCTGCAACTTGTGTGCGTGGATGTAAGCATTGATTTCCTTGCTCACCTCAGTTCTTGCCATCTCAGTTCCGACAGTCTTTCCGAGGAAACCAGCAAGCTCGTCGCTGATGCGAGTGGGCTTGATGAAACCGGAGGGCTTGCGGTTGCTGTTGGTGCGGCGCTTCTTGGAGGACACCTTCTGTGCCATCTTAATCTCGCGAGAAACAGCCTTCTCAAGGGTCTTGAAGTCATTCTTCATCGTGGAGAAGAGACCAGCCAACTGTTGGAGTTTTGCGCTGAACTCAGAGAGCTTCAAGTTCAATGCAGCAGATTGGTCGGGAGCATCACCCGCCTCTGCAACTGGCTCAGGTGCAGGGGTAGGGACGGGGGCCACCACAACGGGGGCAGGAGCAGCAACCACTGCGGGGGCAGGGGCAGCAGCAGCCTTGGCGCGGGACTTAGGAGCAGACTTATCGGTGGAGGCAGTAGTAGTTCTAACCATACTAGATTATATACTACTATACCCACTCTCTTTTAAGTAGTTTTACATCATAATATATTATTTATGATTGTTCCCTTACCAAGTATCATAATAAATTTTATAATATGATTGAATTTTTGTGTAAAAAATGTAAAATTTACAATAAATAATATTTTTGCGTAAAAATATTATTATATCTACTACATTACCGATTCATATAACCACGGCATTGCGCTCCTTGCATCTAGTGACACAATGGTTAATGCAGACAATGCGTGAAATGCACCAATTGTTCTATATTCTGCACTAACTCCGCTATACACTATATTTTCCATTACAATTAAACACGCTAATTGTATTTGGTTAAATGTTAATTCTGAATATAATGTGCGCGTATTGAATATACCTTCAAATGGACAACAAAATGGGGATATTAAATTACGGACTTCACCGGTTAATCCGCTGCGAACATACCATATATCATATAATGACCTATATAGCCTGATATAACTACGCATGTCTAAATTTGTAAACCAACTACTGTTAGTGTAATTACCAAGACGGTCTATCGCCATAAACAATTGAACTATTCTATTTGCAACCGGAGTAGTTCGTACTTGACGTATGTTGTTATGTTGCATAAACATTTCTTCTGATGTAATATGGTTAATATGTGGGTTATATACGTGCAAATTTGTGGTAGTAGGTCGGTCGCGACGTAACCGATTAAGTGATTGGTCTGGAATACGACTACGATACGGAGTATGTTCAAATTTAAACTTCGGTATCAAAATAAAACTCAAACGGTATAAAGTCAATATGTTGTTTTTTGTTTTATTGTCAAAATTTTCTCTGGTATAAGGGTTTTGTATAGATGTATTTTGTTTCAGCAATTCAATGAGGGATGTAATATCAAAACCATATGTAAAATTATTATTTGTCACGCTATAAAATTTTTCTGATGGTATTTCGTTTATAGGTTCTAATGTACAAAAATCCGTGTCATTTACACATAATGACCTGGATTTAAATGCAGGTCCTCGCAGTCTAAACATATTTGTGACTAACCATTTCCGAAATATTGTTTGTATCTTTATAGCAAATGTCGTTTCATTGTAATACTTTATAATTCGTTCAATCAGCATCTCTTTTTTTCCGGAAATATGTAATTTGCATTTTTTTGCTGCTGCTTTTAATTCAACTACCTTGCACTTGGACAAGACTATTTTTTTAGATACATAATTCTCATATGTGATTTCAATACTCTCTTTACTTTTTAGTTGTAATCTTTTCTCTATCTCTTTATTTTTGATTGGGGGTGATATATTCATAATATTATGTAATATGTTTTCATACGGCTCCATTTATACTATATAAACATATTATGTCTATATAATTTGCTGTAATAATTATGTAATTGTATTTGATACGTTATGTGTTACAGATATCGTAAAATGTGCATAAATGAGACCATTTTCAGTGTCAATGAAATAAAATATATAAAAAATTGAATTAAAGAATAGACACTTATAATATACAACCAGTTAGTTCTTCTAATTACTCATAAAATGTCCAAGCCTTCTAATCCCATTGTTGTTAACTTTTCCAGTTGGAATACTTCCGCAGTTCGCTATATGCAACCCAAGGTCAATGAACGCGGTGCGAAGTCAATCAACATTATTAGCACGCAGAGTAACCGTGCATTGTATGTCTCTACTCCCTTGTTGATGACTTGGGGTATTTCTGATTTCGTAGATGATAAGGGCGAATCAGATGGTAAGTTCAGTATGTCATTGGCTTTTCCCAATGAGACTTATGCTACACCTGCAACAAATGATTTCCTTGCTAAATTGAAGGCATTTGAAAATCAAATTCTTGATGATGCGGTCAAGAATAGCGAGGCGTGGTTTGGTACTGAAATGTCACGTGAAGTTGCCAAGCATACCTTCTTCCCCTTCTTGAAGTATTCTAGGGATAAGTTGACCAAGAAGATGGATTATTCCAAGCCTCCTACTATTCGTGCAAAGGTGCCTAATTATGGAGGACGTTGGAACGTGGAAGTGTATGATACCAAGCGTACACTGCTATTTCCTTGCGATAATGATAACCTCACTCCTATGGACTTTGTTCCTGCAAGAAGCAATGTTGCGTGTGTATTGCAGTGTGGCGGATTGTGGTTTGGTGGTAAGGGATGGGGTATTACTTGGAAACTAAACCAGTGCGTTGTCAAGCCACACGTTCAAGAAAGCGTGTTTGGACAGTGCCATATTCAATTGTCAACCGATGATATTCAGAACATTGAAGCGGCTCCTGCTCAACTTGCTGACGACGAGGAGGAAGTTGTCAGTACATCTGCTTCTCAGCCAGTGACTACCGAGGTTGCTGATAGTGACGAGGAAGCAGATGAACCTGAGCCAGAGCCAGTACCTGCACCTGTTGTTAAGAAGACGGTTGTTAAGAAGGCTCCTGAACCAGTGGTTGCTGCTCCTGAGCCCGAAGCGCCTAAGAAGAAGATTGTCAAGAAGAAGGTTTAAACTAAAAATATAAACAGATACACAATAGTTAGTTTCAACAATGTAACGTAATAAATAAAAAAATAAAAATGAGATTTAATTCTTATTTTTTATGTATTTGAAATCCACAAAATAATTTACAGATAATAATATAAAGAAGACAATCTATATAATAATGTGTACATAGTGAAGATATATTGTAAATAACGTGCACCAGTAACTCGTCAATATAAAAATATGGTGCATTAGCAATTATAGCTCAGTTGGTTAGAGCATTGGTCTTATGAGCCAAAGGCCTGCGGTTCGACCCCGCATTATTGCATTCCGCCCATAATATATTACATTTACTTGTGTATACAGTCGTTAAAAATAAATAAATGCACGGATGGCCGAGTGGTCTAAGGCGGCGGACTTAAGACCCGTTATCGTTTGATGCGAGGGTTCAAACCCCTCTCCGTGCAAATAGTTTTTGAATGTTTCCTTTAAAAAATTCATGGCACCGACGGAGAAATAGTTGTATTTATGCCCTCTTAGCTCATCTGGTTAGAGCATGTCTTTAGTAAAGACAAGGTGGAGAGTTCAAGTCTCTCAGGGGGCTCACGATGCCCGTTAATCAACACGACGGGCATAACGGAATGAGTTTGCCGAAAAGTTACTTCATTGCTCTTATAGTGTAGTGGTTATCACTTTAGACTTTGAATCTAGAAACCTGAGTTCGAATCTCAGTAAGAGCTTAATATAAAAACAAAATAAAAATTTACGGAATGAGTTTGCCGAAAAGTTACTCACTGCTTCTGTAGCTCAGTTGGTAGTAGCACTTGACTGTTAAAAGTTATGGTATTGTTACCATAACGCAGGTATCAAGAGGTCCCCGGTTCGATCCCGTGCAGAAGCGCATTTTATATACACATAATAATTGAAATACTTATTATGTGCATTGTTATAATTTCACACTTCTAAAAAATCTAAGAATATCATATAAAACATAATGACAACATCCAGAATTCGTATAATCATCTATATGTTATTGATAATCGCTATTTTATTCCTACTTTTAGGATTATTGTCTACTCCTGTCAAAGAAGGGTTGGATGTAAAACCGGTTACCAATATTACACCTAAGCCGGAAACCGACATACAACGCAAAACATATACAGTAGAGTTATTACAGGTAAAAGATACTGCGATGGCAGCCATACCAACGTTTGGCGCAATGGCTCCACAAGTATTTAATCCGGAAACAGCATATTACATTAACACGGTTTCGTCTATTAAGCCCGCGACAATCAATAAAAAAGCCATTTTCAAGGTAGATAATCCTGGACCGGTCGTACTACAAATGGAAACTAATAAAGCCGAGAATTTTATAGTCATTGTGCCACAAGAAGGAGGCAAGTTTCCTGAAAAATTTACGTTTAAAATAACAAATAATGTAGCGGAAAATAAATTAAATATGGATTTGTGGGGTTCTACACCATCCATTGAAAATGTTCCCTCCAACAGCGTAATCGGTTCCGATAATTATCGTAGTTTTCCTTATCCAATGGAAATTTTTCAAACTAAGGATAAAAACGATAAACTCGTAGATGGATTGATGATTGGTGGATTAAATATAGGAAATAACGCACTCAACATTATCGGCGGAGGACGATTATTTGATAGAAATTTTACTGATATTGGCGATGTGCAGAATTTGAGCGAAGACATTAAAGTTAATTGCAATGATTCCAAAGGAATAACCGGTATACTCATATATTTAGGTAAGGCTATCAAACAATAAATAATTGTAACTTAATAATTTAGTTACAATTTGTACGATTAAATCACAAATTTATAACATTATGTTATATAATGAAAATATTAACGTGGAATATATTAGCATCCGAATGGATAGATAATAAAACATATAACACTGTACCAAAATCAATCCGGTGCAATAGGACTATCCGATTAGACAGTATATTAAAATATATTTTTCTTCACGAAGCGAGTGTTATTATGTTACAAGAAGTCATGCAGCAAGAATATAATAAAATAGTTGCCACTTTACAAAATTTATATATAATATCTCCCTTGGTTCGCATACATTGGAGCATTAATAAAAACAATAGTGGTAATGTTACGTTATTTAAGAAGACAGACTTTTCAGAAAAACAAATGAAGCACACGTCTTTACCATTTGGACTACAAACAGAATGTTTATATAAGAATAAATTAGTTCGTGTGTTTAATGTTCATTTCACTGATAAATCTAGTCAAGAACGATATAAACAGTTGGGTAGCATAATGCCATTACTGCAAGAAGCAAGTAATTGTATTATCGGTGGGGATTTTAATCATCAGTATAGTTCTAACACGCGTTTTTATAATATTCCGAACTATACTATTCATAATACGAACTGTCCAACATATTATATAGAGCGTAAAATGAACATAGATAATATTTTATCAAAAGGTTTTAACAAAACAACCATTGCGAAATGCCCTGAATATCCCAAAGATATGGAAAAGGGATTTCTAACATATGGTTCGGACCATTTACCCATTTCGGTTGAAGTATACTAATTATAATCCCTTTCTATGGTCAACCACATAAGGATTTGACTTTAATGAATTCATTATTTCGGGATTAGTACGGTCCATTTGAATATTTGAGTACAATGAACGTTCATTGCCCGCAAGACGTCCCATAGTCTCCATATCAGGAGATTTATAAGGCATAGTACCAGTCAATGGACGAGAATTTTTTAGATAGTCGTCACGTGATTTTTGACGCATATTAATATCTGAATTTAACAATGACATATTTCCCTTCACTAGCCTGCCTTCAATGGTACTAGACTTTATATCATTGTTTCGTTGATTATAACCTGCTTCGTAAGAAGTCATTTGTCTAGTTCTATCGCCAGCGCCGGCGCCACCTGCATAGTAAAAGTCGCCCGTTTCTTGTCTGGTAGTATGAGCCGCTTGGTGCTCAGTTACTTTATACGCACCACCTTGTTGGTTCGCATTTACGTTCATATGAAACTTAGAATTCTCAGTTGTTTCGCGAGTAGTTGTTGGCAACTTGTCTGCGGGATTAAAGATATATGATTGTGGAACTGTTGTACCAGGATTTTGATACGGACGTAGAGAACCTATTACATTTTCTTTTCTAGAAGGACGAAACACATCTAATAATGGAGCAATTGCTGCGCCAATACCTCCACTTACCATACCAAAATAACTATCTTGTTTGTTCGCAGAACGATTATTCGGATATGCGGTTTTAGATTTGATACCATAATCCGCATCTGTCGCATAATTTCTTCCTTGTGCATTCGCCACACCAAATTGTACCTGACCTAATTGTTGGTTATGCGATGGCATATATTCACCAGGAAGATAGGATGCCTCATTTTGATATCCTGCAACACCTGTATATTCTACCGCAGTTTCGGGACGCGAAACAAATCGTTCCACAGGTACTGCACGCATCGTTTGACCCTTTTCAATACCTCCCGTTGTGAATAAACGTCCAATCTCTCGGTTGTTTGGTTCAGACATACTACGTTGGTCTATTTCAAAAATTCTTTCGGGGCGGTTCTTCTCCATAATACCCATTTGCTCACGAGTAGCAATCGTTTTAATCGCGCTATTCGCGGGTCCTTCGTGACCAAGTAATGAGCGACCAGACGATTTGGGATTATTATCCACACGCAATTGGTCAACTGTTTTGGGTAACCAAGCATCACGATTAGCCATACCCGAGTTAAATCCTCCTGCACCTTCGGTGGTGTATCCCAGTCCAAGACCAGGAGCCACGTTCTCCTGTTTAAACGGGTTTACATTAGACATTTTCATACTAGGATTTACACGGGATTGCATAAAATCACTCTGATTTGGCGCACCGTGTGCCCATTGTAAATTCTCATCAGGGGAGAACAAGGGGGATTGCTCTTTTTTCGTAATATATTGAGAACCCGCACCCGCAGAATAATCTAATATACTCTCCGCTGCATTGGGATTTGCACTGGGTGTTCTCATTTTACCTCCATAAAATGGCACCATATTGTTGTGCGTAAAATAGTTTGCCCCTACGCTTTCACCAGTAAGAGAGTGATAGGTGGGACCATCTGCTGCTGGCTTGTCGTTAGATTGTACTCTAAAATATTTGTCGGTATATACTCCCCCAGCATTGTCAAAACGGTTAGATGTGTACATATCAGACGATGGGTCTGCTTCGTTTGACGTATACATCTGTTCATCCGGATAGTTACGAACAGGAAGTTGAGTGTTTGGTAAATCACCCGACGAGAACCCTTCTTCCTCGTTTTCCTTCTTCTTATTCTGATTATTGATTAAATATAAACTTGATAAGGCAAATAGTGGAACAACAACCTCCATTTTATTTTATATTATATAATATTATATTTATTACATAATATTCTCCTATAACATTAACGTATTTTGTTAGAGTACAAGGTTCCCGGGCAAGTTTCTTCATTCCCTCCAATACACATTGACCGTCCGCCTAGATAATACTGTACGTGCTGAGTACCATCCACCACGGGTACTCTTCTAACGAAGTTATCTTTCTCTAAATTCCTGGTCTGTAAATTTTCAAGGAACCCTTTTTCTAAACCATTATGCGGATTTAATAGGGGTGTTTCCCATCGTGTTTGTTCTAAATCCTTGTACATCCACGCGGGATGACTAGCCCTGGTTTCTAGCACAAATGGTTCAGCATTTTTATACGTCACTGTCGATGGTTCTTTTGCAAACTGCTTATATTCGTTTAACCCCGCATTATCACGATTTAATGGTCTGGTCAAACCACGTAAATCGCTTTCCAAATTAATGGTGTTGTATCTAAGGTTCGCACCCCAGTGCTGTAAACGAATATGTGGGTCTTCTACAAATGGTAAATCGGTTCCTTGTCCGGGAACATCAAGCATATATCTCCCAGTGAAACTGCTCTCCATAACCTGTTTTTTAATCCGATTTGGGTCATCATGAAATCTAGTAAATGCCATATTGAGATTATAATTGATTAGTTATTATATCTTTGGAAAAAAATAATGTGCTAGAATAAATATAAAATTATGGTTATTCAATATAATATACAGGTTCTCGTTTATGTCTAAAATATGTCTAAATATGATTGTCAAGAATGAAAGTAAAATCATCGTACGGTTACTAACCTCAGTGTTACCATTGATTGACACCTATTGCATCTGTGATACCGGTAGTACAGATAATACGATTACAATTATCAAGTCATTTTTTGATATTCATAAAATTTCTGGCTGCATAATCAGTGAGCCATTTCGCGATTTTGGATATAATCGTTCATTCGCACTAAAACAATGCTATGGTTTGCCAAATGCGGATTATTTGTTATTATTGGACGCGGATATGAGATTAGAATTGCCTCATTCTTTCTCGGCAGAACAGTTTAAAAAATCATTAATATCAGACGCCTATTATATGTTCCAAGGTTCTCAACATTTCTTTTATAAAAACGTTCGTATTCTAAAAAATAGGGAGAACCTTTCTTATTGGGGTGTTACACACGAGTATGTTAACTTACCTGCCGATTGCAAGATTGGTGAAATACCGAGAACATCTATCTTTATAAATGATGTCGGTGACGGAGGGTCTAAAACGGATAAATTTGTTCGTGATATTCGTCTATTAACACAAGGCTTGATTGATGAACCAAATAACGAGCGATACACATTTTATTTGGCAAATAGTTATCGTGATGCAGGTCAGTATCAAAATGCGATTGATACATATAAGAAACGTATTGTACTTGGTGGATGGAAACAAGAAGTATGGTTGTCATACTATTCAATCGGAACCTGTTATAAGAATTTAAATGATATGCCGAATGCAATCTTTTTTTGGCTTGAAGGTTTTCAGTATTATCCAGAGAGGATTGAGAACCTGTACGAAATAGTGCAACATTATAGGACAATTGGGCACAATTTTCTCGCCTATAAGTTCTATGAGATAGCAGATTATCACAGAAAAACATATCCATTAACAGACCATTTGTTTTATCAAAAAGATGTATATGATTACAAACTTGACTACGAGTTCTCCATCTTTGGATATTATTGTAACATACCAAGAGAACAAATATTAAAGTCTTGTATGAAAGTCTTAAATTGCTCTTACACAACAGATAGCATTTTCAATAATGTATTAAAAAATTACAAATTTTATGTTTCAGCGATTAGTGAGTTCTCAACTAGTTCAGAAGTCATCCAGTTAAATAACATAAAAAACGAAATAGACCTGGGCGAAGCATTTGTAAGTTCTACCCCATCTTTATGCATTCATAATAACAAACTATATATAAATACCCGCTATGTAGATTACCGTATATACAGTAATGGTGAATATACAAACAACAAGGTGATCACCACTAAAAATATTGTTTCTATTTACGATATACGAGAACCCGAATGGAAAAAAACAGATGAATTTTTGTTGAAATATAATGAATTATATGATAGTGTATATGCAGGGATTGAAGATATTCGTATATTATTTAACGATAATAAGTTATGTTTTAGTGCAAATCGCGGATTAACATACAATAATATAACCATTGAGACTGGAACCATTGATATAAACAATCAGAATGTAACATCAAAGTTGGCAATAAAACCTGGTATGCGACCGGTTGAGAAAAACTGGGTATTATTTACACACAAATCAAATATAAAAGTCATCTACCAATGGTATCCATTAACTATCGGAGAATTTTCAAAAAATACGGATGTTGAGAACACGACCACCACATTTGTCACTACAAATACCATTCAAACTCCACCTTTCTTTAAACGTTTACGTGGGTCTACGAATGGGGTAATCATTGGAGATGAAATATGGTTTATCACACACATGGTGAGTGACGAGAACCTACGCTATTATTACCACATATTTGTTGTATTAGACAAAAACACATATGAAGTAACAAGATATTCAACAATGTTCTCCTTTGATAAAGAAAGAATAGAATACACACTCGGGTTTGCGTATATGGAACAAACTGACCAATTTATAATCGGATACAGTACAAACGATTGTACAACGAAGTATATGGCGATTAGTAAAAAATATATAGATAATTTATTATAATTTCACCTAAGCGTCCTCTTCTATATTGTTGACTACGGCTGTTTTGCAACAACCAAAACTTTTTCTATGCCATTGAGTAATACCATACTGTTGAATTCCATCCAAATGTGTTTTTGTACCATAACCCATATTTGCATCTAATCCATATCGTTGACTTAACAATGGATACTTTTCACATAATTCTAACACGTAATTATCACGTGATGTTTTCGCCAGAATACTCGCCGCTGCAATCGCCATATACGTACCATCTCCCTTTTCCACAGTAACGTGGGAGAGTTGCTGTAAGGTTTGTGTATTATCGTCGTAGGCGATGTAAGGTGTGAAATAATTACCGTCTATCACTGCCATAAAATCCGACAGAGGATATGTTGTATTATGGAGAGTATTTAATTTTAGTATTGTTTCGCGAATACACTCGTGCATTCCCTGCATAACTGCTTTTAATATATTAACATTATCTACTACATCTGCTTCTAAGTACGCAACGTGCCACGCCAATGCATGGTCTTTTATATAGGCAGCAGCCTCATTTAGCCTTTTTTTAGAAGAGAACTTTTTACTATCTTTGATATCTTTCCCACAAAAGGCAGACGGGTCTTTAGGTAAAACGACGCACGCTATATATACCCGTCCGAACAAACATCCACGCCCGGCTTCATCTATGGACAGTTCATATAGATGGGGTGGATTATTGTAAAACCGTTCTAGAACTTGTTGTGTGGCTCGGCTACGCTTTTGAACTTTACCGTCTACTTCCATTTGTTAAATGTAAAATATATTTTGTACATTTAATATCTTCAATTTTACATATTAGTGTATTTATTTTTCGTTCTATACTGTATATAATATGAAAGGCATCAAACTCACGCCATTGTTATTATTTATACTACTATTAATTATTTTAGTCATTTCAGTTGTATTCGGAAAGATGAGTAATATGGAAGGTTTTATTGCATTTCAAAAAGATAAATCCCCATTAGATAAAGTATGGATACCTCAATACTCAAAGAATGAACACGTGTACAAACTGAATGATAATATGTTTTTTGATAGTCGTAATGGTAATTTCATTGAATTAGATGCAGAACCATTTTCTGATGTAGCGTCATCTACACCGTCAGGAGCGACATCTACACCGACCGCTGCAAATGATACACAAATGCAACCCAAGGACACTGCAATTATTATAACGACCGCTGGTGTTGAGACGGCTGTAAAGACGGCTGTAAATACTGCTGCTCCTTATCTAAAAGAAATCGCTGATAAACAGAGAGCCGATATGCTATCGGATAACAAGGCTGCTGCCCCAGTTGTTCCCGATGCCCCCGTTGTTCCTGCTGCCCCCGTTGTTCCTGCTGCCCCCGTTGCCCCTGTTTCTCCTGCTGCCCCCGTTGCTCCTGCTGCCCCCATTGCTCCTGCTACCCCCGTTGTTCCTGCTACCCCTGATACCGGTGCTTCAATGGTTACCATACCAGATAATACACAAAGTCAATTAGAGATAGCAAAGGCTGCGATAGAAACTGCAAATTCAGCAGTTCAAAGTATTGACGCTACAAAAGAAGGTTTTAGCGGTGTTGATACTGCTGGGTCAACCATTACACGTGTATTAATCACCCCCCGTGAAGGAACCGCAAGTACTATATACACAGTTAAGCCAAATGATACTGAACCATATGACACCAATGAAAGCAAAAATACCACAGTTAGTTGCTTATACAAGTCGTGGAAGTATGAATCTCAATGCGTAAACACATCAAAGAAAACCGTGTTATATATGCCTTGGCAGACTGCTACGTACATTATAATCATTGACAAAGACAGTAACAATAACAATTATTCATTATATATGTTTGGTTCAAACAATGAAGTTGGATACAAATCATTTTCAAAAGACGAAGTGTCTGGTGGGTTCTCACAATCCATATTGGATGATAAAGCCAATAATATTATAAATGAACCATTGTATAATAATCAACCCGTTTATAAGATAAATAAGAACATTGGTTTTGATATTCAACGTGGAAATGTAGTGATTATTCCATCTATACAAGGTGGTGAGAATGTTGTATATAACAGAGATGGTAATAAGGTAGAGATTAGTGCAACCCAACCTATGGAGAAGGGCAGTGTTTCAACGGTAAGTTTCAATCCTTGGATTATAAAAGTCGGAGGAAAGATGGCAGGTTTTTATATGCCAAGCAAGGACACTACTGTTATATGTACACTAAGTGAGAACGGAAGTATCAATTTATCAAATGTTAAGCGTTTTACTACTGCCGGTGTAGATATTAACGGAGAAGTACAATCCATACCTACCCCTACTGATGTAAGTAACGACAGCAACTATATTTTGAAAACACAAATTGTGCCCCCAGTCTGTCCTACTTGCCCAGCGTGCCCGGAGAAAGCAATCTGCACAAACTGCGGTGGACAAGGAGGTTCTGGTACATTGGTATCTAAGGACAAATCTATTGTAGGCGAAGAACCGAGTAAACCCGATGGAACCCAACCAGGAGGTTTAATTCGCAAAGTTGTAGTAGATGCAGATGGTATTGCACGCGAGGTAATCACAGATGCAACCGGAATAGTACGAGAAGTTGCCTCCGGGACTGCGGGTCTAGCAAAGGATGCCGTCACAGGAACTGCTGGACTTGCACGTGATGCAGTTACTGGAACTGCTGGACTTGCACGTGATGCAGTTACTGGAACTGTCGGACTTGCGAAAGATACTGTAACTGGAACAGTTGGTCTTGCCCGCGACGCAGTATATGGTGCAACTGGATTAATTAAAGGGGCTGTATCAGATGTTGCAGGTATTTTCAGAACAAATCCTACACAAATACAAAATAATATGCCGAGCCCCAGCCAAGGAGGTGTAATGAACCCTTATTTGCAAACAAATTCAGGAAGACGACAACAATCAAACCAAGTGGTAATGGGTCCTCAGGTTGTGGATAACACCACGTATTTCGGAGCATTGCCTAATCGTCCAAGCACAAATTATATGCCAATCACGGCAGATTTCAGTGCATTTTCACGATAAACGAATAGTATAACACATAATAGATATTATTCGTTTGAATTAAAATATAAACGTATGACATATTATTAATATAACTTGACACAAATGGAAGAAATAATTAAAACAATAGATTTAAATACCATATTGGAACGAAAAACGATTGCCGATGAAATAAAAGCACAACTATTATTGTTTGATAAAAACTGTGATAATGTTCAATATAAAAAGGGTTTCTATATTTATGGTTCTCCTGGTTGTGGAAAAACAAGTTTTGTAACCGAATTGTTAAAAGAATTAAACTACGATATCATTAAATATGACGCCGGTGATGTACGTAATAAAAATCTAATAGACACGATTGCGAGTGATAATATGTCAAATCAGAACGTACTATCCATGATGACCAGAAATGTAAAAAAACTAGCCATCGTGATGGATGAAATAGATGGAATGAATAATGGCGATAAAGGGGGTATTACCGCATTAATAAAACTGATACGTCAAAAGAAGACAAAAAAACAAAGGCTAGAAAGCACCACGAAAAATCCAATTATATGCATTGGAAACTATTGCGTTGATAAAAAAATAAAGGAATTAATCAAAGTATGTAATGTGTATGAATTAAAATCTGCAACAAATAATCAAATGAGAACAATTGTTACCAAAATAATACCGTCTGTAAATACTCAACCAAGTATTACAATGGACATTTTATTAAATTACATACAATCTGATATGAGAAAACTAGGTTTCGTGTACGATATGTTTAAAACTGGTTCAGAACTGTTAAATGCTGAAATAATACAAACCATTTTTCATACGAAAATGTACAATGAAGATTCTAAAAAAATTACAAATGCTCTAATAAATGTACCAACACATATATCAAAACACGCTCAGATAATGAATGAAACGGAACGTACAATAGTCGCATTATTATGGCACGAGAACATTGTAGATACGTTTTCATCTTGTTCTAAAAAACGAAGTATGCCAGTGTATTTACAATTATTGAAAAATATGTGTTATGCAGATTACATTGACCGAATAACCTTTCAATATCAAATTTGGCAGTTTAACGAAATGAGTTCTCTGATAAAGACCTTTTATAACAATTACATTTATCACAAAGCATTCCCCGAAAATAAAAATAAATTTAAACCATCCGAAATACGGTTTACCAAGGTTTTAACCAAATATTCTACTGAATACAATAATATGATTTTCATTACAACCTTATGCCAAGAGTTAGATATGGACAAATCTGACCTAATAGCAATGTTTCAAGAATTACGAGTGAATAATGGAGAAGATTTCTGTAATCAACCGCTAAGAATAAACGATTACGAGGCAATATTCATAAACAATAACATTACCAAATTAGACATCAAGAGAATGTACAGATACTTAGATAAAAACGTAAAGAAAGATTTATTAAATATGAACGATGAACTCGCTGACGATATGTCATTGTAAAATATTTATGAATATACAAAATCATAAATATTTAACCAAATAAATAATGAAGTACAATAGTGTTCTAGATGTCAGACATATCTACTATTACTTCTGGACTACTTTTTACGTCGGTACTTTTTGTTTCAGGTAAAACCGGTTCAACAACTGGCTCCAAAGTTATGTTAGGGGGAGTATTATCTGTTGTATTAGGTTCTAGTTGTTCCTTAACTCTAATATACTCTCGTAGTATCGCAATATTTTCTTGACCTAACTTAACATATTCCTGGCTAAGAGTATCATATTCTTTACGGAATGCAATCCGTTCTTGAACAATTTGGGAATTTTCTAAACTAAGTTTTGTGCATTCGGAATTAATCTTGGTGCATTCTTCTGTTAATTTAGCATTTTCTTCTATTAACCGGTCTTTTTCCTGCTTTACATTAGATAATTCACTAACTGTATTCAACAAACGGTTCTGTAAAGATTGGTTCGCTGCAATATATTCATTTAATTGTTCATTTGGCTTAGTGTCTACATTTGTTACTTGTTTTGATGCATTATTTGATGAATTTAGTTTAAGTATCTTATCTTGCAACAATCCAATATATTTGGCGTTTTGATTATTTTTATCTTCCAATGTTTGGTTTTGTTCTTGTAACTGTTTAATAATACCAACAACCTGCTCGCTAGTTAATTGTAATGGCTCTTGACCCGGACGGTTAATAAAAATGGGTCCAGTTGCTCTTTGTGCAGCCATCGCATCTTCTATCATTTTTTCGCGCTTTTCCTCAATTTCCTTAATTTGTTTCAGTGCATCTGGTTTCATATGAGGTCTGCCTGGTTCATAATGTTCTAACAAACCATCAATATCTTCCATAAAAAACTTTTTAATAGGACCTTCAAACGATTTACGTATAAAATTATTCACGTTTTTAGGAGATTCTTTGAAGAAACGAGGGTCTTGATTTTGTTCAAACATCTTACGTTTATCAAATGTATTGTGGTCGTGTGAAAACACAAGAATTGTTTTTAGCGGGTCCAGTTGAACAAATGGCATGGTATAATCTTTTAAAAATGCTCGTTCTTCTGCTAATGCTGCGTGGTCTTCGTACTTAGTCGTTTTTAACATTTCAGTTTTGAATGCAAATGTCCCGGCAGTTGCATGGTTATCATTATAGGGTCCACATTGTATCATTTTATTCATAGACTTAAAGTAAATGTATATTTCACTTGAACCTGCACATAATGCTTCTGGCTTTCCAAGCAAACGCTCAACTGCGTGTGAAATTCTTTCTGGTGGATAATAATCATCATCGTCCATATATACAATAATTGAACCGCGAACAAATTGATGCATATAATTACGCTTTGCACCCAACGTCATCTTTTCAGGCACTTCAAAGTAACGAATTTGTGGTATACCGGATGCCAAAACCAAGTCTTGTATTTTATCTGTACCATCGTCTACTATAATCCATTCTATTAAGTGCTTCGGATAATCTTGATTGATAAAGCAATTAAACATATTCTGGATAAATGGTCTGCGGTTGAATGTTGGAGTACACACACTCACCATCGGAAGATTAGACATATTCTTAGTTTGTTTCATTTACGCCCGTGAATATTATTAGTAAATATAACTATTTATATCGGTATATCAACATATATTTTAATTTATGAATATATGTTGATTATGAAACAACTTATACCTGTGGTTTCACACTAGATTGAGGTACGACCGGTTCGGTGGTTGGATTGAAATTGACATTGATATTGTTTACTTTCGGTATAACTTCAATTACTTTACTAACACTTTGCATTTTATTAGCAACATCATCCATTGTTGGAAGGCTACTTTTAACTTTATCCAACGATGGGAGTTTTTCGTATACATTGTTCACAAACTCGGTTGCGTTATGAATGTCTTCTTTGAGACTTTCGTCAAAACTCATTTCAGTAGGTTTAGAATTGTTTAAACTATCATTCATTGGTAATACATCGGACGGTTCAACTTCCGTAATATATGACGTAAAAATGGTTACACCGAGTAATATGATTGCCATACTATTAATACACATCAAGACAATTTTTAATACGGGACCTTTAATATGCAACACATAATCAATCAGACCATATATGAACATCGCAATAAATCCAATACGTATCACGTATCTGTATATAAAATTCAGGAATACATTGAAATTGTTCACTATTTTATCCAACATTGACATCGGTTTGCAAATGGTTTCATCTTTTACTGGAAGTTTATTTGCATTGATATATTGATGTATTTTTTTGATTGTTGCGAAGAAACCGTCTTTACTTAACAATGGTATTCCAAAGAACGAGAACACAAACAGATACAAGAAACACAATGTTGCAGCAATCGGTACAGAGAACATCATCAAAAAGAATATTTTGAATATATTGGAAATAAATGGCATGATAAGTGACGCTGGAAAGCCCGCTACTAGTTTCGCGACATTTAATGCCGCAGAGATTGGTTGAAATTCAAAAAACGACAACACATACAGTAAAAACGTTGTACCATACATAAATGAGAGTATCGGGTTAGACATATTTACACTGGCGATATCAATTAATATTTTGCGAATAGATGATGCTGACGAGTAGAAGAAGCGAATAAGTATAACGAACAGCAATATAAAACAGATAGCCACATTGATATAACTTGTTAAAAATTCCGGACCAGACTTGACAAAGTATTCTTGTAATTTTTCAGGAAAAAACAATGGAATATCTAAGAGGAAATCTAACAATGCATATATTGTATTCACTATACCGGCTTCGTGTAAACTCTCGCGAGAAATATCATATAATTCTACGCGGTCTCCGTGCTCTTTATAGAACATCATAAACGCCCAATTATATACGGCAATTATGGCAGCAATCATAGATAAAAACCAACAAACATATTTTTTTACAACTGGAATATCTGCTTTATTTTTAGATTTACCTGAGCCTATATTTACAATCGTTTCTGCAATCTTGGTTATTACATTATTAATCGCATCGTATAATGAATTAATGGAATCTTCTGCTGAAAACTTTTTGGTACTTCGTTTAGGTCCTCCACCTTCGTATATATTATCTGGTTGTGTCCAATCATCCTCACTAAACGTTGCAAATGGTTCAGACGTCGTTCTAGTAGACGGATTATCTATTGTGGGTTCCACATCATTTATATTTTCTAAGGGTTCAATGTTTTTGAAATTTCGTCGTTTTTTCTTTTTATGCACCATATTTATTTTATTTTTCATTGCCTCTGTTTGAAAATTAGTAGCATCATTTGTGTTACTAAATGTTTTCATATAGGGACTATTCATATTAACTTCTGGTATTTGTTTCATAAGTATAGTATAATATTTATTGCTTATACTATACCGACGTATAATAAAACGTTCGTTCGCGCGGAATTATCTGGTATACATCATCCCACAATTACCATTAATAAACGATAGAATGTTATATCTTTCTTCGTACAAAGTCATATTATAATTATATTCGTATAATTTCCAATTTGATTTACGGACGCCTACTGCATTTCCACATAAATCACATATAATATCAAACCTAGAATTCACTGGGTCAATCGGTGGAACATATGTAGATATTTCTAATTCAATGTTTTTAAATTTACTGAGATTAATCGCTCCGGATGGCTGATATTCATATGGGCTCGTATTCAAGCAGAAATTATAACAGTAAATACCTTCTTTTGCGTTACCCTTTGTACGAGTATACTTCTCAACATAGTCATATATTCCACGTGTCAAGATGTTTTCACGATACTCACCATCTAAAACTATACCCATGGTTTCTAAGATATGTTTATGATTATCAACTATAAAGTTACCCGTAACAAATAGACCAGTTGTACGCACATCCCTAGGGTCCACATTTGGAAATTCGCCAATCAAATTCTGATCATTTCTATACACTGTAATATCTACTGGAATATTTTTATACGGCCAGTTTGAATAATTTGACCACTCATTACGCATATTCGCATCATTACGTTGTAAATACCACATCCAACTTGAAATCATACCATTTGATTCGAGTTTTATACGTTTTGAACCAGTAATATTTTCAAATTTATATTCAAATACGTCTTTTACTAAATAAACGTGGTCTTCTGCCGCAAATACGTGGGCTTCTTCCTTTGAAAGAAAACAGTATGTAGATATCAAATGTATATCCGCGTTCCAAGTGGATACTTGATTTTCATATACCACTGGATTAAAACCAATAAGTTTATTATTATTACTCGCATCTATAATTGGAGTAGGACGATTTGGAGGAGTTTGCAAGAAACGATACATTTGAAACCGGGCTTCGTTAAAATCCGGCTGAACATAGGGTCTATTATTTGCATTATCAAATACATCACGCACAACGAACAAGTCTCTTATCGGACGCATTGTAACATTAATTACTAATTCGTTATACTGTAAAGCAATTAGTGGAAATGCACACCCATTATTCAACGTAAACCAAGTATTTATTGGAATATACAAATTTCGCCCACGAATAGAGGGTTCCGCACCAGTTGTTTGGTTCGAATACATCGCAGACGGATATGAATTCGCTCGCGTATAAGAGTTTGCTGGGTTATTTAACTCTGGTACGTGTCCGGTCATTTGATTAAATAATTCCTTTTTTTCCGCAGTAAAATCACGTTCAACCATTAATTGTAAATATTCACCAGTATATTTTTGTAATGTTTGAGAACCACAAGTAATCACTATTTCCTTTATCATATTTGTACCGAGATGTTCTATCCACTTAAAATCATAAGGTGCCCAACGAAAGTCCGTGCCAGACACTGCGTTATTTATCGGATGATGTATAGGGCTCCATATATCAGGTATGGTTACAACTACATATGTGTCCATAAGTAACTCGGCATAACGCGGAATTTTAAATGTAAAAGTTGAATCCTCAGTTAAACGAAGGTCTCTTAAACCATTGTAATCTATTCTGAACTTCTGAAGTCCAAAGTTACTATATTTACAATAGGTAACTTTAAAGAAAGTTTTACTAGGATTTCCAGTTAAAAATAGATTATTATTTCCAAGTGCAACAATGTTTAGTAATCCACCTGCCATTTCTGTTTAATATATATTTACTATTATATTTGTTATAGATAATTATATTTATTTTTTGTCTCCTTATTCTTTATAGTCGGTGTAATATGAAAACTTATCAAACAATATTGCTTATAATCACAATATTCGTTTTTCTATATGTAATATGGCGTTTTCTCAGACGACGTAGAGAAATAAGTCGCTTGCAAAATAAACTACATATTGAAGGATTAAAGAACTTGCACAAATGCAAAAACCCTACTTGTGAAAACAATCATATTGACCGAATTGAAGGTTTTGGTTCTCTTGAAACCGAATACAATGGACTTATTGAAACCAATCCGAATAATATTATGTCTATTGGAAAAAAATATACTGACCGTCCACTCAAAGAGTATGTTATTAAGACTTCTTACAATAGTGCCATCACTGGTAATTATGTGAATACTGAAATGGTAAAATACGTCTTACAACGCGGATGTCGTTTCTTAGATTTTGAAGTATTATACATAGATGAGAAACCATATGTCACCTATACCACTGACAACAAGTACGAAATAATTAATACGGACAACAAAGTACTCTTAGATAATGTATTAACTGCCGCGATATCACAAGCATTTACTCAACCTAGCCCGAACTATGAAGACCCTTTATTTATTCATTTGCGTCTAAAATCCAACAATAATGGCATTTATAAAGCAGTCGCTAAGTCTATTGATGCTAATTTACGTGCGAAATTATATTCTAAAAAAATTACTCATAAGACAAAGTTGTCGGATATAATGGGAAAAGTGGTTATTGTCATGGACAAATCCATAAATCGCAAATATGCTACTGATAGTCTATGTCCAGTTAGTGATAAGGAGTGTCACAATCTCTCTAATTTTATCAACTTGGAGAGCGGTTCCGATATCTTGTATCAAAACACATATACCGACATTCTAAACCAATCCTATAATATTGTTAACATACAAGATAAATGCGAAATTTGTACAGATGTTCATCGTTATAGACTGGTTGTTCCCGACAAAGTAAATAATAATTCTAAAAATCCGGATGCATATGAACTTATTGGAAAACACGGATGCCAGATTGTTGCAAACCGCTTTTATATAAAAGATGATTATCTGAATAAATATGAAAAGATGTTTCACGATAACAAAGGTGGTATAATACCACTAGCATTTGTTTTAGACTATATCAAGAAGGAGGAAGGAAATAAATAAGACCTAGTTTAGACCAACACAAAATCTTGTTATATTGTATACAATGAATAAATATAACAAGAAACGCTCAAAAAAGGCTTATCCTACATCCCGCCAAAAATTTAAAAATGCGGCTTGTAATAATACTATGACTTTTCAAGAGTGTGAAATGGCAATATTAAGACAATCTATTGATGAAAATGAAGAACTACAAGGACAACGTATTGTAAATAACGAAGATGTCAAAAAAATATTGAAGATTGTTGAAGACTTTATAGTAAATAAAAAACTTATTTGTTATGGCGGAACTGCGATTAACAACATCTTACCCAAGAATGCACAGTTTTACAACAAAGAGACGGAATTACCCGATTACGACTTTTTTTCACCGAATGCAATGGATGATTGCAAAGAACTCGCGGACATCTATTATAAGAATGGATACACGGATGTTGAAGCCAAAGCCGGTGTGCACGTCGGAACATACAAAGTATTTGTAAACTTTATACCCATTGCTGACGTTACCTACTTAGTACCGGAAATATACAATGCAATCCATAAAGAAACGATAATTATTGCGGGTATTCACTATGCCCCACCCAATTATTTACGTATGGCAATGTATTTAGAGTTATCTAGACCTGCCGGTGATATTTCTAGATGGGAAAAGGTGCTCAGCCGATTAAACTTATTAAACCAGTACTATCCGATGAACGATACCGAATGCTCACATATTGATTTTCAACGAAATTTGGACAGTAATATGGATAATGCAGAACAGTTGTATATTGTTACTCGCGACACGTTAATTAATCAAGGGGTAGTATTTTTTGGAGGATACGCATTTGGACTATACTCAAAGTACTCCAATGGAAAATACAAAATGGACGAAGTACCTGATTTTGATGTATTGTCAGAAGACCCCGACCGTACCGCCATGATTGTCAAAGAACAATTGATGCAAAATAATTTTAAGAAAGTAAAAATCGTTAAGCATAAACAAATTGGAGAACTTGTACCCGAACGTTGCGAAATAATGGTTGGACCAGAAACAATTGCTATGATATACAAACCTATTGCGTGTCATAGTTATAATAAAATACAAATAAATCAGAATGAAGTTAACGTTGCAACCATTGATACCATTTTGAGTTTCTATTTGGTGATGATTTATTTGGATGTAGAGTTAAATTACAATAGGCTCATTTGTATGGCAAAATTTCTATTTGATATTCAAGCAAAAAATAGACTAAACCAACGCGGATTGTTGAAACGCTTTTCTATGACATGCTATGGTAAACAGTTAACATTAGAAGATATACGTGCAGAAAAGGCATTAAAATACCGTGAATTCAAAGAAGGCAAAGTCAACAAAGATGAATACGATATGTGGTTTTTAAAATATACTCCGGGTGAAAAACCTGTAAAAGCCAAGCATAATAAAACACGGAAAAACGTCAAGTCTTTGTCATCTGAAAGTTCTCCTGAACCGGAAAAGGAGCCAAAAAAGAAGACGATATTTGACATATTACTGGCGGCTAAAACTCACTAATAAATGTGGTAAATTGAACCATCGTATAATACAGTGACCCAAACAGCATACTTTTTAACAGTAGCCCGTAAAAGTTAAAATTGCCATCATCATTGTAAATGGATAAGAAAGACAGTTTTTTAAATATAAGTGTATTTACCACAGGCATCTGAAATATGAAATATAGGATGGCAATAAAAATCGGGGTTTGAAGATTTGTAATCATATCATCTATAGAGTTTCTGCGCCTCTTTTTTTCTTCGTATTCTTTTAGGTTCTTTTCAGTGTCTTTTTCGTGTTCTCTAACATAATCGTCCAAGTCCTTATGTTTTGGAATATAATTCGGTTTTACGCGTTCGTCTTGCGAATATACGGTTGTATCTTGTTGTATATCACGAGATGGCAATCGTTGATGTTGCATCGCATTTAATTGCGCGATATCTTGTTCGGACAATTGATTTGGTACAGGTACCATCTGACGTGCATTGTTTTGTGGAAATTGTGCGGTAGTATCTTGTGGCATCTCAATAATCGGATTTTTATCTGAAATTCCATATGGGTTTGGGTGAATGTTTATAGGAATGTAATTGTTTGGCATCTCAGTTGGTTTATTGGAGGGTGCATTGCCATTTGGTAGGTCAGATAATCTCGTAAATGAATTCTCCATTTGACTATACAATATCTGATAACAATATTGTATAATTTTTACGAATAAACCTTTGTATTCTATTTATTCATCGGTTACAGTATGTGCGGATACCTTAATAATACGCTTCGTGGAATCACACTTTCCGGGTTCACTTTTATATTTATAGCATTTATCACTATGTTTAAATGTTTTATCTTCAATGTCCTCAATGACGGGTCCGTTAAACACTAAACATTTGTCATCCGCACAAGTTTTCTTGAACAATGTTGCTAAACCCAAACCTAATAATATAGAAATCAACATCTGTCCGGTTGGTGTGTTTAATAGTCTTTTAAAATTCATTGTATATTATAACTTACGATAATATAGAACGACTAAATTGTAAATCAATAATGATTATGATTGTACCGGTACTTTACTGATTTCACTTTCGTTTGTAGGACAAGTGACCTCTGTTTGTTTAAACGAAAAACAAGTATCCGTACTATCTTTATATTGCAAAACGCCTACATTTTCTGGCGTAGGGTAAACGTATATTTTTCTAGCGTCGGGCATCGTAATATAAATTGCAAATAACCCGAATGCTAAACTTAGTATGAAAATGTCTAGTCGTATGTATTTGAATATACTCATAACGCAACTAACTAAAATATAGACATATTTTTCTATATTCAATATTTTTATTTTTTACTCTTCTTCTTTTTCTTTTGCGAGGCTAGTTGAGAGTTCTTTTTATCTTCTTCATCCATCTCCTTCAATAAATCTGGATGAATAAAACTCTTTTCTTGGACCTCTTCTCCTTCCAATCTAAACACGTATTTATCTTGACCACTACCTTGTTGCAATGAATACTTTGCCGCGAGTTGTCGTTGCATTTCAATACGCGCTTTTAGTTCTTCCTCTTGCTTTAATCGTTCCGCTTCTTGTTGTAAACGTTTGATTTCAACGCGTCGCTTGGCGTTTTCCTTCAACTTTTCTTTTTTTACCATTCTATCCATTGCATTTGTATCCAAACGAACATTCTTACCAAGACCCCCTAATCCACCCAGACCAGCAGCCAATCCTCCCAAGTTACCCATACCACCTAGACCCGCAGCCAATCCTCCCAAGTTACCTAGACCACCCATCCCCTTCGCCATCGTCTTAAACATATTGTTCAATTCGTCGTTTCCCCCCATATCTTTCATCTTACCGATAAGGTCGCCCGCTTCTTTCATAATTTCCTCACGTGAAATTTCGCCACTTTTCATTTTTGCATCTAATTTACCACTCACCGATTTCATCAAATCCATAATCTTCTTCGGGTTTTTCATGAGGTTCTTAATCACATCTTGTGGATTTTCAGTATTCGCTGCATCCGCGCCCAGTAAATCCGCAAATTCACCGGAAATTTCTTCTGCCATCTCCTTAGCAAGAGAACCAATCTTTCCATTGAAAATGTTCTTCAAATGGTCTTGAATATTCTCCATATTTGGCATTCCTTCCATTTTATCAAACATATTTTTAAATTCCTCCGGTTTTTCTGATTGACTATCGCCATCGTTTGCAGCAGCATTATCCATATTCTTGAAAAAATCGGTTAGTCCACTCATCGTCTCACTCAATTTCTCCTGCAAATCCTTTTCGTCAATACCATCAAATATGTTCATCGTGTCGCCAAACATGTCTTTATCCTTTACTTCACCAATGACCGTGAATAAAACCAACTGCAAATATTTCCACATTGTTTTTTTGGTATTATCACTGACACCTTCGGTATTGTACAAAACTTTAAAATCCACATTTGGTAAAAAGTGTACATTTACTTGACTTTCCTCCGAAAAGATATCTTCGTTCTGATATAAAATATCAAAAAAACGTTCAGGATATACCGACTTACAATGATTAAAAATACCGGTCAATACATCTTCTGGCAACTCGGGATAAATCATATCATTCCATAAATGAACGTATTCGGGGAAGGTGATGGATAAATCTTTTGTGAAATCAAATATGACAGAAGCAAAATTCTTAGGAATAGTTTTAACGTCCATAATATAAATATGTTTGAGGTTTTATTTAACTCATTTTACCCATAAATATAATTGAATGGTGTAGAAAATTGAACTATTTAATTACTAATACCAAGTAAATCATCTACTTAATCAACATTAGTAATAATGTCAAAGAATACGTTAAAGTTATATATTCCCCGCTTGTTAAATGGTATTACTACAAAAGTAGTAAAGAATACGTTTAATCGTTTACAACTTGGGGACGTATATTATATTGATATGCATCGTAAAATAAACGAAAATCGTAATGTCTATTACTTTGCATTCATAGAAATAAATTTATATGATACAGATGCTGCGGATAATCTTGCTAATCTGATAAATAATAATAAGGTAGTTAAACTGATATATGATGAAGAGGCTGCGTTATACTGGGAAGTTAAGAACCATATTCCAAAAGATGTACGTAATGTGAAATCGTCTGCCTTGGTTACACCAGTCACACACGAAAAATTTGTTAGTATCGTTAAGTCTCAACAACTACCTATGTATGTAAGTGATGAAAATGCAGGACCAGAAAATGATGACCCGATTGATTACGACAAGGATGATGTCTTTGATTACGATACATATATCAGAGACAACGTATATAATATGTGGGATAATAAGTACAATTTTCGTCCTCTAATCTAGATTATTACACCAAAGAAAAAATAAAAATATGAAAATGTAAATTTTGTACATTTTTTTATAGTCATATTGTATAGCCGAACAATATGTCATATACCACATCGGAATTAACCAAACTACAAAATAATTTTCAAAATATATGGCTATTAAAGGACGAGATAGTTAAGACAAAACAAACGATTACCATGAAACTCTCTCATTTGAAAACCATATATAGCGATTTAACCAAAAAGAATACAAAAAAGATGTATTTATTTTGTCTGGATACCTTCTTTTTTCAATATAAAACATATTCTATTGAAATGGAGAACTTAGACAAACACCGAATATTATTAAATAATCGTATGTATTGTGATTACTACAAATTATATAATTTGATTACTGCATACATGAAAGAGAATGCTGAGGAACTTGATACGGAACAATTAGACATTCGTACATTTGCCGCATACAAAGAACTTGAACCATATCACGAATATAATTTAGATGATATAAAAGCATTGCATTCAACTATTTTATCCTTTATTAAACATCTGCAAACTAGATACGAGACAAACGAAGATAATATACGTAATTATAATTCAAAACATCGTGTCGGATTTTCCATCTCTAACTTTTTAAATACGATGGATTACGAGAACCTGTTAGTTAAACAACAAATTGATTTATATTTGAATTATATGGCGTTTTTCCATATCTCGCAACAAAAACAGTTAAAACGATTACTGAATAAATTACAAGAGTTTGATACCGATATTGAGGAGAACCTGAATGTAAACACGATGTGTTCAATTAATGATATTGCACACTCTGAACCGATTGAAGATTTCTTTAAAATGGAGGCTGCGTCTGTCATTTCACAATATAACAGTGAAGCCAATTTAAATGTCATTGAACAGATAAAAATAGAATTTGCTGAGGAAGTCAGTTCAGATAGACCGTGAGTTCTGGCGTAATCGTCGCAATAATAACATTGTAAATACAAAATTACAACGTTATTGCTATATTTTTATTTGTATGTTATTATATATAAAATTTAAATGACAGACCGAGAAAATGATAAATTAGGTTTAGATAGTCCACGAGAAATTAGTAGCAATAATCCACATGATAATAAATCACTCAATGCGAATACAGATAGTAATATTAATTGCGTTGAATGGTCCCCGGATAATGAAAAAATAATGATTGAATGGTGTGATGTTGCGCAATGTTATAAATGGTTAAATTTGCGTTCACACGGTAAATATTCTACTATGCACGCTTGGTTTACCATACCTGCGATTGTATTTTCTACCATCAGTGGTACTGCGTCGTTTGCACAAGAAAGTTTTCCTGAAAATATGCGGAGTTATGCTCCGTCTATCATTGGTAGTATCAATATTTTTATTGGTATTTTAACTACCATTCAACAATATTTAAAGATTTCTGAGTTGAATGAAGCACATCGTGTCGCCGCCATATCCTGGGATAAATTTGCACGTAATATACGAATTGAGTTAGCAAAAAAACCGTCGGAAAGAGACCACGCAGGACATTTTTTAAAAATCTCTCGTCAAGAATTTGACCGACTGATGGAAACTAGTCCTTCCATCACTGACGCTGTGATTGAGGAATTTAATGACAAATTTAGTGGAAAGCCTGGTTCTGAAAAGAGACGCCATTTTGACAAGTTGAAGAAACCAGATATTTGTGATACCATTATTAGTGCGGATGAAACACGTAATCGTTGGTATGAGGAATTAAATAATATACCTGCGGATACAATGGGTTCAATTGACGACGCTGCTTTACGTGCGAAAGATAAGTTTATATTGGAACAACAACAATTATTACAAGAGAAAGAAGCCGAACTTGCGCGTCATAACGAAATACAATTAGCAAGTGTACGAGTAAAACTAGATAATCAAGAAAAGGCAGCGCAAATACGTAGAGAACAAGACTTATTTTTTAATAGTCAGGTTGCTGTTATAAATGCATATATAAATGGTTATATGTCATTATATTCTAGACAACCAACGGTTACCGAATTAAAAGAGAATTTCAAGAATGAAATACAAGAAGACATATTAGATAAATTCTTATCTACTTACGACCAACTACAAAAAGTATAGTCGTGGAGAACCTATAACAATATTCGGGTTTATTACAAATATTGTTATATTTCGGAGAACAAATCAATGCTCTTCACTGACCAGTATTCAATTCCATCCGATAAAAAACATACACACTCGTTATCTTCAATATACTCATATTCGGTTTTAATGAATGGTTCGTGCAATACATATACTGCATCATAATTTAATAGTGCAAACCGTTTTACTAGTGTAGCATCGGAATTGTCCAATAATTTACTTGTAAATAAATATCCATTACCAACCACTGGGTGGTGTATTTTATCATTGATTAAAGACATTGTTGTATCGTTGGTATCTAAGTACTTCGCATTTGTATATTCGCCATTTATCTCTTCACATAAATACACTGCAATCGGATAAAGGATTGGTTGTTGTTTGTTATCACGCATATATTTTAACACGTTTTCGCTATTGATTACGTTTGCCGCTCCATCCGAGATGGATATTCCGTTTACCCGTTTTTTATTTATAATTTCTTCAATGAGACAACTTTTATGGTTCTCGTCAAACTTGTTTATAAATTCTACATCAGATACATCAAAGAACACATATATCTCTCCTGCGACTTCAACAAAGCCTTTATAGCATTCAAAAGAAATTGACTTATTATCTACTGAATTATTTTGTATATAACGAGAACCTTGCATATACAAATAATCGTCATTTTCATCAACATTTTCGGTTACAATTGGCGCATTCGTTTCCACTTCTTGTTGTGGGTTCTCATCAGTTGCATCCAAGGGCATAATATGCTCCGGATTATCCTCAACTTCGGCATCGTCTGTGGTTACTGTATTCGGTGACAGCACTTCTGTAATGTTTGGAAATGATAATTCGCCATCATTTGCCATAAGATAATAGGTAATAAACGGCTGTTTCAACCCAGTATGTTGCATATACATACACAAATATGTGGTCTTCTTATTCTCCTCATCAAATTGAAATTCGCGTGATAACGGGTCATCGTTTAGATAAGTGTATTTTTCGTCCGATATGTTATTGGTAACTATGTCTGGGTTTTCTTCATATTCAGGTATATTTAAAATTTCACTTGTGTTCTCATAGTCAGTAGTAATATTGCGGGTTTTCTTCATGAATTTATCTCTAATCAGATTTCTTGTATCAGTAATGCTAGACATTGTTGTATACACTATACTGCAATTTTATTATGAGATGTAAACTAATAATAAAAATAATATAAAGATGTTTTAGTAGTTATTTGTATAATTAGCAACCGCTATATATCTATTTAGGACTTTTCCTACCCAATCCTTTCTAAATCTAAATGACCGTTGCCGACGAGAAATCTCTACAAAGTGACTATGCCGACTATGAACCGGTATATAAACAAGACGAATATACATTAGCCAGCGAGAGCAGTGTAAAGTCTGACCCCAGTCCTGCTAAGCGAAAGCAGCGAAATTATATGGATGCCTATCTATTGAACGACAAGACATACCACAAGATGGTTCGTTTTGGTGGTTCTAAGGACGAAAAGGTTGGCGTGTATTCCACTCCAACCACTCCTGGGTCAAAAATTCGTGATGCTATTACCGGTGCTACTACACCGCTATGTAGTGTTGGAAGTGCATACGAAGATTTGTATTTCAAAGTCGTATTTGCTACTGGTGATTTCGGTAGCGAGCCGAAAACAATGTTCTTTGATTGTCCAGAGCAATATGAGCGCCATCTAAACGCTACTGTTTCTCAACAAAATAAGGACAAGTGGACAAATAAGTTTGCTGCTGCTCGCAAAGTCTTAACCGAATAATAGTACAAACAACTACTGCCATTTAGGAATTTATTACACATAAAAAACAAAACAAAAATGTCGTTATATTATAAATCAACTCAAAATGTACGATACACCCATTCCAATGATAAATTATGTAATGGTAGGAATTACCGCTTCGGTATTAGCCTATGCTACTGCAATGGATATTGATGATAATACGAATGAAAATCCTGATAATAGTACCGGATGGGCGGTTGACAGTTTACCCGGTTTTGATAACAAGGAAACCAGTGAACCCGAGCCCGAGCCCGAGCCAGTGGAAGAACCACCGATGCCTGAGGCAGAGGCTGAGGTAATTCCAGAAACACCCGTACCAGAAGTAGAAGCGCAATTAGTCACTGAACCGGAAAAACCGAAACAGCCAGTTGCATTACCAAGTATTTTTGGTGGAAAACGTTCCAAACAATCATTACGTAATAAGAAATCACATAACAAAAAACACAAAAAAACCCGAAATCACAAGCATCATAAATAGAAAATTGAAATTATATTACCTATTACAAAATAAGTAACATAATTTACCAAGAAGTCATTAGAATGTCATTTATTACACATATCACACCGCGCAATGTGTCTGACATTTTTATAACCGCAAATAATATAAAAAACAGTCTATCGCAACCGTTAAACAAGGTATATGTTTCCATCGGAGGGAAATTCAATGCGCAATATGTACAGTTAAACCGCAAGACACAAATTGAAACCAATTCAGTATTTCAAATGCTTCCTGGTTTTATTCAATGTAAAGAAACCTATGAGGATGACCAGTGTATTATCATTGCAATTGACGATTTTCAAAATAAAACCAATACGATAGAAAATATAGGGTTATTAAACCGGCATCTCATAAAAGGCGCTCATATCATACTATGCAATCAATATTGCACAGAAACATTTATTGCCTCTTTTATGGAAAATCTACTTGAATTCCTGAAACAGTCAAATATATACAAGGAAAATTTTATGATATGTAATTACGTCAAATTTCTAAACGAACCAAATGATTTTGAAAAAATGTCTGCAACCGTTATTCCAGAGACTATACAGCATATTCTGAACTTAGAAGCAAATAATCTATATTCGGAATGCTTTTACGATTGGTTTGGATACAATAATCACTTATATAATTACATTTATTGCTACAAACTATATCGTCATAATTTTATAATTTTACAGAGATTAGAACAAATCATTGAACAAATAACGTATAATTCAAACGCAAAAATCTCCTTTCGCGACTACAATGAAACCAATTACTTGGATAAAATATATGATATTACTGGGAATGGCATTGATAAGTATAGATTATCAATGTCATTGCGAGACCATTTAATTGCAAATAATCATTTAGAGCACAAACCTCGGTCAGGTTTACAACAGGTCTAGACACGCTTGGAAAAAGTTTTGTAATTTGGCTTTATCTATACCACCAACCGCCTCGTCAGGAACAAAACTATTGTTACCTTTTTTATAGCACAAAATGACAGGAATACCATTTACCATCTTTTTCATTTTTAGGAATGCATATAAATCTACACTGACGTCAATGTCTACGAGTACACATTGAACAGTATTGGGCATAGATTTAAATGCTTCATTCACAAGAGGTTCAATCATTTTACAAGGACCGCACCAATCTGCTCCAAATTTAATAATCACCAATCCTGGATTTGATTGGAGAAGTTCTGCGAACTGTTTTCTGTCACAAAGGTTAGTAATCACCGGAAGCCCCATTTTGTTATTATATTATATTCGTATTTTTTTATTTTGTTTTCGGATAAACTAAGTAAAAACAATATATCAAAATGTTATACATAGAAATACAAAATGTCAGCAACTACAAAAGCCCATAACCTAGATATACATATGTATTCTCTCAAAGAATTGCTAGCATTATTTAACACTGATTATAATATTTCCTTTGATGATTTAAAACGAGCGAAAAAGCAAGTATTAATGACACATCCAGACAAATCTAAGTTACCTGCTGAATATTTTTTGTTTTATAAAAAGGCATTTGATATCGTAGTTAACTTTTATAACAATCAAAATAAACAGTCGCAACAGATAAATGCAGAGAATACGACCTATGTTCCTACTTCGGTATCTAATACAGATAAATCTACTACAAAACAAGTTGTAAATGCTATCAATAATATGAATAAACGCGAATTCCAAGACAAATTTAATTCATTATTTGAAAACACAATGGTTAAAAAACAAAATAACACACGAAATGAATGGTTTTCAAAAGACGAACCTATTTACGACACACAAGATAACGTCAATGCAAATAATATGGGACAAATGTTCGATAAAATCAAAGAAAAACAATCCGGTATGGTAAAATACACTGGTGTTAATAATTTAGTTGTTAACAGTGGAAGTGGTACGAACTTTTACGATGAAGAAGATGACAACGACGATACATACGTTACAAGTGACCCGTTTAGTAAATTAAAATATGATGATTTACGCAAGGTTCATAAAGATGAAACCGTGTTAGCAGTCAGTGAACGTGATTTTAATAAGGTCAAGCAATATAAATCAGTTGACCATATTATGAGAGAACGAGGCAGTCAGTCATTGACACCTATTGAAAAACAAGAAGCGGAGAGAATGCTATCAATACAAGAACAACAATACAGAGAACGTATGATGAACAAAGGGCATTCCGCCAATTTACAAACAATGCAATATGCAGAAAAAAATAAAGCGGTGCTATCACAGTTTTTACGATTGACTAACTCAACTACGTAGAATGCATCATTCTCTTTCCAAAAAAACGTTCTTTATCCAAGTCCAACATCAAATCGGTGTAACTCACTGAACGTTCTTCCACATCACTGTAATTATCATATTGTACAGTGGTTAGCGGAATAATTAAATACCAGAAATACTGTGTTTGTAACCGCTTCCAATACATATCCAATGCGTATTGTCGTTTATTTGTGGGTTCCTGCATTAATTTCTGCAATCCGGTCTTGAAGTTGTCTATCATTACATCGTACATTCCACGTTTTACTATATATCCGGTTGTGGTTTGACAGTTTAATATGCGAACACAATAGTCATTTATTTTAATGAATGGGGGTGCGTTATTTCCACTAACAATCAGTACGTCCCAGTTAATCTCTTTATTATTATAGAATTTTGTTATATTCTCTTTCAAGAGTTGCGGTTTTAGAAAAGTAATATCATCTTCGCATATAAATACGTGTTCATAATTACGGTCTTTCGCTAACTCTAAACATTTAATATGACTTAGAGTGCATCCAATTGCACCCGATGCCATTTTAATTGCATCTACACGTTCTGCTGTTATACCCATTTTATTAAATTCCGCGGTAACATGCTCTAATCTATCTGTACGACTAGCGAGATTAATAAACAGAGTATTTGTAAATAATTCCATACTTACAAATACTAATAAACATTATCTATATTTGTTTCATAACAATATATTTTTAGTTATCATTTTCCACAGTTTCAACGAAAACGTCCTTGTTTGTTTGTTGCTGAATTAACGACATATTTTGCGGTTTAATGTCTTGCTTGGTCAACATATTCAACCGTTCGTTTGTCATAACTACTTGTCTTGATAATTCCAATATTATATTTTTCAACGATGCAATTTCATTCTTATGTTCATTCATCAATTCCAATATTTTTGAATTATTTTGGTCATTCGTGTCAGAGAGGTTCGCCGATTTTTTATTCGTTGGTTCCTCGCGTACAAGTTGAATATTGTCATTCGTTGTTACCGGTTGTAAATTCGCAGATGGGGCTGGATGGATATTCAAATATGAATTACGTTCTTGTACTTGTTTTTTGATAAGTTCGTCCATGTTTGAAATCGCGGTGTCCTTTTCCTTCTCGCGAAAGTCTATTTCGGGGGGAAGTTGTTTATCAAACAATGAGTTATATTCTTGCTGTTTTTGCATAAATTGTTGTTTGTATAATTCTTCTCTGTTGTTTTCGGGAATAGGTGGTGTTGGAATACTACTATATGAGGCGGGGGTCATTTCATTTTGACGCTGTACCATAACATTCGTTTGTGCCATTGTATGTATATTTTGTATCATATAGGTAAGGACCTCTTTATTTACGTGATTAAGTTCATTCTTATCAATTGTTCGTCCTTTGTAGAGATTGTAAAAATGTTCCATTGTCGTTTTAAACCATTGTTCTTTTTTAATATGAGTATTTGCTTGAAAGAACTGGACGGCAAAAGGGTTATTATTGATAATTTCCCATATTAATTGTTGATTTTCCGGATGGAATAATAGTGACATTATATCAAATTATAACGTCATATGTTTATACTGTTTGTGTCACGGTTAATTTTGTATTCATTTTGACTTATTTTTCCGTTTTGAATTATTCTTTCGGTTGGACTTATTTTTTCGCTTGGATTTGTTTTTTCGTTTTGACTTATTTTTACCCGAAATACCACCAGTTTGATTGTTACTTTCCGGTGCTGGCTGAACCGTTTCATATGGACCCCCATCAAAATAAAAGGATGTTTTATGTGCTTTTAAAAAACTTTCTGGTTTTAATGTATCATCTGCATAATTACTGCTTACCCATTTCAAATACTTGGATATTTCGTTTAACGTGTAGTCTACTTCATCCAATGATGGTTTACCCATATCGGTTGAATTAAAATGAATGGGTCCATGATACACATTTTTTGTATTTGGGTCAAACTTCGTTATTAAATCTACGTGCGCTGCTACCATCGGCTTCGGTACGGGAGCGGATAATGGCGGTGGTAACGCAGCCGTTGGTGATGTAATGGGTAATTGGGTTGACATATCAATAAGTATACTATAATACTTCTAGATATTTATGCGTTGAAATATATCTCACGGAATTTACTAATATATTTGTCCGGAATACGTTTACTTTTAAAGAAATCTAGTTTTTCATTTAAATCTACAAATTTGTGTAAATCCGTTTGTCCGGTTAACATTGTGATTATAAAAAATAATGAATATACCCCACATTCAGTGTTACCATACTGATGTTGCATTGGATGGTTCTCGTGGAATGTAATTGTCTTATTCATTATAGAACATTGTTGTTGAATTCGCTCAACCAATTTCATAATTTCCATCGGAACACTATCACCTGCACTATCCATATAGTACGCATAATTATCATCCAGGTCTACAAAGAGGGAAACCCAATGAGAACCGGGTTCGTCGTGTTTGTCTAAATTAAATACAATTCCTACTTTTGTTTTGCCAGCCTCTAATTGTTGGACTACATCAAATCTACATAATTCATCGGTAACACATTCATCTGATGTAACTCCACCAATCTTTTTATCAAAATCAATGGCGGATGGTCTTATTACTCCGAAATTTGGATATTTGTCTTCATATTGACGGAGAACTTTATATATATCGTCCGTATTAAGCCACGTATAAGGGTTATTTTTCCAACTTACGGGTTGGTCCGGAGCAAATAAGTATTTATCCATTGTTCTACGTACATTATCATCTTTGATTAAATCTAACCAACAATCTTCTTTATTGCACGTTCTCATTCGTTGTCTTAAACTTGACCATATTCTGTCTGGACTATTTGAATAAATGGGATTGGATGAATGAGTAGAATTGTAAGATTTTTTTAATTGAAATAACACTTCTTGTGTAAGGCAACTATCGCGAACAGGTGTCATATCTTTCACTGCCGGACTACACGACATTTTTGTAAAATTACTTTTTGTTTTTCGTTTATTATTATGTATTTTACGTTTTTTTGTTTGATAATTACGAGATTTGGTCATTCTTGTTCTCGTTGGTTTATATTATATCGCTATATTTGGATGCCCTAAAATATTGTTTTTACTTATTTGTCGGCTTGGTATATTTATGTTTTACTACTCGTTTTCCTCCCCAGAAGGAATGCATTATTGTATCTTGCACCGGTTCATCTCCCTCATCTGAGTTGTACTCTGCTTCATCTGATTTCAAATGAGTTTCCTCGTCCATATTTCCAAATAATACATCATCTTCGTCGGAATGTTCGTTTGATTTATTTTCCATATCTTTCATTTGAAAATATTTGATAAGCGTCTTTACGTAGCCATTAAATACATCATTTACATCAGTAGTAATCTGTTTAGACGGCGAGGATAACAAGTCATTTGTTATGGACACTATTCGGTGTTTGTATTTAGATATTAATGCTTGATGTTTAACATACTCTTCGTGTTTTGCTGGGTCGGTTTTTGCGATATACTTTCTATAATGTTGTTTGTTCATTAACAATTCTAGTGTAACTTTATCAATCGTCTCATTGTTGACAACACTACTTGTTGTGTCGGTCTCCATTATTATATATAATATAGTTGGTTTTATCTAAATTTAGTTAGATTACAATTTTTCATATTCGGATTTCATGCTAACGAAAAAGAAAATATATTGCTATGTTATAATATAGTAATGTCATCAGTATTAGGTGGTCCATTCAATGGATATTCCGGAAAACAAACAATGACGAATTATAAAGGTAGTGAACAAGCAATGACTAGACGCGTATTACGTAGTGCATGGAATACTCAATATGCAAGTGGCGTAGTCAACGGACAAAACAGAGTGATTACTCCGTTTAGAGCAGTAAATAATTTAGGTGATTTCTTGTCGCGCACAAATTATGTGTGTGGTGGACCAAATCAAGTGAATGCCAGCAAACCTGGATGGAAGGGACGTATCGGTTCTATTATATCTAATTGTGACAGTACTGGTGTAGAAGCATCCTCTGGCAATCACCGATTTGTATCAGATTCATCTGATTATATCAGATATAAGAAGCAACGTGCAATGAACCGCAATTATAATGATTCCAAGAATTAAGGTGATAATTGAACCGGTTCATATCTAGCACTTATGTGTGCTAGACGGTATATAATCTATAACCATATATTATAATAGTTATAGATACAGATGTACAGAATGATGTTTAGCCTACAAAATAATATGAATGGTGCTCTATCTAGCAATACTGCCATGCCGCAAAAAGATAGTACCAGTGATAGCAACGCCAGTTTCCAAATCGGTCGTAAATCTTATATTGAAACGGTTCCTGAGCCAGCGGTACCTTTACCTGAGAAAAAATGGATGCCTTCGGTAAGAGATGCGTCAGATGTTGCTCGTCGTAGACGCGTTGTTAGTATTGGTAAAGGGTCCATCAATGTTAGTCCGTCTATTTTATCTTTTACGACATATCGTGATGTGAACGTTGAAAATGACGCTTTGCGCCGGGTGCGTGCAGGTGGAGCAGTTGCGCCTGCCAAAAAGAATGCTCAGACAATGAGCCCGATAGTACCCAGATATGCTCCCGCTGTTCCTACCACGGCCATTATTCCGCTCAAATACCCAACAATGTTTCACTAAAATTTTTTTTCGCGATTTATTGTATAGAATGTATTATAACTATTTAGTCGAGTTCTTAGGAACGGTATTTTTCATATACGTGATATTAGCAACAGGTAATCCGTTGGCGATAGGCGCCACATTAGCATTGGTTATATTAATGACCAGCGAGATTTCGGGTGGACACATTAATCCTGTTGTATCTATCGTAATGGCATCTGCTGGTAAATTACCTACCAGCGAGATTATGCCATATTGTTTAGCACAGGTATTCGGCGGATTAGTTGCACTTGAATTATACAAACGTTACCGCCTATAAGCATTTACACCTTTTGCGTAACATAAATGACTACATTTATGTTACTATTTGCAAGAAAATTGAAAAACTTTTTGATGTGTAATCCATTTCAAATCTTACTTCTATTATAGAGGAACAACAACATGCAGCAGTGGTCTGGCGATATTTTGAAGGCAATTGGCAAACTGCCATATGACTTGCAACGCGAAATCTACAAATCAATTGATATTGATACCAGGTTGAAAGTACTTATGTATAATTATCCATCGTTGGAAATTGAAAACCAAGAACGTAATTCCGAAAATGCAGATGACATCTTTGAATGGTTTACTGATGAAGAACTTGCTGTTATATACAAAAACGGTTATATTTGTAAACTATTTTACAAAAATGTTTCAACACGTTGGGTACTCAATCCATCGTTTCTTGCAAAATTACCTGTGACCAGAATTTATGGATATGCAAGAAATGCACAATCAAACTGGAATACTGAATTGCAAAATCTTACTTATTATCATCACGTATTCAATATGATAGACACTTTGCGGACACATCCATTACAAACTGTGAAACGCAAAATAAATTCTACCTTATCTTTACTGATATATACGGATGTCTATGATATAAATTTCAATTACTATCTTCGTAAATTAGCATATCAATTTATAATTGCGAGTAATGTCTACAAGCGAACGTGTATTGTTGCAAGAAATGCGTACGCAGAACAACAACAGCAACTGGCAATTATAAGAGAGAATGAGCGTATTGAAAAAATGGCTTTGCGTAAAATAGAGATGGAAGAAGAAAATCGTCGGTTACAAGCAGAACGAGAAATAGAACGCCAACGTATTATGGTTGAACGACAAGATATTCTTCGTGTTAAATTGGAAACAAAACAACTAAGAATTCAAGAACGGGAAGAGAACCGACGTTTAAAACAAGAACAAGCATCTGCAAAAATAAGAGAACGTGAAGAAAAACAACAACGCAAACAAGTTGTACTAAGAGAAGCCGAAGAGAGAAAACAACAAAAGGCTGCCGCCAAACTAGAACTAGATGCAAAACGCCAACATAAACTCGCAATGCAAGCAGCAGAAAAAGAGAACATTAAAAGAGAACGTGCCGAACAAAAGGCTGCACGACAACAAGAAAAAAACGAGAAGCGTGCGAAGAAAATAGAAGAGAACAACAAGCGCAATGCAATATTAGCAGCAAAAAAGAATGAACGATTGCGAATACAACAAGAAGCCTTACATAATCAAACCCTCAATTATATCTGTAAACTATTCAAATAACTAACCGAAAATATGATAAGTGAGGTTCTCACATCTTATCATATTTTTTATCGTGTCTTATTAATTAAACGATATAGCGCATACAACCCTATAATTGACACTGACGTTATATAAAAATGAGTAATCATCGTATTCGCATATTGCGGATGTTCCATCTGTTTGGCTTGTTTCGGTTCTTCTTTATTCTCGTATGGTTCTAATGGTACTAGTTCATCAAATGTCACTGCATAGATATCCGGCGAGATACTGAGAATATCATAACCTGACAGTCCATTTTCTACGATTGTAGTATGTACAGAGCGGGCATCTTTTCCAGAAACCGATGCGACAGTGTTTTTGCACCCACAATTTGGCTTAGGGGGCTTCATCGCATCGTATGATTTGCCTAAACATGTTGGTGCAATATGTTTCATTGTAATTGTATTAGGTGTGTTATCAATCGGTTTGAACATATCGTTGTTTTGTATACTATATCCAAATATTTATTCATATTGAATAAATAATATAGATATAAAGATTTATCAACAAGCATAATAGCAATATGTGTGGAATTTTTTCACTGTTAAATGCAGATGGTAGCAATGCCGAATTAACTCGTTTATTCATTGAAGAACAATTTAAAAAAGGTCAAAAGCGTGGACCTGAGTTTTCTACACTCCAATCCGTGATGTTACAGACATTGTTTGGATTTCATCGGCTGGCGATTAATGGTTTAAATTCCGGTTCTAATCAACCTCTATGCTATAATGATGTCATTGTAATCTGCAATGGTGAAATCTACAATTATAAGGAATTATATGAAATGATGGATGTAAAACCAAACAGTGCATCCGATTGCGAGGTCATCATTCATTTGTACATCAAATATGGAATTGAACAAACCTTACAGTTACTAGATGGTGAATACTCATTTGCGTTACTTGATAACCGATTAGTCGGTGGTATGTCTAGATTGTACGTTGCACGTGACCCATATGGGGTTCGTCCGCTGTACTGGTTAAAACCGAAAAATATCGTTAAAAGTAAGACTGGGTTTGTATTTGGATTTGCGAGCGAATTAAAAGTATTGTATGGAATATATAACAAGTTGAGATGGCGAAAAATCAATTCAGTTTTTCAGAATAGAATGGTGAAACATACCGAATATACGATTGAACAATTTGCTCCGGGTACCTACATGTCATTTACACAGTCCATTGACATATCCGCTGTTTGGACATTCAATGAGCAAGTCACTTATCACCGCCACGGATTTCATAGTATTATGTATAATGATAATTGTAGAAGAGAAGATGTTATTCATAATGTACAAAAGTATTTAATCAATGCTGTCCGGAAACGTTGTGGTGCTACAGAACGTCCGATTGCGTGTTTATTATCAGGTGGATTAGATAGTAGTTTGATTACTGCCTTGGTTAACGAATATCATATAGAACACAATTTACCACAATTAGAAACATATAGTATTGGATTAGAAGGTGCAACGGACTTAGAATATGCGAAAGAGGTAGCCGAATATCTGGGTACAAAACATACCACTGTGATATTAACAGAAGAAGATTTTGTAAATGCGATACCACAAGTCATTGCGAGTATTGAAAGTTACGATACAACGACTGTTCGTGCAAGTATTGGCAACTGGCTGTTGGGAAAATATATCTCGGAACACAGCAATGCCAAGGTTATTTTTAACGGGGACGGTTCAGATGAATTAATCGGCGGATATTTATACATGAAATATGCGGGCGATAGCATTGAGTTTGACCGTGAATGCAGACGGTTGTTAAAAGACATTCATACTTTTGACGTTCTTCGTTCAGATAAATCTATCTCATCTCACGGTCTAGAAGCCAGAACCCCTTTCTTAGACCGCGCTTGGATTGAATATTTCTTGTCCATTCCGCATCATATCCGGTATACTGCGTCAGACGACGTTGACGATGAGATTATTGAAAAAAACCTACTACGGTTAGCCTTTTCAAGGGAGACCTTTTTAAATCGCAACCATCGTCAAATATTACCAAACAATGTATTATGGAGACGAAAGGAAGCGTTTAGTGACGGCGTTTCAAAAGAATCCAGGTCACTATATAAGATTATTCAGGAACACACTGACAAATTTGTGAAAGATAATTTATCTCAACTATTTGAGTGTTTTCAACACATTAATTCCATTACGCCGGAGACTATATCTAAAATACATCCGGATTTGGCATTGGTTGGCGACCATCTGATACCACAAACAACTGAACAATTATATTATCGTCAGCAATTTGAAAAACATTATTCGGGTTTGGGAAAAATCATTCCTTATTTTTGGATGCCCAAGTACGTTAACGCTACGGATGCAAGTGCACGAACATTAAAAATCTATACACCTTTGAAGATTTAAGTTCGCACAAAATACGAATTAAATATTATGACAAATTACATAAAAATATTTATCATAATATACTAAACTATGAATGTTGACGAAATTATAATCAAAAATAAATTATTAGAAGAAGAATTACAAAAAATAAAAGAAGAATTAATACAAACCAAAGAGCATCTTAATATTTATACAACGAAAAATAAAAAATATTATGAAATGAATAAAGAAGAACATAAGCAACGAGTTAAGGAATATAAAGAAAAAACTAATTATTCGGCTAATCTATCCAGTGAAAAGAAGAAGGAATATGCTCGCCGTGCATATTTGAACAAAAAGGAGAAATTAAAGAAACTTGAAGAAAAAACTGAAATTGAAAACATTTAGGATTTTATATAATTAAGAATTAACTATATAAAATTATAATCTTTAGTAAATATATAGAATGGTGAAAAAGAAGAAATTGAAGGACGAATTCAAAGAGTTTAGGAATAATGATAAATCTGCATACAAAACTCTCAAAATACCACTCAAATCTATTTTACTCAATCGGGATTTAGTCCAACCTGTAATAAACAATCTGGTTTTTGAAATGAACGATTTGATGATACATTCTTACCAGTTTATTCGCTTGTATGTTTTGAATTGCTATTCCAATAAAATTGCTTTGCCTGAAATTGATAATACATTTATTTTGTATTGTATCAAATCATTAGGAACACGAAGCAATCAAGGTGTAAAAAGTAAAAATACCGAACTACTTGATAAGTTGGAAAGATTTTATTTGGAAGAATATCAACCATCAGTAAATCACGAGAAAACCAATTTGAAAAACACTACTTTTTTATTACCTTATTTAGCAACACAAATTCATACTTCTTTATCCAATAACGTACAAGAACACTTTATTCAACACTTTTTAAGATTTATTAACAAAACAACAACCGCTATAACTGAGGATAAATCCATTTTATTTAACTTGAAACATCAACTAATGACTTTGAATAATGAAACCGATGAAATATTCAATGAGTGGAAAACCGCTCATTTATTCAATATTTTACCAACCAACATTACCAAGTCTGTTTATTATGATGTGAAAGTAAAACCATTTGACTATTTGAAAGGAATGTTGTATATGAATGAAGTGTTAGAACGTCAAGAAAGTAAATTATTCCAACCCTTACCACTACGCACCAATATTGTTCCAAAACATATTATTTTGGATACAGCAAGTTTGGTTAGTTTATTCTGTCCAGCAAATAAAACAGATGGAATAAAAAAGGGTGAATTACATAAAAACCTAAAAGAAAACCAACACGATATTTGGAATGCCTTTTTGAATTTGAACCATAAAATATTTAGAAATCAACATTACCAATTCCATCATCAAATACAAACTGACGGAGTATCTTGTTGCATGTTGTTTATTAGAAAAGATTTGAAAGATAAGAAATGGGGTGCAAGAGTTCCAATCATTCCAGAACAAGACTTTTATGGTATTGAAGATTTATCCAAAGAACAATTAGATACGTTGAAAGATAGGAATATTGTTGGTTGCGACCCAGGCAAACACTCGTTGGTGTATATGATGGATAAGAATGGTAATAAATTACAATACACAGCATCACAACGGAAAATAGAAAGTTATGGAAAAAGAAACCAACGAATATTATTACAAGAAAAGAAAAAGCATAAGATTACAGAAAAAGAAACTCATTTATCAGTTCAAAATAGCAAATCCGTTGATTACATCAAGTTCAAAACATATTTGGCAGAAAAGGATAAACTCAATAAAGAAACAACCGAATTTTACAGAAAAGAAACATGGAGGAAAATGAAATTTAGACAATATAGTTATGGTAAGAAAAGCATAGATAATTTCCTTAATAAAATCCAAGAAACATTTGGTTCAAACATCCTAATTGGTTATGGTAATTGGAGTAGGGATACACAAATGAAACATTTTATGCCTACGATGAATAAGGGATTGAGGAAACAAATCCACAAAAGATATGATACTATTACAATCAATGAATTCAACACAAGTAAGAAATGTTGTGATTGTTATAATGAAATGAAACATTACAGAGATAAAAAGAATAAGGAAATATATCGTCTTTTCGTGTGTTCTAACTGCGTGAGTTGCCAAAACAAACAAATCGTATTTAGAACCCGAGATGCGAATTCTGCGGTAAATATAATGAACTTAACTACTTGTTGGATAAATAACCAAACAAGACCAGAAGAGTTTAGTAGGGCATCGTCTTTCACTTGTTTTGCCGAAGGCATAGAAACAAGAAAAAGTAAGACAATTGTTGTTAAAGCCGAAGGAAAGCGGTAAGCACAACTATTGATTTTATACTTTTGTTATTTTTATTTTCGTATTTTGTGCGAACTTAAATGTTCAAGGGTGTAAAAAGGTGGTGAAAGAAAATACTACGGTCTAATTACACGGTTTTACATAATAATTTTGTGATTATTATGTATAATGCTATCATTTATAATATTTGGTATTCTAACATTTAGTGCTTGTTTGTTTCATATTTTTGGAACTTATTACTTCCTACAATCGGCTCAAACACATACATTTCTCGCAATAATGATAACTTCTATATTGTTAAATTCGGTCGCGACAATCATCCGCGTACCAACGAATATGTTCTTAGGACGCGGATTACCAGTAGTTTACATTGAGATGTTATATGTTTTCTTGTTATTTATTGCAACCACTGTATACAGTGTATTTATCCAGAAAGAAAACGTTCCCATCCATACCTATATCATTGCCGCTATCATGTTTGGTTTATTTATCATAAATGAATATTTGTCACAAAATGTTGTATCCGTGGTCTAAAAATCTGCGGTGAAATCAAAGACGTTCGCGTCTACGGTCTTATTTGCAAGGGCATATTCGGAATTCGTGCGCTCAAAGAAATTAACCTTTGATTCCACGCTAATTAATTCCATAAAATCAAATGGGTTCTGTGAACAGTACAACTTATCGTAACCCAACTGTAAACACAAACGGTCAGCAACAAATTCAATGTACTGAGTCATTAATTTGGCATTCATACCAATCATGCGGCAAGGAATGCTTTCCGTAATAAACTCCTTTTCAATGTCAACTGCTTCCGTCACTATTTCGTAAAAACGCTTCTTAGAAACCTTTTTCTGTAACTTGGAGTAAAGTAAAATAGCAAACTCAGTATGCAACGCTTCGTCGCGGGAAATAAGTTCATTTGAGAAAGTAAGTCCAGGCATTAACCCTCTCTTCTTTATCCAATAAATGGCAGCAAATGAAGATGAAAAGAATAATCCTTCTACCAATGCAAATGCGACCAATCTAGTTGCAAAACTGCTTCTTTTATCGTTCAGCCATTTTTGTGCCCAGTTGAATTTCTTTGAAATACAAGGGTAATTTTGGGTTGCTTGGAATAATCGTGTCTTTTCATCTTTGTCTTTAATATAGGTATCAATTAGAATACTATACATCTCAGAGTGTATTGTTTCTATTGCGATTTGAAACGCATAGAATGCACGGGCTTCTGATACTTGTATTTCATTCATAAAACGGGTTCCTAGGTTATCGGTAACTAGCGCATCACTGCTAGAAAAGAATGCCAAGACCATTTTTATGAAATTTCGTTCGTCCTCTGTTAGCTTTGCCCAGTCATTCAAGTCTTGTGCCAAAGAAATTTCACCAGTATGCCAAAACGAATCAATTGAACGTTTATACATATCCCAAATATCATTATATTGGATTGGAAACATTACATAGCGGTTCTCGTCAGGCGTCAACAACGGTTCAGTCGTAACAGTATTATCGGACATTGTCTGTCTAAATAATATAGTGGGTAGATTTTATTTCATTTTCTTCATATATTACAATGTCCCACCTCCCAATTGAGACCACGCGTTTGTTTCCGAGCAAAATTATCAATTCCTAGGGTTATTTTTACTCAATCGCGTTTGTTTTGTCCAAAACGACCTCTTTGAGAACATTTTTAATGATTTTATCTTCAAATTTTATGTCTTCTTCTCTACCACAACCTCCAAGAGCCGCCTTATAATATTTGAAATAGTCTTCGTATTCGTCCGTTCCGTGAGTTTCCACTCGTTGATGATTATCTTTACACCAGCGTTTAAACTCAGACATGTTTCTATCTGCCGTTATCCTCACCGCTCTGCGCAAATGGGTCTTATCGCTGTCTTCTTTTTCCCACTTATCATCTTGTTTAATGTAAATGGTTTCGCGTTTTAAATCTGTACAATGAAACGGTCGTGTATGCAAGTCCATATTTTTAATTCTAGTCGTTAACACATCGGAGATACCCGTTACAAAACCCGTACTACCGGTATACAGAAATTCTTCCTGAGTGACTTCAATAGAGTTTATAAAATCATTAAATGTAATTGCATCCTTACACGTTTCGTTCAAAAAGACGTTCAGATTAAACTTGTTGTTACAATTTGTATTGATTGTATTATTCGTATTTCCTGCCTTTTTAGCCAATTCCATCATTTGTTTATTTTGTTCAATTAAAAGTTCCTTAAATTCCGTGTTTTGTTTGACCAATTCAAACATTAGTTGCGACTGTCCGTTCTTATCTTGTGACTTGTCACGTATAAATTCAATCATTAATGCCATCATTTCGTCTGATTTTGGTGCGGATGTAACCGCCTCGGGTTCTCGTTCAGTCACAACGTCCGATTGGAAAGCGGCATTACACACCTGCTTATGCCGCCATAGCCCCTGTCGTTGCTTATATTCCTTACCACATTCGCATTGGTAACAATTGCTACTTTTTGCGTCAACCTGCGTCATCCGTATGTGTTTAATGGTCTCCAAGTGCTTATTATAACTACTAAGTTTGCACGTAAAATAGTCACAATCATTGCAATGAAATTCCTTGGCAACTTTTAGCAACTTTTGCGTCATCATTGTAACCCTAAACTATGTTGACAAAAAGTTTCTAAATCGTATTTTGCGTAATTTATTTAATTTTTTTCAGTCACATACTTGTAATGATTTTTTTGGTATTTACTGCATTATGCTCAGACCTCACTTTTCGGAGGGTCTTTTACAATTTTATATTGGGGAAATGAAAAATGGACATTTTAAAAATGTCCATTTTCGGAAAGCGACGCCATTTCTTTTCACGATTTTTACAATTCCCACAATAGTGGGATACAGAATTAGAACTGTAAATACAAATTTTTAGTTGTCCAATTTTTATGGTCCAAATATTTTAGAGAAAAATGTGTAATAATTGTAAATGGACGTAAATACGTTTCATAGAATATTTTTATTTTTCTTGATTGGGGCAACCCTTATTAGTTTTTATTTGTTTATAGACGTATTAATTTTGAAAAACAATAAATATTCTAATTTTTGTAATACTTGGCAGTTTCCAATGTTACTTGCAATAATGATTGAAGTATTGTATAGCATAGGAGTATAGCAGAGTATTCCAAAAAGAGTGTTTACCGTATATTGTTTGGCTATTGTTCTCATATAACACCATAATGCAATTGCCAAGACAAATTAATAAAATGGGTACATTGGTTTGAAACGAGACGAATAATTCTTTTGATATTGTATAACGAATATAATATGAAAAGTCGTTCTAGACAAAATAGTTTAGACTTGGGTGAAGAAGCAGACGAGCCGAAGAAACGTGGACGGAAACCCAGAAAAAGTAACAATACTGAACTGATGAACGAATTTAGAAATGAAATAGAGACTGAAAGTGGATTATCAAAACAAAGAGCATATTACGAGAACTTACATCATTTATCTGGTAATGAACGTGCTATATTTGAAGCGAAATTTACCAAACCAAAGAACGATAGCCAAATGTATTATTCCACTTTATTGAAACAAAAATCAAAGAAAATTGTAGTGGCAACGGGTCCAGCGGGTACTGGAAAGACACTTTTTGCAACGGAGTATGGTGTAAAGATGTTTTTAACCAATCAATACGAAAAGTTGATTTTCACACGACCATCGGTTAGTGTAGATGAGGATTTAGGTTATCTACCAGGCACATTAGAAGAAAAGATGGCGCCGTGGGTACGTCCAATATACGATGTCTTGTATCAGTTTATCACACCCAAAGAAGTGACTGCATTGATGGAGGATAAGATTATTGAAATCGCGCCATTAGGGTATATGCGCGGTCGGACATTCAAAAATTGCTGGATAGTCGCAGATGAGATGCAGAATTCAACGATATCTCAAATGAAAATGTTAATGACGCGTTTGGGAGAGAATAGTCGTTTAGTCATTACGGGCGATTTAGAACAATATGACCGTCTGAACGAAATGAATGGTTTAGAAGATTTTTTGAATAAGTTTAAAGGAAAACGTTCGTCTAGTATTTCTAGTATAGAATTTTATAAAAGCGACATTCAGAGAGAAGAAGTGGTACGTGAGGTGTTAGATATATATGGGGGTGATATACCCGCAGATTATGCTATAAACGATGAGGATGAAAGTAGTAAAAATTAAAAATACTAGATGAGATTAATTTCGTTGCTTAATTTATAGTATGTTATCTAAGATATCTTTACCAAAATTAAGTCATTTCAAGTATGATTTTGCACCAGTATTGCGTAACAAAATAGTATTATATGCGTTTTTCGCAATGACCCTTATACAAGTACTCTTTTTTGCAAACAATGGTGATATTGCCGCCATTATCACTATGGGATTAGTCGGTTTTATTGCTTCTTTTTTCAGCAAAAATATGATTGTGATTTTGTTCATTGCCTTGACGGTATCCAGTTTGTTGAAATACGGCATTAAGTCAAACACCCACGAGGGTCTTGAAAACAAGGATGAAGAGGAGCTCGAGGCGGTTGCCAATGATGAGAACATGGATAATAAAGAAGACCCTAAACCCGATGAAACGAAGGAGGATAAACCAAAGAAACCCGCAGCAAAGAAAGACGCCGATGCCGCTAAGAATGGTGAGGTGAATTCGGCTGAGACATCGGATATGACGAAGGATGAGAAAAAGGAAGAATATGAGAACTTGAAAAAGGATTTGCCAGAATTTAAGGAGGTTCAGGCTGAAATATTAAAGGGTATTGAGAGAATGGACCCCCTTTTACAGAAGGCGGAAGCGTTCATTAACAAATACGCTGAATATCAACGTTAAGTTAGTTGACGGTTGTATCAACGTGTAATATGAAGTTATACGTTGATTTAGGTAGATTATTTGTTCCGATACTATATATTACAACAAATGGGTTTTTTTGCGGATCTCGGAAGAATGATAAAAAGAGCTTTCCGTATCATGGGGCAACTCGGAAATATCGCCCGTGGTCTTGGTGAAATTACATATGGCGTTGGTAAAACGGCATTTGAAGCACCGCGAGGTATAGTATTAGCATGGGTACAATTTATAATTTTTATACAAACGTTATGGGTTTTTGCCACGACAAATTTAGATTGTGCTATGAGAATGATGAATAACGCATCCTACTGTGCTTTCTTTTATATTTTAGATGTGCTTGGACAAATGCTATATCTTATCCCTCGTCTTGCCATATATGTATTAAATGTTATGGGTTTACCTGCAACACAATGGGAAACCAATATTTGGGATTTTTTAGAAAGTGTAGATAGATGGTTCATTGACCATGTTGGAATTCACATTATTCATTTTCCGAAATCAATCAGGGACAGTTGTTTCAATTGTCGTCGTTTGAAACCACAGGCGTTTTTGAGTAAAGTAGAGAAAACTGCTGCTGAAATTAAGAACCCTATTATGCCATTATTAACTGGCGGAATTGGTAATATGGTGGGCGGTTTATCGCGAATATCTAACGCCGTAGGAAGTTTTTAGTCAAAATACACAACGCATAAAATATACCCACAATGTATAGAAAAATGGCAAAGAAGTGTCTACCTGGCGTGATTTGCATTGAAAATGTAACATTTGTTTTATTCATCATTCTAATTGCAATCGGAATATATATTTTTTACACTCGTTCACATATGTACAACCATAAAAAACCATCCGCTGAACAAAACTCTAACGAACGTATCATCGTTCTTCCTAGCATTGGTATATCGGCACGTAGGGACCCAGTGAATGACCCATATGCACCACCTTTAAAGCAAAACGACTATTATCATCCGACAGATTCTAGCGATATTCGTGGATTGCCGCCAACGGGTGGCATTCCGGTCAACATTCAAACACGTGGTCTGAATACGAATTATCAACAAGTAGGTATTTTAACACGGAATAATACACACGATGATATGATATTACCATTAATGGGAAGACGAATAATGAGCGGACGCGACAAATGGCAGTATTATACAATGACAAACACGGGTAATTTAAATACGAAACTACCGATTAGTTTGAATGGTAAGAGTTGCACAAATGAATACGGGTGTGATGATATAAACAATGGAGATATGGTATATGTAGAAGGTTATAAAGATACATTCCGGGTCACCATGTACGAAAACAATCTATTCAGTTACATTCCAAGCCTTTAGACAAAACATATGCGAAGGAGACAGAATACAAAATATTATAATACTATATAGTATTACAATATGTCCAAATTTGAATTAACTACGAATGTAAAATACGAAGACAAAATGGTATATGATTATAGTAAAAAGAATATTAATATTAATGAAATTGAGCCTATCCCCAATAACAATAAAAAAATAAATATGACTTTTTATAATGGTTCAAGTGAGCCCAATATCATATATACCCAGAACGGGTCAAACACATCCTATTACCATAGACGCGCGTATGTATATAAATTAATACATACCAATATTGATGGGGTGACAGATGCCGGAGGAATTCTAGGTGAATTAGTGATAGAACATACCCCCATTGGGGATAACAGTAATAAACTGTACGTGTGTTTCCTATTAAAGGCATCGTCGTTAAACACCACTACGGATATTGACAAGATGATTGCATTTAAACAGCAGTCCGCATTAACGACCACCGGCATTGAACTGAATACAGTCATTCCCAAACAAGACAAATGCATCATATATAGCAGTACAAATAATAACATTCCAAATAAGGTGATTGTATTTGTTACGCCAATTGAAATTAACAAAGCCAGTCAGCAATTAATCAACAGTTTTACTACCAACAACGATTTATTTGGTATATATAACGCAAAATATTCCGTGTTGCCGGCAACAAATATATCAAAGTTGGGTGCAGAAGAAATATATATAGATTGTAGTCCAACGGGTGTATCTAGTGACGAAGTAACATCGTATAGTATCCCAATCAATAGCCGACTTGCATCGGAAAAAGAAGAAACCACTACGATGCAAACAATGACCAATTTTGCGATTTTTACAATGTTCTCATTGGCATTGGTATTTATAATCCCGGGACTATACCAAGCGTCTGTAATTAAAACGGCGGTTTTAGCAACTAATTCTACACTGAAAATGCACACAATTGATTTAATAATCACGCTGTTATTCTTTATTGCTATACTCGTATGTTTTGTGTGGGGATTTAGCAGCGAGTTGTATGCGGCGGTAACTATGGGCGCCGCATTGTTGTTTGTGTTGGTATCATCTACGTGCATTTTATATGTAAAGAAAAGTGACCCGGCATATTTGACCATAAAAGATAAGAAAATAACGTATCCGGAGAACCCAGACAATGATATTATGTTTGATTGGGACGAGTTTATAAACACGTTATTTGGTATGATTAAATATGTATTTGGTAAGAACGCTATCGCCGTGAACATAACCGGAATACTGATTTGGTTAGTTGCCACTCTAATATTGTGGTTAAGTGGTGGAGTAAGCACAGCCGTTGCTTGGACATTATTTGGTGTGGGCGGTTGTGTATTGTCGCCGATTATATTAACTTCACTGACCTATACGGTGGAGATAAATAAAATGGCGAAAACAAATACAGCATAATGGTGAATTGTATAACAAATTACGAAATTGTTATATAATTATGTGTTTAGTACATAGATGCACTGCCGATTTTCTCGGCAACTGGCTTAAACGACGAGGGAGTATAGACGCTCAAATCGCTTTGTCCAATGGGAGCCATCTGTTCAACGATTTCCTCTTCCAACGAGGTTGCCTTGGCAGGGTTCATCGCCTTCATCTGCGCATCCTTTTTAATTTGGCTGGGCGTATAAGGTATCATTTCAACACGTCCAGCGATATTGCTGGAACGGCGAAGCATTTCGTATGCGACGAAAACATACAATATAGCTAAAATGGGATTAGCGTACAAAAACAAGTAAATCGTTACGAGAAAGATACCGAGCATTCCCATAGGCGAATCAATCATATTTGCCACATAAGCGGGCATTTGAATGGGCATAGCCAAATAAATGGCGAAAACAACTAATACAGATAGTTCTAAGTTAGATAAGGACTTTACAGCAGAGGGAACGTTCATTTAATATAGTATAAGATACTATTATATTTTTCAGACGAACGAAGATATATTGACAAAATTGAAACATCCTAAATAATAGTTCTTATTAGTATAGACTACGATGAACCGATTTTCAAAATTTAAAAACTATAAATCAAAAAAAGAACCAAATGAAAAGTTTACGTTGACGGAAGAGTATAAAAATCTGATAAGCAATGCATCTTATCTAGGTAAAAAGGGGTATACTATTCCGAAAGCATTGCTTTTGAAAGAGGATGAAGAATATTTACGCAAAGAATTGTTTGTAAAACCCGAAGTGGTTGGTGCAAATTTTGGACCATCCGATGAAAATAGCGCATTCCCAGTATTCCGTGAAAATGCAAATAAATTCTACCTTCCAAGATTTTATGGAATTGAACGATATGGACTGCCGCCACGCTCAGAAATAACGCAAGGAACGGACATTAACGTAACATTTTCTAAACCTTTGCGTGATTATCAAGAAAAAATTATTGATATTTATACAAAATATGTAAACACACCAATATGCAGCGGGTCTGCAAATGTGGGCTCGGGTGGTATACTGGAAGTTCCCTGCGGTAAGGGCAAATGCATAGGGTTAAACACCCCAATCCTGATGTATGATGGTGCTATCAAAATGGTTCAAGACATAAAAGTCGGCGATGTAATAATGGGAGATGATTCTACTCCAAGAAACGTATTAACTCTGGCACGTGGCAGAGAAACGATGTACAAGGTCATACCAAACAAGGGCGACCCATATATAGTGAATGAAAGTCATATATTGTCATTGAAATACAGTTCTGCTGTGAATAAACAAACGCCAAAAGGAACGGTTATTGATATACCAGTATTAGACTATTTAAATTTGCCCAAATCATATCACGGAAAGGGGGGTGTTCTCGTTGGTTATCGTGTGCCGATTGTGTTTCCGCACGTGACAGTAGAACTAGACCCATATTTGCTTGGTTATTGGTTAGGCGATGGAAGGTCAAATGGAACTGGCATTACAACACAAGAAGCAAATGTATTAAAATATTTAACAAATGATTGTTTTCAAAATAAACATCCTTCATTGTATTTACAATATACAGGTTCTCAGTATGATTATCGTATAAATTCAGTAAAATATACACATAAAAATGTTATGATGGATTTCTTGCGTGAAAATAACCTAGTCAATAACAAACACATTCCTCATAATTATAAATGCAATGACCGTGCGGTTCAATTGGAGTTACTTGCCGGATTAATTGACTCGGATGGGTATTATCACCATAATTGTTATGATATAACACAAAAAAACGAAACTTTGCTAGATGACATACTATTTGTGGCACGTTCACTAGGATTTGCTGCGTATAAAACTGCGTGTAAGAAGTCTTGTATGTATAAAGGAGAAAAAAGGGAAGGGACGTATTATAAAGCGAGCATTTCAGGACAAGGATTGGAAGATATCCCGGTAAAGTGTCCAAGAAAGAAAGCGCACGCAAGAAAACAAATTAAGGATGCTTTAAATACAAGAATCCGACTAGAAAAATTAGATATAGATGATTATTATGGATTTGAAATAGATGGGAACCGACGTTTCGTATTGGGCGATTTCACGGTTACGCACAACACTGTTATGGCATTAAAAATCATATCAAACCTGAAAAAAAAGACACTCATTATCGTGCACAAAGAATTCTTAATGAACCAATGGATAGAACGCATCGCCGAATTCTTGCCCGGGGCAAATGTGGGTAAAATCCAAGGACAGGTCTTTGATATAGACGGCAAAGATATTGTAATCGGAATGGTCCAGACGTTATATGATAAGGAGTTCCATCCAGACGCATTCTCAACGTTTGGTCTAACCATCATAGACGAAGTTCATCGGATAGGTAGTGAACAGTTTTCAAGAACACTGTTTAAAACTATCACACCATATATGCTGGGTATCTCTGCGACGGTAGAAAGAAAGGACAAATTAACCAAGGTACTGTATATGTTTATTGGTAACAAGATTTATAGCGAGGAACGTAAAAATGACGACTTAGTATGCGTTCGTGCAATCAATTATGTTGCAAATGATACGGAGTTTAATGAAGTGGAACTAGATTTTCGCGGCAATCCAAAATATAGCACCATGATAACCAAATTGTGCAGTTACGGACCTCGCAGCGATTTTATAATCAAAGTGGTGGGAGATTTATTAAACGAAGATAGCGAGAAACAGATAATGATTTTATGTCACAATAGGTCTCTCTTGACCTATTTATATGAAGGTATTACCCACCGAGACTTAGCGAGTATAGGCTATTATGTGGGTGGTATGAAACAGAATGCTTTACAAGAAACGGAACAAAAACAAATCGTATTAGCGACCTATGCAATGGCAGCCGAGGCATTAGATATAAAAACATTGTCCACATTAATAATGGTCACTCCCAAGACGGATATTACACAATCCATCGGTCGTATATTGAGAGTAAAGCACGAAAATCCCATAGTGGTGGATATAGTAGATAAACACGACATTTTTCAAAATCAGTGGGCACAACGCAGACGTTTTTATAAAAAATGCAATTATCGTATTCGTCTGATTGATTCGCAAAGTTATAAGGGAATGTCATTAGATTGGGAAAATGACCAAACGTGGAAGCGGGTATTTGAACCGAAGAATACAGAAGCAAATGCAGAAGAATGTTCGGAGGAAGACGATACAGCCCCTTGTCAGACACCTATCAAGGGGTCAGATAAGGGCAAATGTCTAATAGATATACAATTTGACGAAGAATAGTTTACCTTCTAATGCGCGTATAGCGTCTAGATTTTTTATTTGATTTGCGATGTTTAGCACGTCTAGACTTCTTATAAGTCTTGCGTTTTTTACCGCCATTCATAAGAGCAAAAGGGTGTTGTTGTGCGGGTGGCATCGCAGTGCTCTTCATTGCATTAAGTATTTCACCTCCCGAAGTAGCAGAAGTGATGGGTGTGGGTAACACTGCATCTGCTTTGAATTCGCTAAATGTAGAACCGGTTCCGGACATTATATATTCTGACTAGATTATATAAGGTAAACATCATAAAAATGGAAAATCAACCAAATGCATATAATTCAAAAGAAACGTTAAGACGCGTACATAAAGGCGGTAGTACCATACAAAAAATATTAAATATAAACAATAGTGAACCAAATTCGTTTAGTTTAGATGAATACCGAAATGCCATCATAAATGAACGCATTAAACGTCAGCAATCACTTCAATCCGACAATGCTGAAATGCAACGCCGGATTGAATTTAGATTGAACAATATCAAGAATGACCATAATATTATAGACGAATATCGTAAAATGAAGATTGCGGAACGGGCAAATAGACAACAGTTAATTAAAACAGACAACGAAGATGTGCAACGGTGGCGAGAATTTATGATGAATAACAGCAAAACTGACGAAAATAGTATAAACCGCAGAGAAAAAATGAAAAATCATTTAATGACCGAAAGACTAAAACAAACGATGGCAGCAAATATACGAAATAGACATAATCAAATTGTTGAAATGAGAGAGAATGTAAAGAATAATGTGCAAGTAACCAACACGAATTCCGAAAATGGAATGTAAATACGATTACGTTTGAAAATATAGAAGATACCGAGGATACACAACATATCGCGCGTATCATTATAACAAAACGGCGAGGTGCATTAATGGATGAAATGGTCCACACCAACTTATAATTGAGATATATGAACCACCTTTGACCGTTTATCCATTACCCGCACAGGGGTCCATCGTTTAAACTTTCTATCAAACATACATTCCATTAAAATCGTTTTGTTGGTATCCACATATTTATCCTCGTTCATGTTCTGAAAGTCTTCCTCATCGTCACTTTCTTCAATATAATCCAAGTTCGCATTTTCGCGTATTTTTCGGAACAATCCATTCAAAAACACGCTGGTATTATAATTTGGAACATAGGCAACGTTATAATAAATCCGCTGATTGTTTTTGCCGTACGCAAATAAGTGATAAATATCAAATTGGATATCAGCGGTCACTTGAAAAATAGCGGGATAGCGATACTGCGGTTTCGTAAATATCATTTTTGCGGGGACATAGATAGAGACGGGTTTATAAGTAACAATGGGTTGTACGGGTACTGCAACCGCACCTTTGCGTGCTAAAAATACATTAATAAAAGGCATTTTTTCAGTAGAAGAACGATATTGGATATGATGTACAGTATAGGGAATGGTATCGCGAAATTTATCGGGGAGAGTATCCGGATAAGCGGCATCCGTGTCGTTTAGTTCAGTTTGCCATAGGATAGGCAACTTAACTTGTATGTTATTGGTGGGTGCATCATTGAAATTAGCGAAAAATTTATGAAACATACACAGTTTGTCAATTTGCCGCGTGGTATCTAGTAAAATGCCCTTGTAGTATAAAATGTCTTCAAGGACAAAGGTGGTATTCGTACCGGCTTCATCCGTAAGAATAGTTCCATACAATACCGTACCGACGGACAAACTGCTTTCAAAACTCATATTAATGCGATTACCCTTGACAATTTTCTTTTCCCGATTTATTTCAAACATATAGCAGACGTCGTGATATTTATCAAATGTAAACCACAAATAACCTTTTTTGCCTTGTGGTATAGCCATACCGATATCATAAGTTTTATAAACTTTCGTATGTGAAATAGTTTCATATGAAAGTTCGAACCGCGGAAACCGCGTAAGAGCGTACTTGGTTTGAGGCGACAGTTGTTCCATTGTATATAAACATATAGAATTGTCTCTATATGTTTATCCAAAAGTTATTATGAGAGAGAGTTGGTTTGACTGTTTACAAATTCTAATAATTCCTCGTTCATTTGTTGTTTATCATCATCGTTTTTAAACAATACCTCGGGTAGGGGTGTAGCGTCAGGTATAGTTTCTTTATAAACGTCTCCAAACATTTCCTTATATTTTTTAAGTTGTGAATTGACTAAATCTTTCGTTTTCGGTTTAGTGTAAGTATTCTTTATCGTATCCCATCCATACTGAACTCCATAGATAATGAGAACAAATACAATAATTTTTAGAATAAAATATAACACATCAAAAACAAACATATGTATAAAACGAGTGATTATACAACAAATGACATTTTAATCTGCATAAAAATACGAACGGTATGGTATCCAAATACTATTGAAGTTGGAAACGAAACGGTATAAAATATTATATCGTTATAATCTAAGATAAATGGCAGAAACAAAAGGGTCTACCGACCGACGTGAAACATTTTTAGGTTCTGCGGCATATGCAGATACGAAACACGATTTTGGGCATGGTAAATTTAAAGTTAAACTTTTAGACAAAGTACTAAATCAACGTGAAATGTATAATAAAGGGCTTTTCGGGGAGAGTAACGACAAGTTTGAGCCGAAGGATTATAAAGGTGAAGATGATTTATTGAATAGTTTGTTATCTGAACCAGCCTCGCCACAGGATAGTCGTTCTAGTAAGACATTAACATTAGATGATATACTAACAAATATAATTAAAAAAGGAAATCAAGAAATAACAATCAATGTAACCGGAAAACCAATCCAATATAATGTAAAAGGTATCGTCGGTAAAATAATCAATGTAGAACAACAAAATGGTAAAACTAACACACAACGTGTTGGTGTTCCAACGCAGACCGTGTCTAAATCTAACAAAGTTGTCGTGTCTAGCAGAAAGAATATTAAACCAGGAGTGGATAAAATGACTAGAAGCGAACGTAAGAAAAACAAGAAGTATATTAGCGCGAATGAATTAATTATTAAAGAGAAGTTCGGACTAGAAAATAATGCCGCTCTGGTAATAGATGCAACCTCTGTTAGTATATCAACTATTTTAAAAACAGGTGTCGATTTATCAAACAATCGGATTTATTATGTAATGACGCCTGAAATATTAAACGACCCAGCAGAGAAAACCTCTTGTAAAGATATAAGTGATACGAAGAAAAGTCAGAGAGGTGTAAATTTTATTCCAATAGTGGAAGTAAATAGCAAAGACCGCGTATATAATTATATAGCAGGGTCAAATAACAGTTTTGAACAATTTTTAACGACATATTCTTTTAAATTATCTAAAATGGGAATAAAACAAGGGATGAAAAACTATTCACATACAACTGACCTAACTATTACTCATGAAAATAATAATGTACCCAATATCACTAAAAACCAAAATGCAATTGGACCCTTAGCATTATCATTAAATAAGATTATTACAGATAAACGTAAAAATTATAACGATGATGCAATTTGGAATATGAACCGACGGTTCCAGCAAAAACGTTCGGGAGATTGGTTGCAAGTATTATTGTGCAAAAACGTTCGGGACCGTGATATGGGAATTTTTACAGATTTTAAAACGAAACCTGTTGATAAATTACCTAAACAAGACCCAATCAGTAAAGTTTATTTCGTTACACATGACCGTGTGGCTTTGGCATTTGCATTATATTCGGGTGTGGATTGTATATTTACGCATGGTGTTACCTTATATAAATTTTCATTGGATGACCCGCTAACCAACAAGAATACAGCAGAGGAAAATTTAGAGGAAGAGCGAAATACTTTGTCAGATAACATTGACAAACTAACCGAAAAGTATAATAAAGTAGACAATATGTTAAAAATATACAACGAATATACAGACGCATTTTTTAGAAAGTCAGAGTTTACCATAGATAATAATGTAGTAATTAACATTTTAAATGGTAACACGGTTGTATCCGATAATATAAATGAGATTGTACACAAAGTATTTGAAAAAGCATACCAGTACTCATATTATAAATCATTATATCCGGACTTATCAAATATAGTAGATAACAATGACATTACGGGCATTCCGGGCATTCCGGGTATAACAGACTTATTAAATGTCAAGAAGGATATAAAACAAATAATAGAAAAACATCCTAGACTAATATCTCGTTATAACAATAAACCATTTGAAGTTTTAAAAGAATTGAATAAGAATTGTAATAAATATATAACCATTGTTGACAATGCGTATAAAGTGTTGTCGGGGCTTGTGAAGGAAATCCCTGGAAATCCACCAAGATATTCGGTGATTGATTATACAGGTAAACACACAGCACAACCATCGTATGGTATAATAAACCAATGGGATTGGAAGACACAGACTATTACAGCACGTCAATTCACAGCATTAATAAACTCATTAGATACGAGCAAAACCCCTTCTTGTATATTTTTATATGAACTACAACACTTATCAGAAGAATGGCAACGTTTTATATTGGGAAGTTTTTCAAAAATATACTCTGAAATACAACTCATTGATAGCAACCCAGAAGTATATAATTTTGAGGATAAAACGGGCAATCTAGATATAAAATCCGGTCAACAATTTAGATACGCCGTGAAATTTTTCTGTATAAATGTGTTCATTGCGATGGATAGTAATTACGATGAGAACAACATAGGACCTTATATTGCTGATTATTTTAAACATACAAATATAGTTCAACAAGGGTCGTTTGCGATGATAATGGATACAGTTAAAAATGTAGGTAATGTAATGCGTAGTTGGTTTATAACGGATGTACAAGTTGTAACTGAACATAATGAAAGAACGAAAAGAAGTTGGTGGGATACTATAACAGAATTTATTAAACAAGACGACCTAGGAAAGCGTGGTCGTGAAGATGAAACAGACGAAGATGAATCAGACAACCGAAGAAAGAGAGGGCGTACGAAGGGTGGCTCTACAAACGATGATGTGGATATACAAATTTCATACGATGAAAAACAAGTGTCTTATCGTAAACTTGGATTTATGTTAAATTATCTAAATACGGCGAAAGCGGTGGCGAAAGCGGTGGTTGAATTGTACGGCAAAAACACAAATCAAATGATAGAAGAATTACCATTCCAGACCTATTCTGGTTGTTTTCATCCATTGTTACCGATATATGTTTTAACGGAAGGATTATATCAAATGACGTTTGACCATATTGACGAAACCATGGATTATGAATTATATTTACAATATTTTGAATTACTGAAAAAAATGCGAAGTGAATTGGAGGACATATACCAACCAAAAACTTCTGATAAAATTACCATAAACAATAGTCAAGTTCGTGCCTATTTCATTGGACTAGGCATAAGAGAATTATTTATCAATGCGAACCTATTATCATTAGAAACGGAACCAAATAAATTATATATAGAGGAATTTATGGACCTTTCACTAGATGAATATATGCCAATCTTTTTACTGAATGCAAATATACGAAATGTAGTATTAGGCAGTGCAGAAGATACAAATAACAATATATCAAGAATTGTCTTAGAATATCCAAGATTTGTTGAATTTTTAAATGAAATAGACATACCGTCAATATTTTATTCAGAAGAAGAGACCCTAATAATACCAATAGAAGAATTTCAAGAAAAATGCTATAATTTTTTGATAGAGACTGGTGAAAAGTTAATTACAAGTAGGTTAGGACAGTATACTCAGGTATATGAGCAATCACAAATGATGGAGGATGCGTCTCAAATGGATATTGGTCCAGATGAAGTGTCAACTGAGATTAGTCCAGTAGAAGCGTCTTCCATGGATACCGTTCAAGATGAAGCGCCATTTCAGAATACTCCACGTGAAGCATGGCAACAAGATATGCGTCAACTAGTTTCAGTGGCAGCGGGTGGTCGTAACTACACAAAAAGTAACAAGAAAGTGATACGCCATCAAACGATACGAAAACGTCACAAATAACAAAAACGTAATCTAACTCTGCGAGTATCTATTGGAAAAATGATATAAAAAATATTTTCCGAAATAGTAAAAATAGACGGTGATGACCACAATTTTAATCGTACAAAAGGATGGAAATATCAAGGAAACGAACGTGAAGCAAATTTCGGAAGAGGAATTGTATAAAAAGGCTGGATTTCGTACCGGCGACGGTTTTAAAGTATATACAACATGGACAGTAGAAAATGTAAACGATAAAATATACCATTTGTCGGTATATGGCAAGACAGATGGTCGTGCAAACCAAGAAAATAAATATGAATTTCCTCCGCCTATTGATAACACCCTCTTTTTTGGCAACTGCGTTATTGTAAATAAATCAGGCGAGCAGTTTGACCATTTAACCGTAGAAGAATGGGATGTAATTTACGATAAATTATATGGCGGGTTTGAAGATTTGAACAGTGAAGATGATAGTGAAAGCGAGGATGATGATAGTGGCGCGCCCAGAACAAAGAGCGGTTACGTGAAGGACGGGTTCATAGTAGATGACGATGAAGAAGAGGAGGATGAAGATGAGGATGAGGAGGATGAAGATTATGAAGATGAAGACGATGATGATGATGTGCCAAAAAAGAAAAAGCGAAAGAGCAGTAAGAAAGTAAAGAAACCGATTAAATTACCGAAAAAAGTAGCAAAGCCAGCAAAAGTAGTTCCCGCAACCGTATTTCCTTCCCTAGAAAATGAACTAGATTGCACAAACGAGTTATGCGAAGAGGATTATATTGTGGAATAAAATATAAAAATATCTGCGTATGGTATACAACAGAATGACCGATACAGCAATAGTTATAGTGGGAGGGTTCACGCCGGTATTCGTATTTATGATGTGTATGGCTTGTATCTATTATTTACGGCTATATGATGTTCGTCTCTTTACTAGACACGAAGGATTACACACACAAGAAGCAGTACAACCGCGAGCAGAAATTTAACGTCTACAAAAAGTCTATACACAAAAAATTGAATTAAACAAAATCGGTTAATTCAATTTACAATAATCATACTAGGATGAGCGTAGTAGCAAACCCCGAACGTTTTCGTAATAATATTTGTGATAAATTTACAAATATAATTGGTAATAATGTAACCGCCATTAATCTAGAAAAAGGGGTGTTTAATTATTCATTGAAAGAAGCAACCAGTAAAAAACTTATAAAAAAGTGGGAAAATCCGGCGTTTGTACAAGTATACTTGGATAGATTACGTACGATTTATATTAACCTAAAAAATGAGGAGATACTTTCAATGTTAAAAAGTAAAGAACTCCTGCCACAGACATTTGCGAGTATGACACATCAAGAAATGAACCCAGAACATTGGCGAGAATTAATCGAACAGAAAATAAAGCGAGATGCAACCAAGTTTACGAATAATATTAAAGCATCCACCGATATGTTTACTTGTAAGAAATGCAAGTCTAAACGGTGTACATATTACGAATTACAGACGCGAAGTGCAGATGAACCCGCTACTATATTTGTAACCTGCTTAGATTGTGGTAAAAATTGGAAATCATAAATTGTCAGGGTCATTGATTGCAGATATAATACTATGCACCAGCATCGCAATACCAATACCAATCATTGTATAATAAGAATAGTTAACAAACTTTGCCCCGTACGAAATATAATCCATATTTATGTCAAATACATCGGAAATACGAGGTAAACGTCTATATGAATTTAAATCAACATCATCCCCATATTCATTAAGCATCGTCTTTTTTTTACACCAATTAACCGTATCTTGCGTAGAGCATTTAAGGAAATTAATATCCGTTCTGCACATAGGACAGAGGACAGTATCATTCCGGTTAAGTTGATTTGTTCGTATATGTTTTATCATACACTTACAACAAAATGTATGACCGCAGTTCGTGATAACCATATCATCTTGTTCCATATGTTCTAAACACATCGGACAAGGTTGTTCTTTTGTGTCGTCTGAACTATTATCAAGAATTAATACGATATCATATTTTATATACGCCGGATGGTCTTTATAAAGTAACGCACGAATGTCGTCATTAGAAATAAATTCGTCGTGATTATTTCTTAACGTATATTGGTACACTTTATCTGCAAAATAGTCCAATTCATCTAAATTCAGTGCATCTATGATGTAGATATGTGTATTTGTGTTGGATAAAAAAATATCCATTAAACATTTTATAAGGTCATCACTTTTGATTTTACTGATATTGGGTACATTATGTTTATAACCGATAACTTTTAATTCAGTAAAAGTTAGCGACGATAATTTGTTTTTAACGAACCCCGAGTTTAAGTTTAGTTTCCAATCAATGGCAGCAATCTCCTGTATCTCTTCATTTAATAGTGAAATGGTTTCATCTTTGCATTTATTTATATGATGTCCCTCTTCCAAACAATATGAACAATGTATTGCCCTTTGTGTCATATATATGTTGAAAGTAACTGAATGTTTCTATATAGGTTTATATCAATATTTCCAAATCGCTTAATTTCCAATATTCGCAACCACCGTTTGGCATAGGACGTTTAATAATAAACGGAATTTTCTTTTCTTCTAATTCTTTTAATGCGATTAAATAGCCATCAATGACGTTTTCATCTATTTTAACAAGAGGCTTTGCTCCGGAATTAATTTGTTTCGCACGTTCACCTAATACGCGTGCTTTTTCATATCGGGTTAACATCGGAATAGTTCTATGCAAAGGGTCAATCGGTATACCGTTTGCATCGCGCACAATTACGGCTAAGTTTGCAATTTCTTCATAGTTATGTGCCTGTAATTCAGGATAACAGTTAGATATAATATTTTGTCGGGTACTTTCATCAAATTTTTGTAAATAATCTTCGCGCATATCGTCATCCTCGTCATCCGTATCCACGAGATTGGTCATATTATTAGATTGAAGACGATTTAATATTTCTGCTTCGTTCGTTTCCGTGATATCCTCCATATCATCGTCGCCATCTTCGCCATCTTCATCCATATCATCGTCGCCATCTTCGTCCTCAGCATCATCATCATCGTCATCTTCCGGTTCATCTTCGTTATCAACTCTTGATTTGATATTAGTAGGTTTACGAGTACGTTTATTCATTTCAACTGAACCATCGTCATCTTGGTCATCATCAGCCAATTCATCTGCTGGGTTATAATCATCGTCCTCCATTCTGTTTCGGTTATATAATATAACTATATAGGTTTTTCTAAATGGTTATACCAGTTACTATGTTTCAATTTTTTAGCAAATAAAAAAGATATACTAGATTGAAATAATTCGTCGGCTATTGTCTATCGTCTGTTTTCCAAGTGATATCGCAATCTACACACAAATATAGATATTTTAAATTATTTTTATCGTATCTCATATAAATAACACCATTTTTCGTTTCACAATCTTTATTCGGACATTTTGTATTGTATAGGCGAGGCAGCGTAGGGTCAAGTTTCGTATATTCGTTTATATTATTCACATAATCGTGTTCACCGCTTTTTAGTTGTGTATTCAATATACAAGCACCTTCATCAGTGATTGTTTCGTCCACGTAATTACAGTTACGACAATAGTGCACCAACTTATTGGTATTTTCCGGATTAATACCAATATAATACATATTATCGCACTTCTCACAGAATTTCATCTTGTATTTCAACTATATTATTAGTGTTCATAATATTTTTATATTCAATTTTTTAGATATGTAATGTGATTGTCCTAAATACTTTATGCGAACATAATAATGTACAGAGACGCTATTTGGTCGTTTTTAACCGTGTAGCGAAGTAAAAATAAAAAAGGTCAAACCATCATCTGGATGATACCATATGTGGTTGACTAATACCAAGCATTATACGTGGATAATCATTTTGTATCTATCTATCGGTTCTACGTCGGACAAATCTTTTGCAGGTATTATTTTGCGGGATGAATATTTTACAGAATACCAGTAATATACGATTATACACATTATGCCGGCAATACATCCAACTACAATATAGAGAACTGTTTGATTGATGCTACAACATTCTTCTCTATTCTGAGAACAACAGTATTTATTGTTATTCTCAATACACAAATCTTGTGTTCGTAGACTTTCGTACCAATAACAAGAAGCGAATTTACTTCCGGCACTGCATATTTGTTTGCAGTTTGTTTCACGGGTAATTATACTTGGTTGAGACGTCGGTGTATGCCAGAATAAATCAGGTATTGTACAATAAACTACATTTATTGAGCAACAGTCGTATGTTCCATCTGCACGCATACAAGTATTGCTATTACATATGTAATTGATGTATCCAATAGAGAAATTACAATGTACATTGTACAGTTGTTCGGTTGGGCAGACATTTGGGTCTAAACACGTTGTCATGTGTTATTGGTTATTTGATATACTAGGGTGACAACAATATTATATCAATTTTATTGTTGTCGTATAATTGCCCAAATGCGTAATGCAGTTAAATTATATAATAATATTTAGATGAGTATAAAGAAATCCAATCTGTATGAAAAATTGAATTGATTATGCAGTAAAAACCTGAATATATTAACAATACCCAAACATCATATATCGTAAGATATATAAATCAATAAATATAGTTTTATACAAAGATAATAAAAATGTCTCGCCTATATAACCAAAGTACAATGGAACCAGAAAATTCGCAAATGTCAAGTAAGAAACAAGTACAAACAGTGGTTACCAAATATGCAGGGTTTAATGACTTTATGTTGAAACATCTCATAAAGAAAGGCGACCCTACAACGAATAGACCTATTACTAATACTCGTATAGGAGATAAAGATAGCCAAATCTATGGTGGGTCTTATTCTATTCCCGATACAGAGTATCAGACATTTTTACAATTATATGCGAAGGATATCTTGTCGGCAAATAAGAAAGAATATTTGACGGAAAGACAATTAGAAAATGATGGTCCAATCTTAATTGATATTGATTTGCGTCACGATTATGAAACAGACGAGCGTCAATATACAAAAGACCACATTGAAGACTTGATACATATCTATTTAGAAGAATTAAAAGAAATGTTTCAATATGACGATACGAGCAAATTTAAAATTTTCATCCTAGAAAAGCCCAGCGTAAATCGTGTTAGTGAGAAAAACTGCACGAAGGATGGAATTCATATTATTATTGGTTTAAAGGCTGACCGAGTTGTGCAGGCGATGTTACGAGAAAGAGTGATGCCACGCGTCGCAGAGGCGTGGGAAGGATTACCCCTAATCAATAGTTGGGAAGACATATTTGATAAGGGCATCACTGACGGAACAGTCGGTTGGCAATTGTATGGTTCTAGAAAGCCAAATCACGAGCGTTATAAATTGACAAGCATTTATGAAGTTAGTTACGATGTCACAGATGGCGAGTTTATGCGCAATGAAATTCCGTTAGTTAAATATGACGTAGTTGCGAATATAAATGAATTGTCTGTGCGTAATCCCAATAACCTGTCGCTCTTTATGAAAAGTGGGTTTATGACGGCGTATAATGAATACAAACGAATTCATCGTATTGGCGGCGGAAGTAACACTGCGAATGCAGCGAGACCGGTTAATACAAATCAAGGACATACGGATTTCTTTGATGGTAATAATTCTTCATTGGCGAATATTAAAACTCGTGAGGATTTAGATGCTGCACTTAAACAGTTCCTGGATTCAATTACAGTTACTAATTACGAGTTAAAAGACGCCTATTATTACACAATGACCCTTCCGAAAAGTTACTATGAAGACGGCTCCTATAATAAATGGATTAAGGTGGCTTGGTCGTTAAAAAACACAAGCGACAAACTGTTGATTGTATGGATAGTGTTCAGTGCACAATCTTCTACATTTCATTACAGTTCTATTCCAGATTTATGTGAACAATGGCGTAAGTTTGAGGTACGAACGCATAATGGTGTTACAAAATTGTCATTGATGCACTGGTCTAAAACCGAAGCCCCTGAGGAGTTTGAAAAGGTACGATTAAATTCCATTGATTATTTCGTAGACGAGACCTTAAAAATTGGTGGAAAGCCGGGTCAACGTGATATGGGCAGTGGTCCAGGTGATTTTGACTTAGCACGCGTATTACACCAAATGTTTAAGCATGAGTATGTATGTACGAGTGTTGCGGGGAAGAAATGGTTACATTATAAAAACCATCGTTGGCAAGAGAATGATATGGGAACATCTCTCCGACATTCGGTTTCAACTGCATTGCGAGATGTATATCGCGCAAAAGTAACGAGTTTGGCAAGTAATGAAGAACCCGATAAAAATCAAGGAGAACCGATAGCGGAATCCGACGATTATGGCAAAGTATTGTCGCATCGTGTTTTGACGATTTGTCAGCGTTCTGCAAAAACCAATGATAAGAATAATATTATGCGTGAGGCGATGGAATTATTCTATGATGGTTCATTCATTAACAAACTGGATTCTAACCCCTATTTACTATGTTGCAAGAATGGTGTATTTGATTTCAAAGAAAAGATTTTCCGTAATGGTTATCCTGAGGATTATATTTCAATGTCAACAAATATTGATTATATTAAATTAAATCCAGTATTGCACAAACCCATTATAGATGAAATCACCGATTTTATGCATAAACTCTTCCCCGAACCAGAATTATGCGAATATATGTGGGACCACTTGGCATCTACATTATTGGGAACGTCAACCAATCAGACATTTAATATGTACATTGGTGGTGGTCAGAATGGTAAATCCGTGTTGGTAAACCTGATGGAAATCATTTTGGGCGAATACAAAGGAGATGTACCTCTTACTTTGGTTACGGATAGACGTGGTAAGGTAGGTGGACTTGCACCTGAAATTGTTCAACTCAAAGGAAAACGATATGCGGTAATGCAAGAACCGTCAAAGGGTGACCGTATTAATGAAGGTATTATGAAACAACTCACTAGTGGAAAAGACCCCATTCAAGGTCGTGCTCCCTATATGCCACAGACGATTTCATTTGTGCCACAATTTAAATTGGTAGTTACTTGTAACGTATTGATGGAAATTAAAAGTAATGACCACGGTACTTGGCGACGTATTCGTGCGGTTCCATTCAAGTCACTGTTTACCGAAAATCCAGTAAGTAACGACCCCGAGAAACCGTATCAATTCAAACTAGACAAATCCATTGATGAGAAGTTTGATAGTTGGAAGGAAATCTTCTTGTCAATGTTAATTGAACGCGCTTGCAAGACGAACGGTATAGTCAGTGATTGCAGTATTGTAATGGAGAAAAGCAATGAATATAGAAAAAGTCAGGACTATTTGTCGGAATTTACAAACGATTGTGTATTACGGGATAGTAAAGGTAGTATTCAGAAGAATGAATTGAATAATGAATTCAATCGCTGGTATGAAACGAATTATGGTGGACGCGGACCTAGTCCAAAGGATTTGCACGAATATATGGACCGTGTATATGGCAAGAGCAGAAATGCTCGTTGGGTAGGCGTAAAGATTAGATATCAAGAACAAGATGAAAATGATAAAGCAGATGAGGATGATATATTAGAAGAATATGATGATAATATTGACGAAAACCAATTATAATGGTAGACTGTCACCAAATATATTTTATTTACAAAAAAATATATTTTTTATTGTTTCACGACCGGTTTCCCCTTTATCAATGCCCATATATACGCAATACTCGCATATAATCCCTGTTCTAGTTTTAAAATATACATAGGATAGGTTCCAAGCAATACTGCAACTACAACAAATACGTAGATATTTGGTATGTAGTCCTTTGAATAGATTAAATACAGTAGTATAATTAATATGATATAATACAAATATAATAAGACCTTGCTCCATTCTTCGTATACAGACGCCTTGTTGTTCTCATTGGTTGCTTTTTTATCATATGTGGTAGAAGTGATTTTTAGATTGTTTACCGTAGACAGTAATGTAGCGTTCTGTGATTGTATATCACGATAATATTCTTGGTTTACTTTAATATTTTTATCGGTTTCGTCGGTTAATATATAATTAAGACCATTAAACGTTTCAATTTCAACACGATGTTCTTCATCACCCATTGCTAAAATATCTTGTTGTCGCTTGAGTTCTGCGGTTTCTTTATCCAATTCTGCATTTAATATGGGGATTTTGGCTTCTTCGGCTTTTATCTCTCGTATTAACTGTTCTATTTTGCGTCGCCATACTTCCTTGTTACTATATGCGGACGACATCTGGCTCGTTTCACTTGCTAACTGACGATTGAGACCAGCAATGCGTTGGCGGATTTGATAGATTTGAGCATTTTTGTTATTTATTTGCGAATTTAAATTATTTATTTCACGTTGCTGTTTAATATATGTCCAAATAGGCATTTTAGATTACTTCTTATACCATATGTACTGATAATATATTAGCGAACTATATGGCAACAATAATAATAATATAATTGCGATTACTTTTATAAACATACTTACATTTGGTTGCATTTTGTGGAATAAGAATGCAAAGATGAATAACAAAAATAAGTAAAAGATTAACAAAAGTTTATTTAAGCTGCTAAAATATTCAGTTTGCTGGTTTTGATAATTTATTCTAGATATATCTGTTGTATGGTTATTTTTATTGTTATTTATAGTATTCATCAGTGAATGGTTAACACTATTCATTCCAGAATAAATATTTCTAGTTTGGATGTTCGTAGCATCAATTGTATCCTTAATTTTGTTTGTAGTATCGGTGGATGATTGTAATGTTGCTAACAAACCAGATTTGGTTACGCGCAATGCAGTATCGGTATCCTTAATATTATTTTGAGCGGTACCAATGTCTGAATTTAATATTTTTACGATACCTTTTTTATTGGATAAGTCAGCATCTTTGTAAGGTTTATCATCTACGTATCCTTGGGTTAAGTTATTATAATCGTTTTTTTGACGTATAGTATTATCAATGTTCGCTTGTGTCGTTCTAGCCGACGCATTTTCTCCGTTTAATGTTCCGGCTAATGAACTATTATTTCGGTTCAATTGGTCAATCGTTCCTTGTCTATCCGGAAAAGGGTCTCTAAATATAAACCCGCCAGATGGTCTAGAAGGTTTATTTCCCATAATGTGTTTACGTATATACACATTATGTTTATTTTTTTTCATTATTCTAGACTTTGCCATAACTATCATATTCACTGGGTGAGTGAACAAGGGTTTGGCTCATTGTAGTAAATGGGCTCTGTTTTGGTATAGTAGTATCTGCGGGGGGCGTCTCTGCATTCGGAACACATTTTGCCAATTTATTATCCCACTTAGTTCCAGTACTGCAACATTCCGACCCAACACATCCGGATACATTTACCGTTCCAAGTAAATCACCTACCTTAGCAGCGGCGGCTTGGGTGGTTTTCACTTCGGCGGGGGATAAAACACTGGGTCCTTGTAAATTTAACTCGTCGTAATTCATCATACTTCTGCTGTTAATCGTTGAATATAAGAACAGACAGTAAATACCTCCCACCAAGACAACAATTGTATTCAATAAAATAATATAGGTCAACGGGACAATTGGGAAACGTTGACCGAGCAAAACTAGAAAAATACATATTGCTAAAACAATTACAATAACGACCTTTATACGAGTATATTGTGCTTGTCTCATACGGTATGCTTCATTTAATGCAACTGCGCGTTTCTTACCAACCAGAGCATTGTCAATGCTTTGTTTTTTCTGTAAAAGTCTCTCCTTTTCGGCGTTAATTATATCGGACATTTCCTTTTGTTTGGCTAAAACTGCGCTACTGGAAACATCTGCATTCTTAAAATCGGTATAAAGTTTATCTAATTGTTGTTGTAAGGTGGTTATTTTACCAGATAACTCGGGGTCTTCACTTTGTTGTGCTAGACCGGCAAGATAATCTTTTTGAATGTTAAATAATCCAGTCAAATCGGTGTTTAATGTAGGAACCTGTGCCATTTTTATATATTATAAAAATATTATAATATCTAGTTATGGGTTTACTTGCGCATAACAAATATGCCGGCAACTATTAATGTAAATGCAGTAACTGTTCCGAGTGTATAAACAGTATTCGTTTGTGCAATCATTGCGTCTATATCTTCTAAACGTTGGTCTACTGTATCTTTTACTTGGGGTACCATATCGTATTTGCTATCTAAATATCCGGATTTTTTGTCAGCAATTAATTTATCACGTAAACCAGTTTTATCCGAATTCGTAACACTTTTTACATCCTCACCAATTTTGTTATATTCAGTGTGAATATTTTGCATCAGAGTGTTATAGTCATTTGCAATGCTATTCAACGGAGCAATTTGGTTTTGTTGAATGGCTTTGGCTAATCCAAGTTCGGTGGGTTCAGACGCATAGACCGCGTTTACTTCTTCACTGGTTTTATAGTCGTGATTATTAAACGGTTCTTTTTTGTTCTCTGTTCCATTGACTATTTGTCTTTGCACATCGCGGGTTTTGGTATAATTCCCTTGTATGATTTGACTAGACCCGATTTCGTATACGGCAGGGGAGACTTCGTATGTAGAATAACTTTGATAGTCACTAGTATTTTTGCGCGGTATCTTATTGCGAATATCATTCGTTGGTAAATTCATATCGGTAGTCCTTATATACAATTGGGATGATTTTATTCCTGAATTTGGTTGTATTGGAATAAATTGTTTTATACCCGTATTTGCACCCGTTTTACAGTTTTGTTTTCCATCCTCTGTTGTATAACTTGCATAATAATCGCAACTCGGGTCGTTTGTGCATTTTTGTTCACATTCACCACTATTAGATACAGTGGTTGCGCCTTCGGTTGTTGGAGGAACATAATTTGCATATTGAACGTATTTTTTACTCTTGATTAAGTTAGAACCGTTCTCGTTCACTGGTTTTAATATACGCTTATCATTGTTCACTTGTCCTACAAATAATTTATCCATTTTCATATCCGCATTTGTTTCATATAAATAGTAGTTTGACCCACGTTGATTATCATTCATGGTGGTATATTTCATCCCACTTTTGGTTACATCAGTGCAACCTTTTATACTTTGTTTTATTACTAAATTACCTAATTCTGTTATTTCTAGTTTAAATTTCCCATTATCAGAAATCAACAGCGTTTGATTGTTCCACGTTGTACGACGAAGAACATCTCCTTGGTATTCATTTGTTGCTTTCCCAGTTGGGTCGTGTGGATGTAAAAAACTTTTGCGGTTTAAAGCAGATATTTCGGTTTTCCACATAGGATTATCAACTGAACCCGTGTTATTCACTGTTGTCACCGCTTTACCTCTAAGTAAGATGTTTCCGTTGTTATCTAATTTTAAATTATTTGCAGGGTTCTTCACTTCAAATGTTCGTCTTTCTTTTGACCCTACAGACATCCAATGGATGTTTGCGGATATACTCCCGTCTAATCCCTTTCTAAACCCGCCAAAATATATTCCCCTAGCATTCGCCTCACGCATAAGGTCAGGATAACGATATATATACGTATTTGCCTCCTGTGTATTGAGAAAATATCCGGGTTTGTTTTGGTCAATAGTAACGCCGATTTGTTTTAATACTTCTCCGCGTTCATTGCATACAAACAAAGCCCCATTGCGATAATAAGCAAAATTTTTTGGATGTAATTTATTTATTTCTGCTTTTTCATCAAATGCGCGCCATATAACCTTATAGTTAAATTGATTTTTACCTGCCGTTTGGTTGTTATTTATATTTGTAGTGTCAGCAATGTAACAATTATATAATCCTTGTGCCGATAATTCCGGGGTATTTTCAACTAACGAATAGTATAACGTATTATCTTGTACATTAAAATCAGTAGAAACTAGTGTTCCAATATTGTATTCCATGTACCGATTTAGGGTGGTGGGTCCCCTACAACCAATTGTCATATTATGATCGACCCAATTTTCTCCAAATTGAATGCGTATAGGGTATGACTTTCCCTTTTCTAAGTATAATGTTCCACCACGGCTTTGCATTCCATGCAGTCCGCCATTTTTTACAAGAGCATTACCCGTTGAATAATTCTTTACAGCGTTATCTCCTATCCATAAATAACTCGCATCATCACTAACTGTTCGGAAGTGCCATTGTCCGGAGTTTGGTGGAGTAAACAAACCGTGCCATTCAACAGAGTATTGATGTTGATTACCGTTGGGAGAACGAATAAATCCGTTAGTGCATTCCGTGATACTATTAAAACTGGTTGCAATTCCAGACGAAGCAACTTTTGCATTTTCAAAAAATCTCGGATTATCCGCAAAGTATCCATCTACCACCTTATAGTTCAAACCTTGTATTTTTTTGGCGGGTGGTTTTTTACCGATAAAGTTTTGCCATTTGTTTGCACTTTGTATCATACCAACATTCAGTTTACAAGTTTCTTCTGTGTGTAAATTTCCATCCAATGGTTTCATTGCAATTTGCGCTACATTGTCGTATTCGGACACAGCCATACATTTACCGGTATCAATGCTTGCGACTTTACTGCTACTGGGTGAAAAATATACTAAATCAAAGTCTTTTTCAATCCCCTTTATAGCATCTTTTAATTGTTGTCCGTTTTCTTGAAAAAGGGTGGTGTTTTCTGCCATTACGGACCCTGTGTTATATTATATTACGATATAATATTACTCTATTTACGAACCATTCTATATACAATTATTCCAGTTAATACAGAAGCCATAATCACAGGTAACATAGCAACCGTAATGATACCATTATTCTCCTTAGTATCTTCTTTGGGTTTCGTCTCAGTTTCCAGTTGTTTATTCTCTGGTTTTTGTTTATCTGGTTCAACGGTTGGTAGATTATATTTGGCATATTGTTTATCGTACATATTAATGCCATCATATGTAGTCTTTTGATTTACATCGTCCGATAATTCAGACGACCGTTTTAATGTAACAAATGTTTCGCTAACCGTACGTGGGTTAACGGCTATCATGGTCGTACCGAATAATCCGAATTCATTTATTTTAATTGTTTCCATATTCGGACCCATTCCCATAATAATTAATCTAAAATAGGAGTATTTTTCAGGAGAATTAATGTCAAAGGATTTTTTAATATCTGCACCAGTAGGTACATCGTCGTCTCTTAAATTACGTTGGTCAAGTTGTACCCATTCTGTTCCATTTTGGGATGCAGCCAACATAAATTTACGAGGAAACGTGTTATGTTGTGTATATGTAGGTGTTCGGATACTGTATTGTTGAATATATGCTTTATATGGGATGTTCACTTGTATCCATTCTCCACGTACTTGGACAACATTGTTTGTGCCAACGGGAGTGGTCCACGTATTACCGCTATATCCGCCGCCTTGATACGACGATGGAGTGTTGCCACCAGTATACGGATTTTTGGTATATTGTGAATATTGACCCTCTTTGTAATTAGGGTTTGATTTAAAATCACATTGCCAAAAATCTTGTTCATCTTCATTGCATATTGCATACGGTTGTTTATCTCCGCTCGCATAGGAGGAAGCAGTTATCTCATAATCACCATTGGGAGCATACTTTGCTATACCTCTATCTTTTAATCCAGTTATCGTAACTTTGTTTCCATTTATAAATGTGTTATCCGGTAATGGTAAAATTTGTATCACTTGGTCGGTATTAACTGACATTGGTTTATACTATAACGATAGAATTCTTTTGAATTATATCGGTAAACTTTCTACAATAAATTATAGATTTTTAAATAGATAAAATAGTGTGGTTGTTGCTAAAACTGTCCATGCTAAACTGGTATATACAGTCCCGTCAAACAAGCGTTTCTGTTCATATGCTAATGAATCTTCCGTTGCATAGACTTCCTTTAATTTTGCATCTAATTCACGACGTAACTGTACAATATCTTTGTGTTTCTTTGTTATGTCGTTGAATGATACGTCTGCTACACTATTCGTCGTATAGGTATTAAACGGTGTATTATACACAGTATACAAACTTCCACCTGATAATGCGTTAATGTTAGAAGTCGTTATTTTATTATACGCGCTGTTCACTGTGTTAATATCCATTTCATCTGGTTTGCAACCCAATTTATTGTTCGTCCCATTTACCAGTGGGCCAGTACAAGTGACATATCTCGCATATTTCGCATTAAAATCATTTAAATCTGCTAAAAGTTGTGCTTCGTTACTCATCAACGACATTCCTTCGGTCTTATTACTATATGTTTGGAAATTTTCAGTTTGACCGGCAATATTTATTTTCGGAGATAGTCCATATATTTCTATTTCTCCGATATTCATTACATTATTATTTTTATCGTGCATTGACCGTTCAAATACAATTCTAAACCGATTGAAATGGGCAGTTTCTTTGGTTAATTTAAACATAACCGGTTTTAATACGTTATGCGTTGATTGTGGGTTACCTGGAATGTTTCGTTTATCCAATACATTCCATACACTGCCATCATTTGACCCGAGTATAGTAAACTGCGTAGGAAAACGTTTGGGGCAACAATGTCTACTTGTCAATATACTATATCGTGTCATTTGTAATTTGTATGGTAAATTTATTTCAATCCATTCGCCTGCGATTTTTTCGCCAATTAGAGTAGTTGTTGTGAAATATTGGTCAGGCTTTCCTCCGCCGATATATTTGCCCATCTTGTAGGGACCTTTCATATAACCATTTCCACAGCAATAAGCCGTATGCCAAAAACTGTTTTTGTTATTGTCAAACGCTCGGATAGCATTATTTGTATTTTTCCGGATGGTTTCGCTGGATGATTTGGCAATATATTCACCATTTACAATATTTTGTGGGTTTTTAGTGTCATATACAACCATTTTGTTTTGTTCTGCAATTAATTTAAATGGTTTTTCAGGAGGGACTGCTCTAAATTCTTTATTTAAATTATCCAATATATGAAAACCCGTATTCTTTAATGACATCTATATGATATCATTAGAGAATGTTACTTTGTGGTTACCTTGTAAATAAGCATTAATAATACAAGTATCCCGCCGCCTAAATTAAGAGTGCGCGCAAATGTCTGGTCATATACTTGTTTCGCATTCTCGTATTTCTCATCGGCACCACTGTGATTTTGTTGCATATGTTTAATCGTGTTGGCATACTCCTTGTTTATACACAATTCTTTTTTCAAACAATTTGCACTGTTGTCTACAAAGTGTGTTTCGTTACAACTAGTATCCCATATAGTATTATGTAAATCTACATCAAATGTACAGTCGGAAGCAGATAATATCCCATTTGTATTTTCAGCATTCACATAAAAAAAGTCGTTTTTATTATATCCAACAATAATATCTAATGATGACATTTGTTTATACTATACGTGTTGATATTTATTTTGTTGTATTTTCTACATTTTAACCCATACATACCCTGTAATATTTTGCATTCATTGCGGTTGCACTATCACGCGTAAATTCGCAGACCTGTCCTGGGCGCAAACATATGGCTAATGCTTGTGGGTCAAACCGAGAAATCTCAGGCACTTGTGTTAAATTTAAAATGTTATATGTCTTCTTAAATTCTTCCACTTCGGTCTCACCTAAAATACGTGTCTTTGGCACTAAGGTGTGTTTCAATATATTGTATTGAAGGCGATTGATATTATGTATAACAACAAATATGCCGCTGTGGTCATATAAGTAGCGTATCTTGGTTAAAATGGTATCATTTGGTTCTGTATCCGTAATAATCATCAGTGTATCTTCTTTTGTTAAAATCGTATCAATTGTATACAAGTCTTCAATCACATTGTCCACCGTTTGTGCATTCAATTGCTTTGCGTTCAAATTATATTTAATATAGATTTTCCTACCCGTAGTTTTGTTTGTAACAAGCATATCTAATTGAGAATTATTGTTCATTGCATCAATTTCATTTATACTAAAATCCTGATAATCACTAACATCATACTGTAAGTTATCCAGTTGGTCTACAAGCGTTAGACGTGATTTGTATAACTTCAATATTTTATTGTTGGTTGTTGTCATATTATAATATATACTAAGAATTATACTTTTTATATATTGTTCACACTGGTTTCAATTTTTTATGGTTGTTTCTTGATTACCAGATTATTAAAGTCAATTGTACCGCTACTGCTCTCAGGTAGCACTGTATTACCTTGCGCCGGAGTAGACGAAGTGTTTTTGTCTTCGGGTTTCGTTTCAACCGGTTGAGTAGTTATTCCTTCACTAAATGGTTTGGGCAGAGCGTCTACTGTTGTAGTTGGTTCTTGTCCATTTGAGAAATCACTTCCGCCGTTCATTACTTTAATGACGGGTGCAAATGTAATGTTTGGTCCTGCGCCATTTACTGGTTGGATTGTAGGATAGTTACCTCCTCCATTTTGCATTTCAGCCGGACTAGAATTATATGATGGTGCATATGGGGGCGTAGCAAAGCGTTGACCCACTTCTGGTAACGGTGGGTATGCCGGCGAATCTGGTCTGTATAACAGGTCGTTTGCAGTTACCATTTTAATCATATCCGTATTATCTGTACTCGGACTATCAGTTTCAATCTTAATGTATTTATCACCGACACTAGTTACTTGCCACAAACGATACGGTACAGTGTCACCTCTATAATACACTGTGTCTCCGGTATGATATTCGCGCGCTAATTGAGAAAGTTCATTTAATTCTGCATCTTCGGGTGTATTGGGATTATATAATGGAGAAGTTGCATTGCGTTTTGCTTCTTCTGCTTGTGCAGCCAATTGTGAAAGTTCTGTTTCCGTCATGTTGTATGGAGAATAGGGTGCGTGTGGGGGTGTTTCAATAGATGTATTCGGATTGTATACTGGCGATCTTGCAAATGCAGTTTCAGGAGGTGTATATGGTGAATGTGGTGCCATTGGTGGAGTGGCTAGTGGAGAACGTGGTGCCATTGGTGGAGTGGCTAGTGGAGAATAGGGTGCCATTGGTGGAGTTGTAATTTCAATGCTGCCTTGTGCCTCTTCATCAAATGGAGTAATGTTGTGTGGTTCGTTTGTTGCAAGCATTTTAATATTTTCCATTATGATATGATTAGGTTCTGCATCGGAATTAAATGTTAAGTGCTCAATATTCTTAGAGAATGTCATATTCTCCAATTGCTGAATATTATCGTCGGTTATAATACGCATTTGTATGTTTGCCGTTTGGAGTTCTTGTAATAGCAACTTGAACGAATATGGAATATTAACAATGCTGAAATCACGTCCAAATTTACTGACACGTTCTATGCGCATTTCCTTAGAAGACAATTCGCCCGTGTATCGTAACGGACCATCTGCCATAGGACTGAAAAAGATGTTTTTGGATGGGTTGTATATCGCCATCATACCGGTGGTATTACATATTGCCATTTGATATTTATCACCGCGTTCCATCATTGATTCGCGTAAGAAATCTGAAATTCCGTGAGAGATTAATACATCACGTTCCATTTCACCTATTCTCAAACCACCATCGTTTGCTCTACCCGCAACTGGCTGATGAGTTAATGCAGTGTTTGGACCACGCGCTCTGAAATTAATCTTGTCTTTCACCATATGCTTCAATCGCATATAATAATTCGGACCCATAAAGATTTCCGTTTCAATCTGTTCTCCGGTCATTCCGTTGTATAAAATTTCATTTCCACTAGAATGATAACCCACCTTAGATAACATATCACCAAAGACCTTTATTTTAGAACCCTTATTGTTAAATGCAGTGCAGTCGCTATATCCACCATATATTGCCGCCGCTTTACCAATAATACATTCTACCAAATGTCCGATAGTCATACGCGAAGGGATTGCGTGGGGGTTGATAATTAAATCTGGACGCAAACCGTCTCGCGTAAATGGCATATCTTCTTCGGGAACCACTAAACCGATAGTTCCTTTTTGACCTGCACGAGAAGCCATCTTGTCACCAATATTGGGTATTCTGATTTCACGTACACGGACCTTGGCGACACGAGTACCTTCTTCTCCGTCCGTAATAAACGTTTTGTCCACTGTACCGAGTTGTCCTTTTTTCGGCATTTTAGACGCGTCCTGTTTTATCCCATTCTGACGAGAGTTGCTAACAGTTAAGCCAATTAAAACGGTTTTGTCGTTGATTTCAGTGTTTTCTTTAACAAGACCATATTTATCTAATTGACTATAATCGCATCCAACTTTTGTGCCAACCACATTGCTATCCGTTTCAATATTTGTAAACTTCTTCTCAGTAATACCTTCTCCTGATTGACTTTTTTCTTCGTGAGTTTCGTAGGTGGTATAATAAGTCGTTTGGAATAGACCGCGTTTTAAGGCTCCTTCATTAATCAAAATTGCGTCTTCTACATTATAACCCGTATAACACATAATTGCCACAATAGTATTTTCGCCATATGGATTGCTTTCGTGATTAATATGTTCAAGGAAACGCGTTTTTAGTAATGGAACTTGCCCATAAGATAAGACAACTGCCGTTTTGTCCATGCGAACTTGGTGATTTGTATGATACATTGAACACGCTTGTTTGCTCTGACCACACGAAAACGAATTGCGCGATGCTGGATTATTTTCTGGGAAAATAATGAGATTGCCCATCATTCCAAAAATTAAAGATTCGTGCATTTCTAAATGAGTATATTTGGAATATTTATCACGTGCTAACTCTTCTGTATTCAATGCGATTAATGTATCTTCGGTTTCATTCGTATCAATATAATCCACGACGGCTTTCTGTTCCAAAAAACGCTTTAATTTTGCAGGATTGGTTTCGGTATCTATTCCTTCGTATAATTCATGCAATTCATACATTTTATATTGGTCTGGATGAAAATCCGACAACTTTTTTCGGTTAAATCCAGAGATGATTTCATTCCAACTAAATTCGTTATCCTTTAACTTGGTCATTATGTCTTGATTTTCAAAAGACATTTTCTTCGTATCGGGGTCACGATAAAACACGGGTCTGCATATTCTACCTGCATCTGTGTAAATATAAATTACATTATGACTAATATTAAAGGTAACGCTGGTGTAGACGGGGATTAATGCGTTACGACGATATAGCCGTACCTTTTCAACCACTTCATTTGGATTAGACACAACGCCGGACCATAAACCATTGACAAAGACCTTTGTTAGCCGGGACAGTATAATTGGACTACATTCCTCCAACAACTTCATCTCCACCTTCTCGCGTAACCATTTTATCATAGGTTCTCTGGAATAGCCTTGGGTTACATAGGAAGAAATTGCCATATGTTTATGAATACCAATGTTTCCACCATCTGGTGTATCTATTGGGTCAAAATACCCCCATTGTGTGCTGTGGAGAACACGCGGACCGACTAGTTTTACACTCGGGTCCAGTGGTAAATTTGTTTTACGTAGATGGCTTAATGCGGAATTATGAGACAATCTGTTCATATCTTGGACCACACCAATACGTTTTGTGTGTGCATAGGCGCCCCAATTACCCTTGAATGCTCGCTTAAAACCGGCTTCCAGTTCTCGTTGACTAAACGCCTCTTTGTAATTCTGTTCAATTAATCCTTGTAAATTATCTTCGTATATTGCCTTATTCATATTTAATTTGGTTTCAAACGCTAAGTGGACTTCTCTCAATTGTATTTGATAATATTCGCGGAATAACTCGTTCATTAATGCACCCACTAATTCAATACGTTTGTATTTAAAGTTATCACGGTCAGTCGGTGGTTCTACTCCGGTATATACTGACAACAATCTAAACGTAATATATCCAAGGTAATATGCCTTTTGAATGTAGTTCACCTCTCCAATGTGGGGCAAAAAGTAATCGGCTAAAATTTCCAATGCGTGGGTAACGGTCTTGCCTTTTGTAAAGGAAGCAATATACTTTAATGCGTTACGTTGAGTTAATATTCCTCCGGCATCGTGAACGGAGGGAGCAAATAAGTCTACCATATTTTCATATTTATCAATATCTAACAAACACATAGTTATGATTTGTTTATCTGAAATGATACCTAGCGCACGGAATACTATAAACAGAGGTACCGGTTTCCTTACATTCGGAATATTCACTACGATATTTTTAAATGTATATGAGGAAGTAGGAGCGACAATCTTAACGGATAAGGTTCTTACTGGCTTAGATACATTTTCGGAAACGGAACGTATTTCTGCTGAATATAAATAACTTTCGTCACCGGATTTGCGAATATACAACATATTGTCTCCGAATTTTTCCTGTGACACAACCGTTTTTTCTTTTCCATCAATTATGAAGTATCCACCTACGTCGTTTAAGCATTCACCCATCGTATGTCTTACGTCTCTTGGTAAACCAGACAATACACAGTAATTAGATTGAACCATTATTGGAAATTTGCCAAGAAAAATCTTTTCCAGTACAATAGTACGTGACTGTTTGTTTGTAGATATCATTGATTTTTCAGTTAATTCACGTATCAGTGCGGTTTGCTCGGTAGTAAGTTGGTCGGCAAGTTTCTTCGTTTTTCTTCTAGGAGGCAACCCACCTTCTTGTTCAGTTTCATCACTCGGTTGAAGGTCTTCCGAACGAACTTCTTTCAAATTCTTAAATTCGGAAATGTTGGTCGCACTACCTCCTTCAAACATTTCCTCTGGACCCACCGGATTGGGTGCTTGACCCTCATCCAATATGTCAATAAACTCAACTTCAATATCATAATGTATTGTCATTCCGTATGTCATGTTACGTAAACGAGCCTCGTTTGGAAACATATAGTGAGAATTATTGTCATCATAGATAACTGGTTTGCCGTAGTAAATTTTGGAACCATCTTTTCCACCAAAATACATTATACATTGCGAACGATAGTCATTTAACTTTTCATCGTACTTTGTCCCAATTCGTAATGGGTTTTTTTCTTTAAAAATCTGAAAAATGCCATTTTTAAAAAAATCGTTGTATGACTCTGTATGGTGTCTTACTAAACTTTGTGGATTTTCCTCAAAATACTTGTTTATTACATTCCATATCGTTGAATTATCCATTGAGCCGTTTATAAACTAGACGAATATATTTTAGATACAATATAAGCATTTATACCGTTTCAAATATAATTTTACATCCAATAAAATAATGGGACCATCTGATGCTATTATGTATTAGACACAATAAAAATATAATCATTTTACCCATCAGATAATATCTCAGCATATCATATAGATATGGACAATTTAGCAGAAACGCTCTTCGGACCTATTAGCAAGGAATATTGCATCTACTTTTACTACCTTTCAATCATCGCTTTCATCTGGTTCATCTTGTTAGTTTTGTCTACACTTGTTATTGGCATCACTGAACGCAAGAGAATGGGATATTATATGCCAATGATAGGAGTTGCTTTGATGTACCTCGTTGGTTATTTCCAAAATAGGCTGTTGTACTCTATGTGTGTCGGTACGGCATAAATTTAGAGTTATTTCGTTTTTTTCATAAAAACCTTTTTATAACATAATATAACTGGTAAATGGATATATTATATTATAGCACTTATTGCAAGCATTCTCAAAAAATAATACAGACGCTGGTGAAAGCGAATATGTCGGATAAACTTAGTTTTATTTGTATAGATAAGAGAACCCACGATGCTAAAACGAACCAGACATATATTACTCTTGAAAATGGGGGAAAAGTAGTATTGCCTCCTAATATCCAAAGTGTACCTTCTTTGTTATTAATAAAGCATGGATACAAAGTTATCGTTGGTGACGATATAATTAAACATTTTCACGATACATTTAAGGCGGTTAGTTCTAAACAACCATTACAAGTGACCGAACCAAGTGCATTTTATTTAGGCAAATCACAAGGGTCCAATATTATGTCTGAACAGTACACCATGTATAATCTTACCCCGGATGACCTCAGTGCAAAGAGCAGTAGTGGAAAGCGTCCATTATATAATTATGTTTCTGCAAATGACAACATACAATTTATCAATACACCCGATGAAACTTATCGTGCTGATAAAATATCAAATGATGTTACCATAGATAAATTGCAACAGCAGCGAATTGATGAGGTAAGTGCAGTCCTTCCAAAACAAAATAACTTTGGTGGACACCTTCCGCGATAAATATATTGTAAATGACACATAATAAATATTGTATAAAAACAATATAAACTATCCCTTATAAGAATATTTACTACTTATAACTATGACCGACAAATCTACTGTGATGCGCGGGTTTAATACCCATATGACTGAATTTTTATCAGACATTATTAATATCTATCCGGAAAACAGTGAGATTGTTCAAGCGAAGTCCATGTTTGAAACCGTTAAGAAGGCAAACCCATCTTTGCTTATAAAGACGTGGTTTAAGCACGTGTATCTTCCGTACAAAGATGTGATTGATAGTGGTAACATTTCCTTCTTTTTTGAAAAGGATTATACACAGGATGTGCAGTCATTGGCAAATGCTGCTGATATTATGAAGATGATTGATAAGATTAGAGGTCCTATTCGTGGTATGGATGCTGCAAATAAAGACCATTGTTCCAAATATATCCAGAACCTTAGCAAACTCTCCGTAATGTACAACTCATTATAAATATTATGTCATTACCGTTTCATAAATAAATTACCATCGTGTAATTTATTTATTTCCTTTTATGTGGTCTATTGCGAACTATTCTGTCTATTTTGTCAGTTTTCATATTGGTTATTCACACATATATGCCAATATATGTATTTTGCAAAATACATATTTAGATGTTTATTATATTGTAATAGTATATTATAATGGAAACAAATACGGGAAATACTTCTAGCGAAGGTGACGAACGTATATTAACACCAACTGATATGCAAACAAAAGGAGCCTCTGTTACATTGGAATTGGGTGATATTATTGAAATTATTGCTCCGTCAAACCCAGACATACACGAAATGAATGCTCTTATTACGTATATTGATATACATAAATTAAAGTTAATTAATGTGGTTGATGGGAGGATTTACCAATTATTAATTACAGAGGATGGTCACTTTACCGATGAAAGTATTAGCCAAATTCATTTACTTAGCCGAAGTGAAGAGAAGGGTTATGCCCGCCAAAATGAACTCCTACCGAGAACTTGGATTGATATTCATTTTGGTGGAGAAATTCCTGCCATTATTACCGGTGAAATTACTAATTTAGAAGAAGATATGATTGAGGTTACCACATATCCGGAACGTAAAACCATCTTTATTAACTTTGGTTATAGAGGTATCCCCGAAGACATTCCTATTACCTCTATTGTGGTTCGTAATAAGCCAACCATTCTTAAAGATGTACCTACAATCGCCGTTTCAAAACCAGTAAGTGATGAAGAGGAAACCGATGAACCTGAAAAATTCGTACAACCCTCTGCCACGCCTTCTGTTCAATTTACGGAAACCGGTGAATCAATCATTTCAATTCCAGCGGATGCCCCGATTGATGCAAATATTCGCGACACATTACACGATTTGTATATTGAAGCAAATAATATCATATTTGGAGAACGTCTAGAACCCATTAAACAATTGGTTGAAATACCCGAAAATGAACGACGTTATGGTATTGACGCACAAGTAAATGATTTGAAAGACGAGTTGTTGTCCACTATTCCAAATAGTCAGAGAACGATTACGGTCATGGACAATATACAAACGATGATTGAACGTTTTAAAGAACTGCGAGAACAGTTTTCCAAGTTTGATAGCCACGATAATGTGTACGATATCAAATTAAATGGAAACTACTACAAACCGTTGGTTGAGCGTATCTATAAGATGGATACAACACTAAGATGGATTGTACCGGTCGTATCTAATCGCAAAAAAATCTATGGTATATCTGAAACAATTGCACCTGATGTTGAAGTGGAAACCAATGGCGAAGAACTACGTGCCATTGAAACATTACAAAACCGTTATTATGACCGTAAGAATGTAGACCCTACACTCACTTATTCGGCGTTGAATAAACGTATTCAAAATATTATGATGCCTTTTGAGAACATTGACAATACAAACGATATGTTAGCAACCACATCCGTATTAAAAAGCATAGATGCCATTGTTGATAATCTCGGTAAGTTTAAATCTAGTGTGTTTGATAAAGATAACGAGGTGGAAGCCCGTAATTTTGTTATTCAGAGATACAACCTAGGATTATCTAACATAAGTAAAGAAACGTTGAAGTCTGGTAAAACCTTGTACATTAGAAATGCAATGACCCCGAATGATGAAATGGCAATTAAATCGTTGTTATTTTTACCAGAACCAGTGGTTAAGTTCTCCACCATTCATTTGCCTTCTACGAGTATGATGGACCGCGTTAATTTACATCAGAATTATTTGTTATTGTTTAAATTGTTGCATAAAAATGCGGAAATTGTCCCCCACGTGATTAGTGACTTATCAAAGGAACTTGACTATGAACAAATGGAAAAGGAAGACAAGGTGACCCTTTTATCCGGTATTCAAGAATTTATGCTTGACCCAAGTATGGATATTGAGCGTTTTGAACAAAATGAAAAACTGAAACAAATGCTTGAAGTGATTGTTCCGAAAACCCGCTTCCTTATTCGGTTAATTCGTAAACACATAAAGGACAAGATTACCTTTATTGATATTGTGAAAACATTGGAACCCTTTCAGGTATATCCATCGGATATCACATATCAACAATATATGGAAATTCGTTTCTTTATGAAAGAACGTATTACAGACATCAAAAAACAGTTAATTACAAGAGCAAAGGAATTCAATGCTCTACGTACAGCAAAATACCGTACTATCCGTTATCCGAACACTGTTCTTAAAATATTGTCTGATAAACACGACGTGTCTGATGCATTCTTTCAAAGTTATTCTTCTTTGACGGATAAATCAAAAACCAATTTAACTCCACAAGAAATTATCATGCGAATGAATAATTCCGATAATTCAAATCTGTATACAAATATGGTAACGTCTTTGCTGATTTCGTTGATTACACCTGAACATTTTACAGATGCTTTGTCAAAACAACCATTAGATGAGATGACGGATAATGAACAGATTAAACCGACCGATTGTTCTCGTAGATTTTTAACCAAAAAATATGAGGCGATTAGTGACTTACAAAAGGATAACAACAAAACAGAAGTGTATTATGATAAAGACTTTGATGACACTCCCTATGATATTCTCAAAAAATACAAGGATGAACAAAAGAAGAAGTCACCCGCGGAATTTCACGAATTCCTTGTACAAAATCTTATACACGTGCACAGTTCTCATAAGGATGTTGCGGATGAACTGGCTACCACGCTTATTGCTGGTAAAAAATTAGTACGCGACGGAGAATACGCTATCTTAGAAAGACGTCCAAGTTTACCCGAACATATTAATAAAGATAACCTGTCAGACAAGGAGAAGGCAGCCATTCAAACCGAGTCCGATGTGCGCAAAAAGATTACCTATTATCGTAGATTGAATAATAACTGGATACAAGATACAACTATTGATGAAGAAGCGTTTATAGATACGAATACCTTGTTCTGTAATATTAGCCAACAATGCTATAAAAACATAACAAATAAGACGTGTGAGCCGAATGACCACGCAGGTTCTCGCTTTAACCAATATAATCGCCAGAAATTATTAGGAGAATTTGATAAACGTTTTACTGTTTCTGTGGAAGAACTCGGTCAAAAGTTAAACGAAAATATTAAATATCATCAACAATCTTTACACAAACTGAATGTTCTCAAAGATATTCAATTGAAAAAGGCAAATAATCTCGCTTTTGCGATTGGTACTCTGGCACAACATAGCGAGCATACACAGTCTCCCTATATTCAACTACGTGATATGATTATGGGACAGATGAATTTTACAAAGAAACAATATGATATTTGTTCATTCGTTGAAAAATATTGTAGAACTCCGATGGTAAATGAACTTGGCGACGATGCAAACTGGTTATACTGCAAAGATACGAATACTAAGTTGTTTCCGTTGTCCATTTATATGTTGGCGAATACATTCATGAATAATTCTAGCAACTATATGTCCAAATTAGATGAATTGTGTAAAACGGTGGGTGTTCTCAGCGATGATGGCGATGATATTGTAGATAAACATAGCGGTATGGTTCTCCGTAAATTGGATTTTATTTCTAGCGACGAATACGATGAAGCCGGTTTCCGCGTTACTAGTCACGAAATTATGGAAAAAGACCTTGGTACAGTCATTATGGAGAACTTAGGAAAGAAAGAAAAACGTGTATTTGAGAACGAAATGTCCGAAAAGATATTCAACGTGTTCTCTACTATTTGTTCTAATATAGACATTAACATAGATGCATTAACCGAATTTGTTTTACGAGTATCCGCCGAGATGATTGATAATAATATTATGAATGAAGATGCGTATAACAAACGTTCTAAGAAAATGGAAAAGGAGAAGGGCAAAGGGCTACAACCCTATAACAATTACCGCGATGAAACGATGATAATTATTATTTCTAGTGTTCTCTTGGTTGCTATTCAAACTGCTGTACCCTCATTCCAGACCAAACGAACCTTTCCTAGTTGTGTGAGGTCGTTCAGTGGATTTCCAATGAGTGGAATTGAAGATACTACGGGCATACAATACATTGCGTGTGTATTGAATAAAATCAAAAGTCAAATCTCACCATGGGATGCTATTAAAAAATACAAACCAGATGTTTTATCAAATCGTATTCAGCAAGTGATTGAAAAACATATGATTAATCGTAACGATATTTCCGAACTCTATATTAAAAAGCGCGAATATATACTGCTCAATCCAGAATTGGTTTCTCCACAAGAACACAATATTTCAAAATGGGTGCATTTCCTGCCACCAGTGATAGATTTTTCAGTTATAAAAACGCTGCGCACAGTAAGTGCCGACTTTAAGAATGATTTTATTGAATTATTACGTCTTGGTAAGGAACAACAACATGAACGTATTGCGGTGTTGAAGAGTAAGATATTGCAATATGGATATGGTATCATTGAAAGTATTAACCGTGTGGTAAAAACGAAAGATTTATTGTTAAAAAGTACTACTCGCTTGTTCTTAGAAAATGCTTGTTGTAATGAGACGGATGTGGTGAACCCAATTACCTATTTTAACCAGGAAGATGAGAGTATTCGTGCAAATATACGTATAGTAACCAGTCTTGGAGAGATATTAAATGATTTGAAAACATTATCAAAAGCACCCTTGTTGTATCATCCTGAATTTTCCGGAGTAAATTATTCGGTTGTCTCTTCTGGTGAGGTAGAAAATAAGATTTATTCGGCGGTTATTCATTATTGCAATTTTGATAGGGATTTGCCAGTACCAGAAATATACAAAACAATATGTTCTCAGTGTCCAGATGGTTATGACCGTAAATGGTCTCTTTCGGATAAAATAGAGTTTTTAAAGAAGAATGGAAAACGGTATACGATAGAAGATTTGAACAAACTGATGGGAATTGTCTACAACAAGAACATTGTTCAGATTGACAAACCATTACCCTTTACTCATATTGATGTATTGAAAGAACTTATACATAAAATGGACGATGCAAATTCTAATGTGATAGATGAACCTCTACGCAAACATATAATGAAGGTTCTCAATACATATAATCCAAAAACGATGTCTGCCACTAAAACACCCGAATTATCTAGTCTGATTAAATATCTAAGCAATGCAAACAAAGAGTTGTATAAGCAAATTACAAAATTCCTTGACAAACACGGAAATTTACCTGGGCGTCAATTTAATAAGTTGGCAGTATTCTTGGCGGATATTCAAAAATGGAATATAGACAAGTCTCGTACTGAAACGGGTACTTATTATGAAGAAGGGTTATATTCCGCACTGCAATTTATTCATAACGCGGTTTATCACATATCCAAGGTGTATCCAGCGGCACTATTAACAAACTCCTCCTTTTGTAAAACGGTTCCCCCTCATTGGGGTGTTCATAGCATTCACGCGACAGATTTACAAAAGTTTATTGATAAGTATTATGAAAAACTAGAAACATTCAAGGGAGATAATGTTCTATTGCAATTGTTAAGAGAAGTGAATGTTCGCTTAACCAGTTTAGATACGTTTATAAAACATATACCGGTGCATACTGAAATAGTGAAAGAAATAGATGAAAAAATGCAATCCTTTCACTCGCTGTTTGATAAACAGACGGTTTATATGTTATACACTTACTGCTTTTATAGTGCGATTTATGAATACGTCGTATGTTCAAATGAACGCGATTTAGAGCGTGCTGATATTCAAGAACGCAAACAACTTCGTAGAGAAGTTATTGATAATCAACGTAATGTATCTAATGCACTCTACACCGTGGAGACAGATTTACCGGAATATATGGAAGAAACATCCGACGAATTACTTGAAGTACAAGTTGTTGCGGGTAATCGTCTGGAATTGAAAGAGCGCGTATGTTCTCTTCTGGTTGCATATTTAGAGATTGAAGAGGAAAATAAAGATGCAGTTGATATGTCATATGAACAAATAATGAAGAAGGTGAACCGGTCTAAGGACAAGGAGAAAAATCGTATCATCACCTATTTTGGTAATATGACGATAGAAGAGCGTAAGATAGAAGATGCTTTTAAGAATTACAAATTGGGACGGTGGAATGTTGGACAGCAAAAGGGGTTGTTTCAGTATGACCCGAATACGTATCAGCGAGAACGTACCGAAATGATTGCGCAATTATATGATGAGGTTCCAGATATGAATGAAGCGGCAGTAGACGCGCTTGACATATACGAATTAGACAAGTTAGATGCGGTAGTGGATGAAGACGATTATAACCGCGATACGTATGACTTTCAAGATTTAGGAGAAGACTATATGGATGGGGATTATTATCCCGAAGACAGAGATGCCGATGAATTTTAGATTTTCCACTGAACATATTTTGTAATTGTATTATAATTATAACAATTACAAACAAGAATGTATAACTTGAAGGGTTTTGTGCGATACAATAAACTTAGCGTTTCCATCATTCTATTTTTAATCTTATTTACTATTGTTCATATCACGAAGCCAGCGTTATTATATAACGCAGAAGGCGGATTTAGACCATTTGGAGTTGGATATAGACACAAAACAGTCATTCCTATATGGATTATTTCTATTAATATTGCGATTTTAAGTTACTTGGCGGTATTATATTATTTAGCGTATATGTGATAAAATTTTCATACGTTTTTAATATATATTACTCTCTATTCACAACCGATGGACCCACCTTCTTTGATTGATGCATCCGCAAAGAACTATATGTTTAATACGTTGAAACAATGCCATACGACACGGGTAAACATTTATTACTATATATTTAATATTGGCATCTTTCTACTGTTTGTTGCAGTTGTAGGCACGATATTATACAGATGTAGTTTGAACAAACCAACTGAATATGAACGTCAACAAAAATTACTGCAAGACCAACAATATGTGATGTCTAAGATTAGATACTATAAGAATGAAGTGGACAACAACGAGAACCAGCATATTACGCGCCTCACTAATTTACCTTTTGCACAAGGATAATATACAGAATAAATATTCTGAATATTATCTATATCACTCTGTATAATGACACTTAATAAAGACAAACACTATGAAGTTATACAACAAAATAACACTGCCCAAACGGAATTATTAGACATTTTAGAGAACTATTCAAAGGAGGCAACTACTTTACGTATAAATACATCATTACACGGAGACCTTAACCTCTCGGTTCTCACTGAAATGGGTTTTGGTAAAATTAAGAACATTGTTCTCAGTAAAGGTGAAATTACTTCTATTATATTACCTAAGAATGTGGAAACATTAGAATGCAGTGATAATCTTTTATTAAAGTTAGAAACGCTACCGAAATCATTAAGACATCTGAACGTTTCATATAACATCATTGAGCAGATTAACCTCGCCCATTTGACAAATTTAGAAACACTCAATATTTCACATAATAAAATCACCACTATTGAGAACCTGCCTAAGAACTTGAAAGAAATTGTATGCGAATTTAACCAAATTGAATACCTCAACTTGGCGAATACCACACAATTAACCAAATTATACGCTTCTAACAATAATATCACATTAATTGAGAACCTACCAGATAACGTTTCGGATGTTCAAGTGGAGAACAACCCAAGTATTACATTCCGAAATTCTAATACGGATGCGGTTACTAATCCAACCTCTGATGATAGTGCGGAACGAGCACGCAATTATACTGACGCGCTAAATGAATATTTCCGTTTAAAACACCAATATGAGACCGATTTTATGAACGCGAAGAGAACTGTATTCAAGTCTGAACCTAATAAAAAAATAGCCAAACGAACTGTCTTACACGTAAAACCGAAATGCATTAAGTGCAAACGTCCGGTCGGAACCATATTTAGTAAGAACGAAGAACGATATGAAGCGGTATGTGGAGATATAAATAATCCCTGTTCTCTTGATATACAAATTTTCCCTGGGTCCTTAACCCAGTTTCAAGTATTGTTTGATATATTCAAAGAAGACATTGATACGGTAAAAGACAATATCATCAAACAAAAACTGGATACTTTGTTTAACTATACAAGCGAAGAGCAATCCGTATCTTTATTCAAAAAGGAATTAAAGGTCTACAATGAGAACAGCACGATGTATAAAACGTATTTAGATAAATACAACGAATTATACAACAATGAAGAACGTGACAATATTGTAAAGAAGAAGCAAACACATATGTTTACTATGATAGAAGCAAGCCGTAATTTAGTTGATGAATATAACAAAACGAACAATTACGAATTCTTAAAATCAGCGGTAGACCTTCAAATACGAAAAATTATCCCAGAAGCACGTAATATTCGTATGTTAAAGCATCCGATTATGGAAATGGTGCGGTCCGACGAAAGTTTAGAAACACCTGGACATTTACCCGTTTATACTCTGTTTCAACGACCGGCGTCAATTGCTCAATTAGATTATGCAGCCGGAGAACAACAGCGTGTAATTAAGTTCAATATCTAACAATCATATTACGTATGATATTACTATAACGTAATATGATTTAACAACTATTATAGTTTGAAATACCGTCCCACACTAAACCGTATTGGTTTGCCCATTTCTGTTTCTTACACGTAGCAGCGCTACCTACTCCCCAAGTCGCATCCGAGAATTTAATATTATTGGCTTGCGTATCTAATCCAGGCGTATTGGTGCTATTTAATTGTAACGCGGTGCCAGAGTAGATGGAACCGACATTCTGTATTCCAGACGCATCTGGCTTGGGAATATCACATTTTGTTTGGTCGGCAGATGAGACCGTCCAAAAATCTGGACATGAAGACGCCACGGGCGGGTAGGTCGTATTCTTATTTTTATGGTATTTCATTAACATACCGACATAAGTCAATGAACCGATTAATGCGATTAATGCGACTGTTATAACTATCCTATAGAAACTCTCCATTATACAGTATTTATACATTTTTATTCACTCTAAATATATTTAGTGGTTAACCTGACACATTTATTTCTGATGAAAGAATATACAAAGTTTATAATGTCTATTTTGAAGCCGGACAATATTAATAATAACCAAAAAATATTAGAAGCAGAACGTTACAATGGTCGTGTTAATATCGTTGAACCACCATCACCCGATATCATATTTAAGATGCAAGAAAGAATTGCGTTGAAGAACCGCCCAAGTGAGTATCGCGAAGCATTAAGCGGTACATGGGAGAACAATGTATTAGCACAAGTTTTCTTTTCAAAGGAAAATATACAAATTATTCAAAATGGGTTACGCGCAGGAGTATACAAAGCGTCGAACGAGAAATACATCATTGCACCTCAAAATGTGGATACGTTGAAGATTATTATGCGTAGCACTTATTTACAATATGCGGAACATTATGCGGATAAAATTACGGAACAAGTTGAACGTCTAAATAAATTGGTATTGGATTATGCAGTGCCAGCGGTGTATAATGAGACAATGGGTTATCTAAAATACTGTCAAGACCAAAGCACACTGGTTGTTCCATTGGAACTGCCTAGACATCACGACCGTCAATATAAACAGTTGGAACTAAAAAAATGGTTCTAATGCGATGTTCTGACGTTTAGTGTAACACTCATATAACTTATGTAACGAATACATAAGTTATAAGTAAATTATTCTGTGTAATATGCTTATGCCGCTTCATCCGCAGTCTTTTCCTCGGAAACCTTTTCCTCTGCAACTAATTCTATGTTAGCAGTCTCATCGGCAATTGGTTCATCTGCAACAAATTCAATATTCGCTTTCTCATCAGCAGCCTTTTCCTCCGCAGCACGTTCAGCGGCAGCCTTTTCCTCAGCAGCGGCTTGCTCGGCAGCAGCACGTTCAGCGGCAGCCTTTTCCTCCGCAGCGGCTTGCTCGGCAGCAGCACGTTCAGCGGCAGCCTTTTCCTCAGCAGCGGCTTGCTCGGCAGCAGCACGTTCAGCAGCAGCCTTTTCCTCAGCAGCGGCTTGTTCGGCAGCAGCACGTTCAGCGGCAGCCTCTTCCTCAGCAGCACGTTCAGCG